GTGAAAAATCTGACATGGCAAAATCCTGAGCAACTTTTTGTTGCTCAGGTACTTATAAAATAAGTTAAACTAAAATGCTGCGGAATTTAGGTTTAAATCTAATTAATTCATGAATGTCGTACTTTTGTTGAAAAAGTATTCTATATGGAAAATAAGGAAGATTACGTTGGTTACGAGGATCAAGAACTGTGTAACCGGTATTACAAAGAGGCTGAAGCCATGAGGCAAAAGCAGGACTGGTCTCGGCTTAGGGCTGTCCCTGCTCCGGCCAAGGGAACGCCATCGCCCGGCTGGGGGTCAGCTTGGACGTGGAAATGATGTCCGTGTTAAGTATGTTAGCATCAATTCAGGATTAGGAGGGGACAGATTATGACTGTAGAAGAATTGGCTAATAAAAGATATGGTGGCGAATTTGTCTTCATGCTTGGTCATTTGGAAGGTGTAACAAGATTCGTTTTTGAATGTTTCGATCCCAGACCTGATCACGAAGGTAAAAATACTTATATGGTTTCCTATTTTGATAAGGGACTTCGTAGAAGAGATGTGGTAGATGTGCCGTGTTATATGAATATTTTGCCAAAATAATGGAAACATTAATCTTAGATGTACCTGTATTTTCCGGTAAGATTATTTCTCCTATCTGGATTAAAGCCGTAAGAGATTTTCAATCCAAATCGAAGACAGAAAGAGACTCGTATTGTTTGATTTGTGGATGTACAGGAGGGTGTAACTTGTGCGATGATATAAGTAAATATAGGATTTCAGAACAATTAAAATATTACAAATAATGGAATTAAAAGATTCAGTCAGGGTAATGACTAAAGAAGAGTTCGAATCAGCAATCAACGAAGATATTAAATTCGTTGAAGGAATTAAGCATTTTTTTAAACATGATGATGCTACGAGGGTAATGGAACACGTAAAGTCCGTGTTAGAGGCATCAGTAGACTACCACTACCCGAATCATCCTGAACCTGAAGCAGAACCTGGAGACATGGGAGAGGTTTCTGATGGATACCATACTTTCAATGAATTGTATCGGTACCGCATGTTGTATAATGCCGCCTTCTTTAATCTATTAGCCAGAAACGGACAGGTTGAAGTTTGCAAATCAAGGAGACACAGCGATGGAGAAAAATGCTTCGGTTCTGATGATTGGTTTATTGTGATGGCGATCCTACCTACCGGTCAGGTATCTAATCACTATGAAAGCAAATACTGGGATTTGTTTGATGTTCCTGAAAGAGAAACCGCTTTCGAATACGATGGCCATACACCAAATGAAGCCTCCGACAGACTTGAAAAGTATCTCAAACTGCCTCGTCATGGCATGACATTCGAACAGGCTTTAGAACGGCTTAAATTAGGTCGTAAGATAAAAAGAATCGATTGGGGTAAAAAGTATATCTGTATGTTTGACGTAAATATATTGATGGTAGATACAGGTCAAAAAGTAGCATCAAATTGGAATCCAACCGAACATGATATTATGTCTAATGACTGGGAGATTGCGGGATGAGTTTGTTTGTATGTTCAAAATGTGGCTGTATAGATAATACAGCCACATCATATTACTGGGCTCTTATAAGACCTTGTAAGAATCGTATTTACGATAAGTCGCTAAAGGGATATGAAGGCAAGCCTCTTTGTTCTGAATGTGCCGCTATTGAATATAGTAAGGGAGGCGAAGTGGTGGTAGTTCCTGGAACGTGGCACGGTAAGTTCAAGAAAGAATGGCCTACTGAAGAAGAAAAGAAACATATTGGTAAAAACGGAATATTAAATTTATAGTCATGTGCAATAAAGAAATCGTGATATGCGCTGCCATCTGGGTGCAGGACGGCAAGAAGCGTCCCTATCAGCCCACCAATATACCATCCGGAACCGTGTTCTGTGGATTGAGACACCCCTCTATACTATCTCAACTTGCGGCATACGGTATAGCCCATAAAAACCGCAGTGTTCAAGGATTTTTGACAAGCAAGAATCGGTTTTTAACAAGAGAGGAAGCGTCTGAACTTGTTAGAAACAATAATCAGGAGATGGTGGTAGATAGGAATGCCATTAGAGAACAGTTGTATTCAGAAGATTTGTATTAACTAAAAAATAAAACAATATGGGATTTATAATCAGAAAGTCAATCATTTATAATATGATGGACGGCAATCAGTTAGAGTATGAATTTGACAACAGGGATTTAGATCATATCACATTTAAAGGTGATGGTAAAGAATCTTTTTCATTTAACAGAGCACTTGTTGAAAATTTAATTGAGACATTTGAAATCATGCAGAATATATACTCCGATAATTATAGGCTTAAGGTTTATACTGGTAATTGCATAATTCAATTGAACGTAAATCCAAAGGACCCCAGTGAATCCTTTTTTGACGTATATGATAGAGATGAGATGGAATTGATATACGGAATAAAGATCAGTATTCTGAAAGAAATGTTTATCATATGATTACTAAACAAGACATACAAGCAGCAGCATCGTATATTTTCCGAAGCAGTTTTGTCTCGGAGGACCAGGCAAGGAAAGCAATGGTAAAAGCCGGCAATAACGCTACCAAGATCCTCGTCAAGACCTTTAGAGGCAAGTTGTTCAAGAAAGCTTTTGAAAGAGCCCGTAGAGGAAAGGATATCAGTTCTTTTGAAAGACAGGAAAAAGAAAGTGGTTTCAATTTTCTACATAATCCTAATAATGGTCGTATGCAAAGCGGTCATATTATAACAGATGGAATTGGTCTGTTTAAACAAATAATTCATGAAAGGTAAAAAAGTTGATATTCGTTTAGGCAGAGGTCTGGCGAATCAGATTAAGATAAACAAAACCATCCCAGTGTCTCATAAACCAAAAGAAGAACGTCGAATGATGTTTATTTGTGGTGATGATATTGCTTCTCTTATAAAGCGGTTTGAAAACGAATCAAAGTAATATAAAGTAGGACATGTATCTTGTCCGATTTTTTTTATATATTTGTGGCATGGCAAGAGGTTATTATTGGATACCACAAACAGATGAAACGTTAAATGGCAGAAGCTATTACGTGGCTAAGATAGTAGGAGATATCACGTTTGATACTAAACGAAAAAGAATCGTATTTCAAGCTGATAGGTATTTCCCTGTAGGATCTGTTTTCCATTTTACGCACAATTGCTTCAACTATATCATAACTTGCCGACTTCGTAAGCCGGGGCTTTGGTTTGAAGCCAGGAGAGAAGATTCAGGCTCTATTTGCCCTGAAGATATTGAGCGCTTTGAATCGGGAAGGTTTATACACCGAGATGGGTACATGCATTACATATAAGCTGAACTTGACGATTTTTCGTCAGATTATAATTTTTTTTCATATTATTTTTAAGCCATCAGACTGAGAAGTTAGGTGGCTTTATTTTTTATGATATGCTTGATTTTTAACTACCTTTGTCTCATAACAAAAATGTTTTACTATGACATCAACGTGTATTATTAAAAGAGATAATAAAAATAAAGTTGTTTCTGTCTCTACCAGATCAGGGGACAGGTCTATGTTGTTTGATAAAATAGCATCTATTCCTCTTATGGAGAATAGGGAACGGGCTACTACTGTTTTTAAAACCGTATTTTCTAATAAGTTCTTAAAGGCTTTTGGTGACTGGAGAAAGAGAGTGCCTATCAACAAACCGGCTTATAATAAGGTAAAATCCAACATCGATCTTATTCCGGAAGCCTATAGAGAAAGGGTGCTGGATAAGGCGTCTAAGATGAGTAACCCTGTTCTTGTGTCAAAATCAGATGCACCTTATGAAATCCAAGAATCGGGCTTTGGATTTTACAGCCAAGATCTGGGTGATAATATTATGTTGGTGGATGCTATGGTTCCGTCAAGTATTTCCGTACCGGAAGGACCTGGAATAGACGCCGGGCAGTATCTACAAGATGCTATATCTTCGGACTTTACTCCCGTATCTATGGTACAGGATAAGGGTGTTAATTATATGGTTATAAAAGACGGTCTTAAGATATTTAGCCCAGAAGAGTTACCACAGACAGATTCTAATCCTGTGGGTGTAACGTATCAGACCGGAGAGCCTCGTTTGTTTTTCATGAATGATCGTAATCAATTATTTGAAGATTACGGAGAAGCTCTTCGCTCTGGCGGGAATGATATCAGAATAGGATTCTTATCAGGCATCGTTCAAGAATCTACCGTGGATGGAGTGGCAGACATTACTTACAAGGCTGGAAAGTATGTTCTTAATAATCCCAAGTCTTTTATACCGGTCATGACCGCTTCTGCTTCTACTTCTTTATCAACAAAAGGCGGTATAATTAACTACCTTATAAAGAAAGGTCTTTTGTCCGGATCCAAGATATTCGATCCGGAAACAAGAAGCTATTATATTACAGGAGAAGGACATACAGGACAAATTAGACTTTTCAATTCAGCCTTATCCTACACTGAGCTCCGTAATCATTTTGGTTCCGATGTTTCCATGAACGACCAGGGTATGATAACCATAAATTCATTGGATAATAGTAAGGTAACTATGAGACTCGCCACCGGAGGAACAGAAAGAGTTAGCAAGGAGCAGATAAAGAGCGATCTTAAGTCTGGAAGATACAATGAATTGGATGCTAAATACGATCACTTTGATGCGCTTGTAGTTTCATTTATATTAGAAGACAATGATCTTTATGCTGATACTAAAGCTAAGATAGTATCGGATTATAGCCAAGAGGAACGTAATCAACGAAATTCTATTGTTGAGATACTGAAAACGCTGGGCGTTAGTGTCGTTGGCATGACCGATTATATAGAGAAGTACCAAACTAAATACGGACACGAACCTTCTGCTAAGGCATTGGCGGATATTGCCAATAACGTAATAGCAGTCGGTGAAGATGCTACTTTGTCTGACTTAGTAGAAGAAACAGCACACTTTCTCGTAGAGGCGTACAGAGATCAGAATGCTGTTGAATCTGTTTTGCAAGATGTAGAAGGCACTGAAGAATGGAATCAGTATGCAGGTCAGTATTATAATACATACGGTAAGGTATATGAAGGCTCTGAACTTGATAATGCTGTTAGGAGAGAAATTCTTGGAAAGATCCTCGCCAGGGAGATGCAGACCGGCACAGCACAGGCGCCGGTAGAGCCCACCTCCTTCCTGGGGCGCGTCCGGCAGCTTCTCTCTGGAATTGTAAACTGGCTTAAATCAGCTTTATCAACCCAAAGACAGGATTTGAATAACGTTATTAAAAATATTCGTGATCTTGCTATTACCGACATAGATAAAGGATTTGATACTTCTCTTTTGAAGGATAATGATTTTACATTATATTCCCTTTCTTCTATGAAGAAGAACAAGTTTCTTGAGTCTAAGATCCGGGCATTGAGAAAAACGTTAAGAGACTTACGTCAGATAAGCTCTGATAGGGCTGTAACTACGTCTATGACCCTTGCCCAGCTTAAGACCATAGAAGATAAGATAAATAAAGTAGAGACCGAAATAGACAAGAATGAGATGGCGGCTGCCATGAACAGCATGATCTCTACAGCCGAAGCTCAGGTCAGATACTTAAGCAATGTGGTGAACACCATCCTTCATGGTGATACCAAAGACGGTAAGCTTCATTTCAATACCAATGATCGAAAGAACGTAGATATTATCAACAATCAGGTTCTTCCGATCATGAACGATCTTCGAGGATATATCCGTAACAGAAGTACCGAATTTGATGAGCGTGAAAAGCAGGATTATACAAATAGGATCAATACCGTCATTGCCGACATCAACGGTATTCAGTCTGATATTAAATCAGTACAAGATCTTGATGAAAGTACGTTGCTTGACAAGTTAATGAACGAACTTCATGTGCCGGCAGATAAGGTAAAGAGAGTAAAAGAGTTCTTTGATAAGGTTCAACATGATGTGTCCTGGATAAGTAGGTGGTTTGGTATATTAGAACATTCCTCCAGCCCGTTCAATAACGCTCTTGGAGCTATGATTGCCAAAGACAATTACAATGCGATGGTGAATGCCCAGCCCGCCATATCCGACTTCCTGGCATATGCTAAAAAGCATGGTTTTAACAAATCTGAATTTGAAAAACTGCTTCAGAAAGTAGACGGCAAAACTTCTAATTACCTTCGTAGTGCTCTTGATATGGCTAAATACGATCGTAATAAGAAGCTGGCGCAGATGCGAGCGTTTGCGACTGCCATGAACATAGAGATATCAGAAGAAGAAATTGGTGATGTGGTTGACAATAACCGTAATTACGTATTTAAAAGAGAAGTAGTTGACAAGGATGGAAATACGGTTACTGAAAACGCTAAATTCAAACCATCGTCTGATAGAGTTAATACCGATATTTTTACCATCGAGCAGGAAAAGATTTATACAGAACAGATGGAAAAGTGGGATGCTGAAAATTCGGAACTGGAATTTAGCGAAAGTTATGCCACAAGAATGGAATCCATATACAAAAAGGCTGAAGAAGAATTAGGGTATCCGGTTTCTCAAACAACCAAAGAATACCTTAATGCTCTATCCAGGCAAAAACGGATATTGAGGCAGCCTTTTATTGATAGCGGTGGTAATTTTGATGAGGTTGCCTATTTTAAAAGCAGCAATTACGAAGAAGAAGGACTGCTTCGTAAACAACGTAAGGAAGCAGCTTCAGAATACATATATGTAGGAACCAGGAGAGTGGAAAAAACCGGCGACCAACTTAAGATGGCTAAAGAAATACAAGCTATAAATGAAGTTTGGAGAAAGGAATCAAATAATGTTACCAATGCCGTATCAGAATCGTTTTTGCAAAAATTAAGAACGATTCAGAGCGAGTCGGGAGGAGAAGCTGCGCTGAAGACACTTATGTTGGGAGGTCACCTGTCGTTCAATGATCGGTTTTGGAATGAAGTAGAATCGGAACAGTCGGCGCGTACCGAATCAAATAACAAGGCTTCGTATCTTAAAATGGCGCATGATATCATTGGTTCTACGACAAGTGATAGAGATGCGACTGACGTGGATTCGATTGTGAAAGATATAGAAAAAAATAAGGCCATTATCAAGGAAATAATCGGAAACAACCGAGATGTGGCTGATATCGGAGAAATTAACGAAGCGACATTTACCTTATCTGAAAGAGATGCTTTTAGGGCCGCATCTGAAGCTATTGAAGCTGATTACGCTATTTTAATAGATTATGCTAAGATGGTGGGTCTTGAAGATATTGATAAGTACCTTACTAAAAGCAGTAAGGCCGAAAACGAAGTAAATCAGTCTTATTTAAATGCTCTTGCTGACTCCAAGGAAGTGGAATGGAAGTTCGTACAACGTCATACTACGGCGAAGAAAGCAAAAAGGATTCAGGCTTTAAGGGATAAGCTGTTTAAGGCTGCTGATAACCGATATCTGTTTACCGTATCTGAAACCAACTACCTGTCAGAAAAGCTTGGTATAAGCAAAGAATTAGACGGTAGAGATTTCAGGAATGCTGTTAATGCTAAGATGGCCAGCTTGTTTTTAAATAATACAAGAGAAGAGGGTGTAGAAGAAGCTAATGCTATTGTTAATGAATTTGCCAGGGGCCAGGTCTTTTCCTACTATAAACGCATGGCGCCTACCGGATATGCGGCTATGATCGACAAAATAGGTCGAGGTGAGATAGATGTGGCGCAGATGGTTAAGGACGTGCAAAACGGTACATCCACCCAAGATTATGGCATGAACATATCGTACCTGTCTTTCGATCCTGCAAGGGCATGGGTGGCTGAATCTGAAGCCGAAAATAACGGCCGTAATCCTGATTATGTAAAAGATCATGGGTATGGTCATCGAATGCCTAAGAAAAGCCTGTATCGTGATGAATCTTATTTCAATGACTTTGGTATCAAGTATGATGCTGACGGTAATGAAGTTGCTACTAAAAACGTAGAGCAGTGGAATATGATTCAAAAACTCAAGGAAATAAAAAGACAATCCCTTGATCTATACAAAGAGCAGAGCCCGAACCTGTATGCTATTCCACAGATATCAAAACAAGATATAGAACGTATAGAAGGATTGGGTATTAACTTCAAAAATACGGTTCGTAATTTTGTATCAGATCTGTGCCTGGACAGAGTAGACGATTCTTTATACGGTAAAACCAGGCAAGGAGAAGTGTATGATCCGGAAGACAGACTTAGGTCTATACCTAAATACTACATATATGAATTGGAGAACCAAGATGATGTATCTCACGATTTTGGCTACTCTTATTCGATGCTTATGATGCAGTCATCGTTATACAACGAAAAGCAGAAGTCTATAGAGCTCGCTCAAGGACTGGAGCAGATGTTACTGAATAAACAATTTGAAGGTGGTAAAAAGGCTGAAGCAACCCAAGCATATCAGATGTTCAGGGACTTCTTCAACGATCATTATTATGGCATTAGGATGAACACCAAAAAACTTACGGTGAACATCGGAGGATATACGGTAGACCTTACAAGAATTATGATGGCTGTTGAAAGATTTATGTCGGTCATGAACTTGGCACTGTCCCCGTTTGTGGCAGCTACCGGCGCCTTAACAGGTCATATCAACCTCATCATGGAATCTGCCGTAGGACAGTATATAAGTAAAGATTCCCTTAAATACGCATCGGCTGAATTTTCACGCCTTGCTCCATCTTGTATAGCAGAAACCGGAGACATAGATAGGAAAAGCAAATTATATGTCATAGGTGAGAGAATGGGGATATTCAATATCCGAAATCGTATGTATGGTGCCGGATACAATAGAGTGGCCAGGACCTTAATGCGTTCACCTATGTATGCTTTTATGGAAATCCTGAACTACCCTCTTGATCCGCAGGTTATGATTGCTACTATGGACAATGTTCGTTATTACAAAGGTCGGTTCTACACGTTCCAAGATTTCAAGATGGAAAAAGAACGCAATAAAGAACAGAGTACCATAAAAAGAGAATGGAATGCATTAAAAGATCGTACTTTATGGAGTATGGTAGACGTCGTGGATGGGAAGGTGGTTGTAAAGCCAGGATCGGGTGTTACTGTTGAGGAAGTTGAAACCCAGATGGCTATAACCAGGAATCAAGTCCGTAGCTTGTCGCAGATATGTAACGGATCTTTGAATGAAGAAAACCGAACTGCCGCATCGCGCAACTGGATAGCCAGGTTCATGACCGCCCACCGAGGATGGTTGGTGCTGGCGGCTCAACGTCTGTGGAAAAGACGTGGCTTCAATTTCCAAACAATGCAAGAAGAGGAAGGGTTGTCAATTACGTTAAAGAATATGATAGCCAAAACATTTAGCCTGGCTTCCGAGTCTGGTATGAAAAACATCATAGATGCCTGGAACGAAAATAAAGACAATATGAATGAGGTAGAAAAAACTAATCTCAAACGCCTCAGTGTCTATGCCGGCACGTTCCTTATCATGCAAGCCGTATCCATGCTTCTTGCCGGATGGCGTGATGATGATGAAAACGAAGAAAGTTGGCTTACTCAATTTGGATCTTACGTTGGATTCAGAACCATAAACGAAATAGCTTCACAGATGCCGTTTATTATGGAGCTTAACGTTGTAGATATCATTAACGACCCGTTTGTTATGGGAAGGAAGCTGAAGGATCTTACCGATCTTAGGAATTATTCACTTGATAAAGTAACATCCGGTACATACAAAGGAGAGTCTAAGCTATTTAGGCAACTCGCCAAACAGACGTTTATCAAACAATGGTATAATATCAAGACGCCGGAAGACGTAGCGCGCGCCTATAATTGGTGGCAGCAGACAAACAACAAGTCAATGATGTTCTTCATCGGCGCTACTCCTGATTCGGAAGGAGACGATGACGTTAGTTACAAATAGACGAAGAATATCGGACTTGCATTGTTTTTGTATGATTCCAATATGTTATATTAGCATCGTCAAAGAGTAGATTGTACGTTTTTTTGTTCTTACTTGAAAGATTATGTAGGTTTAATTTTTTCTGAAATTGTTTTCTTACCGGTTCTCAGTCAGAGATGATAGGGAACCGGTTTCTTTTATGTTGTCAATTATTGCTATCTTGCAAACAAAAATCATGAGACGAAGATTTCAAATAGGGATGGGGGTAAATCCCTCGCTTATAATCAATAAAGGCATATACATCCAACATGTAGATGGAGGATTATATACAAAAGAAAATTGGTCTAATAAAGGATATTCCAATGATCTATGCAATGGAATAGCTCTTGTAGATAAAGTGTGTTTTGTTATAGCCACCGAATATATTGGCACATTTCGTTGGGGTAAGGATGGAGAAATAGACAATATATTTGCACAAGATAGTTCTCATATTGGAACTATTAAAAAGGATTATTGGGGGCGTGAAAATCAGAATGCGTATCTTGAATATGATACCAGTAATACAGATTACGCTTTTAATAAAGCTAATAGCTATTTATTTAAAAATGGTCAAAATGGATATGTAGGTGGCGCCGGAGAGTTTTTTTTGATATCATTGTATGCTAATGAAATAAACGAATGCCTTTTAATGGTAGGAGGTACGATAATGAGTAATAGAATGTGGACATCCACTCGAAATACAAAATCTACCTATTCGTGGTATTATGATATAAACATCCAAGGAGATCATTTGGATACAGGTTCAAGGGGTAGTTCACATTATGTCCGCCCTTTTACTGAATTAATTTTATGAAATTATGAGAAGAAGATTTGAAAATATTAAGACAGTTGCCGGCGTCAAGATCCCTGTTTTTGCTTGTTCGATTTCGGCCCCTACAACCACATGGCGAAATCCTGTACCTATTCTTGGTTGTAGATACCGATCTAATGGAGCAACTATGGCGGCTTCCTATGTTTTAGATGAAATTAATAATAGCAAGGTATGTACGATGGGCGGTAATCCTATAAGTTGTACGATATCAAATTCTGGACAATATATCCAGGCTTACTTTAATGAAGGACAGGTAACAGGTGATATTATATTACAGTTTACGATTGGAGACGTTTTTTATTATTTCTTTATTACAGAAGGATCCAATCAAGTACCTCAACTGAAATTAAGTCCAAGTACTCACCTTATTCATTCAATATATAAGATAAGTACAATTGGCAGCTTTGTCCCTATTGATACCTATGTAGAATTATAATAAAAGATATAAAAATAGTACTAAAATGTATTAGTATAAGATAAGACGGTTATTAATCATATATTACAATAATCCCCAACCGTACACCTATTGTATGGCCGGGGATTATTGTAGTTACCATCTTTTCTTGTAACAAGAATCCACTACCTTTACCTTTTCTTCTTTGTTCTTACCATAATTAAATTCATACGCATCTTCGAATGAATAAAAAACAGCATAATACGACACGCCAAACATATTATATTTTATTCTGTTTTTCCATTTCCCAAAAATGTTTTGATATTGGCACCAATATTCTATTTCCCCATTAGTTAATTTCCTTTCAAATATTCTAATAGGAACATGAAATAGATTCCTAAGCATTAGCTTTATGACCTTCCCTATCTGTGAAAACTAAACCAATACCTTCTATAATATATCCTACTACAGGAGCTTTGTCAAATTCCTCCTTCGTAGCCCAAGTGGCATTATCAGGCATCAGATCCTTAAATGCATCCGAAACATCACCTTGGCACCAGCAGTTATTTGATACAACAATGCCTTTCCCTTCGATATTGATATACATTTTTCTTCCACCGCATCCAAGGCTGTTCCATCCGCTCGGTACGTTTTCCACCATAGGCTTAAGCACCCAGCTTTCACCGTCTATCCTAACCCATCCTGGATCGTCTTTGTGCTTGTCGTACATATTTTGCCAAAAAGAGCATTCGTAGCACCACCCCCTGTCTTCCATGACAGTTCTTATCTCACACCTTTCAAATCCATCTGCATCCATCGTGTGCGGAGAATGAGGCTGGTGAGGAGTGCCACATTTTGGACATACGAGTTTTAAATTATTTTCCATATTGTTTCACTTTTATGATCTTAATAGAATCTCCTATATTGTATTCCCCTTGGTATCCAACGAATTTTATAAGTCTATTACTGTTAAATATTGAAAATCCTCCGTCTTCACCATAATACATCACACGCCCACCCTGTAAAGGACGTAAATCATATATAACCCATCCGTTATTAACCTGACTATCATCATGCGAACATGATGATAACACAAGTGCCATCAATAAAACAAAATACCTCATGTTATTTTCAACATAAAAATTTATAACCTGGTTTTACTGCCTCTGCTTCTTCTCTCGTATCAAACATTAAGATAGTAGTTGATTCTGTACCTTCACAAATGTAAGATACTTCCACCCACCACCTAAAAACCCCAGAGCCATAATCATCATAGTACGGCTCAGAAAGAACTTCTTCTACATACCCATCCAAATAATTCACGATCGCTCCTCCTTATTTTTAGATTCAGCCTCTTCAAGTATGCTGATCACCTTATCAACAATATCCGAATCAGACATTTTCTCAATAAAAATATCCATTGCCTTAGTTATGTCATTGGCTTCTTTTTCCTCAAGAGCTATTTCCCCACCGGTAATAGCATCAGATAATGATGTAGATAAGTGTCTTATCTTATCAATGCTCATAAACGTAAATGGATTACCACCTTGACCTCCACCCATTTCTTTCATGATCTGATATCCACCTGAGATAAGTCTGCCTGATGTCGTGGCCAAGGAGGATACGATTAGGGACAGTACCGCCGCTTCCGTCCGCTCCTCGGACACACCCCTCGACCACACGGCTGCCCTTATAGCGCCGGCCAGATCGTCTATGTATGGCATGAGGCAATCTTCCATCGCTTGTGTTATATCAGCTATAACCTCACTACGCTCTTTATTTATGTAGTAGATAGAAGCATTGTACCTCTTTATCTCTTTGTCCATGTCATTTAAAAGACGCTTGATATTGTGCTTATACATAGGACTGGTTTTAATTACTTCCTTTAGCTTAAGAATGTAATTATAAGCCTGGTCGTTTACGAACAACGTCATGGTCTCAACCGTTGAATGAAGCGTGTTAAGACTGTTAAGAATCTTATCGAAATTGTTTATCAAATAAGCTTTTCTGGCTTTTGCCGCGTAATTAATCATCGCATTCAAATTTTAGATTTTCAAGTTCGAGTATTTGTAACCTAAGAGACTTAATTAAATCCGTTCTCTGTTCCTCTGCATGTTTTAAAGCCTCTTCCTTGCTTTCAAAAGCACAATCCCCTATCTGATAAGGGGTGTAACGACCAGGAGTGTCGGCTAATAAAAGACCACCACAATCTTCTATTCTGGCTTTTACCTTTCTTATTTTCCCATCTTTTAGACACATGTCCGTAACCCATACGAATTTACCATATAATTTATCATACTCTTCTAATCTCTCTTCTTGCAATTCATACCATTTAGGCTTAGGAAATCTTAATGTGAATTTAACCTCAGTATCTTTTTCTAAGACATTAATATCGTATGCTTCCGGCCACAGCTCTTTTATGCTGTCTTCGTCTTCGGCATACACTACAAGTATGAATGAATCATCGGATTCACCACTACACCAATATGGATATTTTATAGGCCATTTGACTGGACGGTAGTCGTTACCGCAATCGGATTTTTTAATGTAAAATCTTGCTTTAATCATGATTCTTTTATTCTTTTAAGTATATGTTCAATCACTTTAATAGTCCACCCGTTTCCCAACATCTTGTACTGTTGGGTTTCGCTGCATTCCCATTTATACCAATCTGGTACAGTCTGTAACCTGGAGCACTCTGTAGGGGTTAATCTTCTTATTTTGAAATCGCCATGTAATGCTCTCTGTATGATAAAATTGTTTCTATCATATGAATTACAAGATAATGTTGGAGCCTTATCTTCATGAAATCCACCTTTGTTAAATCCTCTTGGTATTTGGGAAATAAGATTATCTTTCTGAACTGTTTTAAGACCATATTCTCTACATGTAGGTTTTTCTGGATTCCTACCTCTCGTTGCTACACAAATAAGATCGTACATGTATTTACCCTTTACGGTAACAGTATTGGATTTCTCATCTTTTGTTTTAATATTAGCTCCATAATAATTTCCCCTGTCGTGATTTATTTTCAAGTGAAAAGTTAAATTGTTTAAAACTTTTTCAGATAAGTAATATTTTTCATCTACTTCATATTCCGCTATATCACTTATAGTCAAACCTTCGTCTTTAGGTTGAGGGATAATTCCGCCTTGAATATTAGTCCAATAAATACGTTTCCTGGTTTGAGCGGAAACAAGCGCTGAATTAATATGATTGCCTTTACACCCTATAGCATCATCAAATACCAGCTCCCATTTCTTTCCCATCTTAACGTTCTCAAGAAGAAACAATACCTCGGGATTGGTTTTTCTTGCATCATTCAAAATACGGATAAACTCCCAGAATAAGTAAGACTGACCGGAAAACTCAAATCCTTGTTTTTTTAATTCAAGATACTCATTAAGTGATTTGATTTCTATTCCTTCTACGGTAGACAACCCTTTTCTTTTTCCAGAAAAGGACATATCCGTACATGGGCTGCCGGATAAAATAAGATCTATGTGTCCAAGATCTTCTACATTCAAATCCCTTACATCTCCTACTTGTATAGTATTAGGGAAATTTAATTGCGTTTGTTTAATAGCAAACTTATCTATTTCTGATGCATAATATACTTCAGGTGTGATCCCTATTTCTTTTAGCGCTATTTGACCACATGACATTCCGTCAAATAAACTTAACACTCTCATGGCATTATACACATTTTTCAATTTTAATTGATTTTGATGATAGATACATATTCCATGTTCCTCTGCCTCTGTCACCTTTTTCGTTTTGTTTTTGGATTGTCAAGTACAGATCTCCGTCTTCACATACTTCAACTTTTTTCAAGAAGCCTATCATTTCATCTCCTGTTTCGTGTAAAATACGGATCTTATCTCCTTCTTTTAACCCATAATTGGAATCAAAGTATTCTTTTTTGATTCTATCAATATTGTCTTTATGATTTTTTATAGCATAAAGCTCGTTTCTTAATAAATAATTTAGTTGTTCTATTGTCATTTCTTTTCCTCCTTGTTTAATGGTATCAACCCTTTTCCATGCTTGTCATACCACAGCATAGCTATACAGTTCCATGCACATTGTGCAAGATGAAAACATCCTGTATCTGAGTCTATTCTTTCCCCTTTCATGTATTCCATTAGGTGTCTGGCAGCCGCAGCACGATACCGTTCAAACCCGTTGTCAAGGTTCTGCCATTTATTGGGTCCGTACTTCTTTGCACCAGCATGATAGACTTTTACAATGTCCTCAATCTCTTCCATTGGAAGTAAATCCCATCGTAGTTTATCGTCAATGATGTCATTTTTCACCGATTTGTTTTCTCTGGATACTTTGACAGGAATAATACCCATAATGTCCGTTCCTACGATAAACGTCTCTCCATTGCAACAAACCTCAGCATATTCATCATCTACCTCTATGTCTGATACTGCCTCCACTATAGCTCCTCTGGCTATTTCTAATTCGGAACTGATTACATCACTTTCCAACATGCGAAAAATAGATCCTTTTGGATAAAGGATGTTTTTAGTATTATTGTCCATCTTTTCCATTGTTTTATCGTTGTTTTAATTATTTGATATAATAATATAGTCCATCATTTTTCTTTTGCAAAGCGGTCAAATTCTTCTCCGCTCATGACAATGCGGTTAATGATAATTATGCCGTTATTGCTATAACTATCATTTTTAACTCCCATGTCATCAAGCTCCTTCTTTAAATCTTCAAATGTAGGGCCTTTCTTGTCTTTAAAAAATAAAGTAGCATGCACAACCCTTCCGTTGTTTAGTTTTACTCTCACGGTATAGAGATATCCTTTTTCTTCTTCATCCTTTTTATTGATACCATCAAGGATGCTATTTATCATATCCTTGTCCTCACGTGATAGGTTGGATATGGCTATTCTGCCCTTTAATCTAAATATTTCGTTTTCGTTCATGACTTTCTGTTTTATTGTTTTCAAAATATTGTCTTACGGCTTCTATGGCTTTATCATCATCAAAAGCTTCTTCAAACTCCGTGTAGAACCTATCTCGCTCCATGCAGAATGTGTTTTTCCCTTCCGGTATAGGACGGAACACAACCACCCTCTCTTTGTCGTGATTGGTTCCTATTATGTTATTATCTAAGATAATAGAATACCTTCTTGAACTTTTGTTGATAACAACATCATGTTGAAGACCATACAATTTAAGTATTTCCCTTAATTCATTTGTTTTCATTTATATTACTCCTTCCAAATTTACTTTAATAGAACCATTTATGGTTTTAATGCTCCCATCTATGGTTGAAATCACATCATCTATATCATTTATAATACTTTCCATGTCATCAACCACCTCCTCCATATCAGTTACAGCCTGATCTGATTCCCAATATCTTTCTGAGTCTTGTAACGATTCCGGTATATTATCTCTCGCCTCAGTCTCTTCATCTAAAATCATATCAACATCATCTTTGGCTGAATTTATGTTGTGCTTCAACTCCGACAACTTTGATTTGATGTATTCAAAATCTGTTTTATACTTATTTACGTTGTTAATAACATCCGATATTTTTTTTCTTCTCTTGTTGTTCATGCCTTTATCTTATTATAATATTCGATAATCTTTTCTTTCCTGTCTCCTGGTTTTACTGCCATATTCTCAGCCAAGAACCTAAAATACGACACTGGTATGTCCTTGAATCTAATTCCTTCATATTTTCCAAACCACATTATTATACTGTCAAGATCGTCTTCTCTCCTACCATCTCCATTCACAGATTTAAGCGAGGCTGCCCGGCGAAGGATCTCGTCTTTGGTAATAATATCACCCATCCTTATATTAGACAGAAGTTGATCTCCGGCAAACATACACCAGCCCTTAGAAGGGAATTGTTCGATTGTCAAGTCTTCTATCCGGCCGAAACGCCTCATGTTGTCGCAGCAATCAACTATCAGCGCCTCTTTCTTGTCAGGATGGATGCGGACGGCGCGGCCTAATATTTGGTAATAAGTTGAATATGAGAAAGTTGGGCGACCAAACATCACACAATCAAGTTCAGGAAAATCAAATCCGGTAGCAAGCGTTGAATAATTAAACACGACCTTTAACTTACCTTCTTTGAAATCGGATATGATTTGCTCTCTTTTCTTTTTGGTTGTTAGCGATGTTACGACACCGGTTATGGCTCCCATCCTGGCATTCATGAACTCTGATATTCTATTACATGATTCGATAGAATCCATACAGACCAAAATGGCTTTACGTTCGTTCATAAGTTGAAGAAGGCGCTTGTAGATAGAGTTGTTTAAGCCGTTTCGTACAATACTTTCTTTAATAGATTCGTTGGTGTATTCAGCCCCGGTACTGTTTAACATCAGAGCCGATTCATCAAACGACCATCGTTCGTACTTAAGTGGACACCAAAACCCTTGAGAGGTTAGTTCTTGTATTTGAGTTACATGAACTATTTTCTTGAAGAAGTTATGCTCGTCTTTCGTCAGCATATTGAGCTTGCTATAGTTTCCTTCCAGCATGGAACTGTAGGTTCGGAGGCGGCAGGGAGTGGCGGTGAAGCCCAGCACCTTCGCCTCTGGGAACCTGTTCATAAACTCCATAAATTCAGAACCTTCTTCAGGAGAATATCCTGAATGACATTCGTCTATCAATAAGGTATCTATCCCTATATCCTTCAACCTCACCACATCTTTCTTTATGCTCTTTAATGTTGCATAAGTCATAGCCGACAGCTCCTTTATACCACATGAAGCAGAATATATAGTAGGTTTAGAACCGAATGATACGGCCTTTGCATAATTCTGCTCCAGAATCTCTTTTGAGGGCTGTAATACTAATGTCGGTCTATTTATTTCATGTGCTATCTTGGATATCAGAAGGCTCTTTCCACATCCGCATGGGGCTACGATTATGCCAGGCTTCTTAGATCTTCCTGTAAGAAACTTAAGCCCGGCATCTACCGCCTCTTTCTGGTAAGGTCTAAGTTCAAAGCCCATCGCAATCTATTATATTATTTTTTGAAAGTTCTATTATCGCCTCTTTCAACATCTCCCTTGCCTTATTCTCATTATCTTCAAACAGGCATACACTGCATGTAGCACCTTTGGAGGGGTAGTCTCTGTAGGCTTCTGCTCTTTCTACAACGTATTCACAACAATAGTCGTGACTCATGTCTTTTGCTATACTTATAAAATGATCTTCTCCATCCATCAACACGCAATATTCAGCATCGTTTTCACATGCAATAACACCTTTGTTTTTTAAAATGGATAGCACTTTATTTCCAAAAAGTCCAATATAGACCCATATATCTTTCCCTGCATTTTTGTAAAAAATATCCATCCCTTCTTTGATTGTGACTTTCTTTTCCATAACCCCTTATTTTATATCAGTAATTAAAATATATTTTTTAACAATATCTTCAAGACTCTCAGAAGAACGTATATATAGTTTTTCTTCGTACTCATATAGAGCGTACCCTTCTTTTATGTCTAATATTTTAATCACATGCTTGCCTCTTTCAAATGGATCCTCAAAGTAGTTCTTATGTTCGTATCTTTGACTTACTTTGATTTTGTCAGTTTTCTTCTTCATCTTATAACGATCTACTGCTTCACCTGTTTTTATGAAAATTGTCGTGAGCAAGTATAATAAAACTAAAAACAAAAGGATCGCTACTCCACATATTAGATCTTCTTTCATTGCACTTCCTTTAAGTAGTTAAACCAAATAGCCTCAAGTTTCTCCTGGAACTCAAACGCCTTTTTAAAATTTCCGCACCGTACCGCCACGTTCCTCATCTCTTCAAGATATATGACTTCCGGATCTTGCCGGTATTTTGTTCTTAACTTTTGAACGTCCTCGTATTTCATCGATTTATCTTTTTAGACGGATCCCAATCTGAAGAGAAAGGGCATTCGTTTTTGTTATGTAATCCAAAGTCACAATAATAACACAGTGCCGACGGGCAGGGTAGCTTGTTTTGCGAAACAGGCTGGCTTAGGGTGGCACGCCGCTTGCTATACCTGGCTCCTTCTGCTCCCTGGATGTACGCTTGAAATGATTTTACACTATTATCTTCAAAATCATACATTTTAGATAAAGTGTCATTTAGCATCTCTATAGATTTTGTTTTACGTTCCTCATCCACCTTAACCTTTTGGTACTGCCTGGTTCTGGTAAAGAAATAGATGTTCATATCTGGTAGAACCCCACCATATTTTCTATAGATGTAAAACGAATATATAGGATGCTGTAAATTCGTTTCCAACTTCTTAGAATCAAAAACCTTATTCCCTGATTTCCAATCTATGACATAATGGTGAATTACGTTCTTGCTCTTTATAGCCAGATGAAGGTCTACTGATCCTACTATGTACACATGGGTATGAATTACCCCATTTATGTCAACTGGCTTAGGAAGGCGGTACGGTAGCACAAAATCTTCTTCGACTCCAACTATAGCGCCGTGTCTGATAAGTTTCTCACAAGGATTAAGATCACTATCAGCTATCATAAACCTATTGCCGTCTTTTTTAAACAGATCCACAATCCAAGCAAGAAGCTCCCCAGATTGTTTCATGGCTATCATCATATTTTCCGGTGATTGCCAAGGTATGTCTTCTTGGTAAGCATAGTAACTTATTGCTTCTCCAAGGTCTTTGCCAGAAGGCTGCCTTCCGTTCTTGAAGAAGTATTCCAGTGTCTTATGAATAACCGTACCATAAGACGTAGCTTCTTGTTTTTCTGTAGACCTTTTGCCCTCTACGTAAGTCTTATACCATTTCATTGGACAAGTAAGAAACGTATCTATCTGGGAATAAGAAATGGCAAGACGTTTCACACCATTAAACTCCTTATATGGCAAATGCGTTTCCGGGACCATCATAAGCTATCGTCTTTAAATCCTTCTGGGTAATATACAACATATTTCTTGCCATCCTCCGGCGTCATGGCGAATTGCATGTAGTTATTACGATTACGATGTTTGCCATCCAATCCTCGTTTCCAATACAGTATCCCGTCTATATCCACATAAGATCGGCCTCGGTCGGCTCTAACTACGTCCGTGTGCAGCAGATACCCGTCGGAAGACACGATCCACACTTTATCCCCTTTGTTTAAATAGGATATTCTTTTTCTTACAACAACCTTTTTCTTATTATCTAATGCAAATTCCTCATCAGTCATACTCTTCATCCTCCTCTTCTTCTGTTTCAAAATCAATTCCATAACACTGATCATAATGCTTGGTCAGTTCTTCTGGTTCTAAATCTTGTCCAAAATCCATGTTAAAAATATTGTAATTAGTAAAGCACTGTCCCTGCCGGTAGGAAATCTATAAATGCTGCTTTTGCTTCTTCAATTAGGCCCAAGTGTAACCTTGGGCCATTGTATTTATTTTTTGTCATCTCCTTTTAACTTCTTTAAAGTATCTGCAATCGGAAGCTGATCAATGACTCCCAATGCCGGAGCAACGGCCTTAACAACATTGTTAAGGAAATTACCGGTGCTGTTCTGACCGCCGTCAAATACCGTGATATTTCCGAGATTGATGTGCTCGAACGCCTTAACCTGTTCTCCAGCAATTTCTTTCCACTGATTAACCATCTTGTACTGGATGGCGATCTGAGGATTGGATTCTGCTGCTTCCACCATAGCCTTAAATCCGTCGGCTTCTGCCATCAACGACTTTTTCTTACCTTCGGCTTCCGCTTCCAGCTTCATCTGAATAGCTTTTGCTTTTGCTTCCGCCTCTGCTTTTGCCAAATGTGCTGCTGCTTCAGCATCGGCCCGGCGTTTGATCTTCTCGGCCTCGGCATCAGCTTGCAACATAGCCTCCTGCTTCTGAATTTCAGCCGGCACAATCTTTTCAGCTTTAAGCGCAGCTTGAACCTTCTTAGCTTTAGCTTCTTCCACTTCTTTATCAGCAAGCTCTTTTGCCGTTTTCACAGCCGCTTCCGATTTAACTTTCTCTTCTCCGGCTTTCTTTTCTGATTGAGCTTTGATAACCTGCAATTCTGATTCTGATACAGCAACCTCTTTCTGGGCATTGTTGTAGCCTACAGAAGCATTTTTCTCAGCCTCAGCTTTCTTAATCTGAGCTTCAGAGTCTTGTATTGCTATAGCTGCTTGTTTGTCAGCTTCAGCTTTATTCTTTCCAACTTCTTCCATTCTTTCGGCTTCAGCTTTGTTTACTTCAAGTTCCGCCTTAGATCTTGCAATCGCTGATTCCTTGTCAGCCAAAGTCTTTGCTATAGCCGCAGCCCTATCTCTATCGGCTTGAGCTACACCGATCTGTTTTTCTTTATCGGTTAAAGCCAAAGCTACTTCTTTTTCTTTCTTTGTTTCAGCTACTACCGTTTCTTTTTCTTTTTCAGTATAGGCAATTTGAATCTCTTGTTCTTTTTGGGTATTAGCTACAGCCGTTTCTTTTTCCTTCTGTTGTACAGCAATCTTAATAGCACCCAGCTTTTCCTGTTCTTCGATATTAGCCTGTGCTTCGTTCAGAGCCTTGCTTTCAGCCTCTTTACCAAGATTCATGATGTAGCCGGCTTCATCTCTGATGTCACTGATGTTAATGTTCAAAAGATAAAGACCCAATTTATTAAGTTCGTTATCAATGTTTTTTCTTGCCTTATCCAAAAACTCATCCCTATCAGAATTAAGTTTTTCGATTGTCATTTCGGCAATAATCAAACGCATCTGACCGTAAACGATGTCTGTAATAAGATTTTCAGTAGATTCGGTATCCATCCCCAAAAGTCTTTCTGCTGCATTTTGCATGATTTCAGGATTTGTACTGATAGCTACTGTAATAGTTGTAGGCACATCTACTCTAATATTCTGAGATGACAAAGCACCGGTAAGCCTACAATCTATTTGCATAGGCTCCATAGATAAAATATCATAGCTTTGGATAATAGGCAACACGAATGCTGCTCCACCATGATATAATTTCGCCGATTTCTTCTCTCCACCTGTCTTACCATAAACGACCAAGACCTGATTAGGCTTACATCTACGATACCTTGATAAGACTCCGATGATTGTCAAAATAATCACTACAGCTAAGATGGCTGACACGTACATAATTGTTGTCATAACTTTTAAAATTTAATTGTTGATAAAAAAAATTAGATAATTAATTCTCCTTCTTCGTATTTTATATTCACCTTGTCACCGTTTTTGTAAGTTTTTCCAGACAAGCATCTTACTCTCATTTGCTCCTGTCTTCCATTTTTCGAAATATTTACCATATAATGATTCTTCCCTGATCTAAACACTATCTCCACCTCTCTGCCATTTAAATCTTCCGGACATTCGTACACCATTTCTTGCTTTAACTTAAGAAGTAACTTATATACGTAAAACAAAACGATAAAGAAAAACGACCCTATCACAACCCCTACTAAATGGGAACCCGAAAAGTAGGTAGTCCAGCTATATCCAAGAATAAAATGTGTTATGCCCTTGAATGATATGATGTCCGACAAAGACATACTTAAATCAGAAGCATCATCAATATCAATATCCGTATCCAGATCAGATCCTAATATCGACAACAAAAACTGTATAACAAAAGCAAATGACGCTATTAAAGCCATGCATAAAATTATGTCACTTCCCATATCCTTCTGTTATTATTTTGTAAACAAGATCAGTCATATCTTTGATGGTCTCCATATCATAATCATTAATAACAATATTGAATTTTTGTTCCACCATCATTTCCAGTTCAATTTGATCGATAGAATCTAATCCAAGTTCTTTAAACGTCACATCTTCTTCATGAACTATATCTATTTCCGAATTAAGAAACTGAGTAATAATTATATCCTCTATTATCTTTCTGATTCTTACTTTTTCCATTGCTTTCTAATTTTGTTAAATAAATACGTTTTTATGTTTTTCAATCGCTCTTTGTCTGTTTCAGAACTTCCGGTAAACAAATAATCCGGATTGCCTTTAGCCGGCGGCGTAGGCAATTTAGATACGGCAAACAACCAATCCATTTCCTTATTCTTCTTAGACTCCAAATAAGGCTCGGTAGCGATCTTAAATTTTTCAGCTATTAAGTCAAAGAGCTTTGAATTTTTAAGGTTCATATGGACCGAAAAGGCCTGAGAAGGCGGTTTCCATATGAAGTTACATAAGCTCATTGTATAATCTCCTGACTCTGCTATATAAGATTCCGTTACCTGAAGTATGACCTCTTTCTTGAATGAGGTGTTACCCATAAACCAACACAACCTGGATTCCGCTTCTTTTCTGCTGACACCTATGTCTTTTGAATACGATTCGTACATTCCTATCATAATCTTCAACGTTTCCAGAACCTCGTCTGTCATCTCCGGTGTCTCTATATAATTCACAAAAGACGTTCCTTTGTTGGTCAATCTCATCACGCCTGATTTTAATTTCTCAACCAGGCCAAGCTCTATATACCTCCCAGCATCTTTTTCCAGCATGGCTTCGATCATAACCGTATCCTTCTGTCTTATAGCAAGAAGATTAGCCAGATCATTAGGAGTCATGTCTGATGCTGCAAGTTGTCTGAAATTGATGTACATGCCTAATCAGCTTTAATAAAAATAACATCCTTACCATCCTCCCTCTCTACGTGATTACACGGGCCTGCGACTACATCTACCGACCCGCATGTAATGTGGTCATTAAATATACATCCTTCACATCCTAAGTCTGGCTCTGGAGCATCCACACATTTTAATCTCACAAGTCCGGCATCAAACACTTCTCCTACTTTAAATTCCTTCTTTTCCATATTTCCTCCTTGTTTTTAACTGTTGTACCCTTCTTTGATAATCGAATTTCTACCGGTAGATACCGACTGTCGAAGATCGTCATGTACAGAATCTACCGTAGAATACTTGTTTCTGGTTGTAAAAATCACTTCCAGCATCTCCTTGTAATCACCTAAAGCTACTTCATATCTCGGATCTACTTTGGCTTTTCTTTCGGCCTCGGCATTACTCTTAGCCAGCTCTCGGTCAAGAAGATCTTCTTTGATTCGGTCAGCAATCATATCAAGTTCTTTTTTTATAACTTCTCCTGCTGCCCGAAGTTGACCTTCTACGTCGCCAAGCTGATCTTGGACGGTTCCTATTTCTTTCTTTAGGCGATCGTATTCGTTAATCATACCCATATCACCTGCATAGCCGGAAAAGTCCTTGATTATTCTGGTTCCTTCTTTAAGGAGTTCAATAACTCGTCTTTTACGTTCTCTGCTTATTAAAGACGGAAGACGATAATTCATATCCGCCACCGCCTTATCATGTATGGAGTTGATTAAAAACATCTCTCTTTCATCCCCTGCAAACTCAGTAAGAACCAAAAGGAACTTACTTATCAGGTATTCGTTTTCTTCTACTGTTAGTCTCATGGTTCTTATTTTTTTTTAATACAATGACTGTTCTTCCTTTGTCTCTTGTTCTTGATCTTGATTGTTCGTAACGTCTTCCACAGTATAGAGCTTGGGCGGCGTCGGCGGCTGGTTGGGGTTCACGAACTTCGTCCCGCCCTCCCCGTACATCCATCCATGTCCCGGCAGTATCTCTGGGTGGATTGTATTAGTAAGCTCTTCCATACTAACTTGCCTTACCTTCAGTATATGATGAAACACCAGTCCGGCTGTCCTGAATGATGTTTTGTTTTCAGTTTTAAACCTATCAAGAGTCTGATACCAATCTTTCCCAAATATCATATACTTATCCAGCCCGTACCTACGAGGATTGTGCAAGCCTATCATTAACGTACATAACTGACCCAGCGTATCAGACTGGTAAAAATCAGAAAGACGCGGAGGCTGCTCTTGTGGGCTTTTTATCCTTCCTTCTATTTCTCTGTTGAATTGGGATATGATGAGGAAAAATATGTTTTTATATACTAATTTAGCTTCGTTCATAACCGCCACCAAATCATCTATAGCCGACTTAGGATCTAATCCCATTCTTTTTATCAAAGCAATATGATCGACTTTAAATATTATAAGACGTTTGTCTTTATGTTTGGTAGCTATATGATACACAGCCGCCTCAAACTCTTTTACCGTACACGGAGCATCGATGTATATTATATTATTTCTGATTTCACCTTGAAGGATTTCAAACATCCTCATCTCTTCTACTGTATTAGAATCTTGCCTTCTTAATATTTCAGGAGCCCGCTTTTTCATATCCTGGCTCATTCTGCGAAGAAGAAGATCTTGAGGATTCATTTCGAACTCGCAATTAACAAGAAAATAATCTTCTGCTTGCGGGTTGATCATCGGATTCATCACATTTTCCAATATCTTTTGGGCCACATACGATTTACCTACAGATGGCCGGGCTCCTATGGCAATAGCATGCTGAGGGAAAATACCTCCAAGCAAAGCCTCATCAATATAATCGTATCCGGTTTTAGCGGGGATAAGCTCTCCCCGCCTGTATTTCAAGATATTCTCATACGCCTCTTCCATAACTTGTTTAGAGGTCTTGAATATCCTTCTTATATCTATCCTATTTGCTATCTCCTCTTGCATTTTTGTCACCTTTCGTATCCGACTTGGATCCCCTATTAGCTTTTACTGATTTATACCTAAGACCGTTCTTGGTATGAGAACAATCCTTGCCTTTCCTCCAGCCCTTGCCCTTCTTCTTGTCCGTTTCGTAGTTTTTACGACCAAGCTCCCGGCGTTTGGCTTTCTGTTCCGGTCTGGCATTTATCTCCTTGTCCTTTTTAGCCTTTTTCTTCCTGGCTTCTGGATGAGTCCTGTAGTACTCTGTTGATCTGCCCATGTGCTTATATTTTTTTTGATTAATAATAGCACAAAGATAGGCAATTCGCGCCCTATTTCAACCTGCCGTAGCTCATATCAGGATCACACCAGACATACCCATCTTTCTCATCATGGAGATACTCAGGACATCCTCTACATGCGCTACTTCCTGACACTATTTGATTGTTCTTATTAGGGCACTTATCTCCAGGCTTATGCCATTCTATTCTCGAACCTGATCGTTCTTTGTTTACATGACAGAACTGAAAGACTTTTCCCATCGTCTTCTCGCCAAACATACCTATATGTGTGTACTCTTCCGGTATAGATAGAAATTCAGATAAATCTTTATACATCCTTTCCCGTTCCTCCGGCGTAGACCATAATCTGTCAAGTTCGGCATGGACTCTTATCTTAAGAGACCTCAGTGATGGCCCCGCAAGCCGGCCTTTAGCTTTTCCCTTATTCGGCCCTGATTCATGAACACCGACATAAGCGTTGCATGGTTTGCACATCATAACCATCCCTAAGCCTTTTCTGCTATATATTTTATCGGCATTTACCAGCTCAGTTTCTCTTCCGCAATAAGGACAAATTTCGCCTCTTAAAACCCGTTGTTGGCGCTCATTAAGTTCCATACCCTATTCTTTTGTTTTTCTTTAAACTTTTCATACAAACTGCTTTCAGTTTCCATTTCTGAGATCTCTACCTCTACGTCCTCTCTTTTGAAAATTACTTTCTTGGCTGTCGGATACGCACATTTAGAGATACGAATAGCATTACGAATAGCGTAAACAAAATACGTTTCTGGTGACGATTCGATCACCACTACCTCATTTAAAGTATTTTTATAATTTTCCATATTATCTGCTTGCTTCAATTATATAACCCGGATGATCTTCACACGCCTCTTTGTATTTGATAAGAAACTTAAGAAATGAATCATAAGACCCCCATCCGTTTTCTGGTTCGTATCTCAAAAGACTCTTTCTCTTGGAGATCATAATATATATACCTTTTGTGAGTATCTTCACCATCTCCTTAGTATCTATTTCCCTGCCCAATTCTTCCGGTCTCCAAACATAATCGTATAGTGTTTCTTTGTTTTCTGATACGAATATTTTTTGTGCCATCTTGTTCATGTTGTGGGTGATGTTTGCAACCCATTTACGATCCTCTTCTTTCTTCTTGCTCTTAATATAAACGTCCAGGCTCATAATATTTCTCTTTTACTTTGTTATTAATTATCAAATCTGCCACATCATCTCCGTCCCCTACATTCTCAACACTCTGAAGATAGTCCGATACTTTTATCCTTGACTTCATCATCATCCCATCTATCTTTTTACTCCATGTGTCAAATGCTTGTCCTTTGTCCGGAAAAGCTACAGTCTTTCTATCTTTTAAAACATCTATCACTTCCGGTCTTAAGTTCTGCAACCCACCGGTAGCTACAAACAACTCATCTGGTTTATTCACGGCGCATATAATAGCCGTCTTTTCTGACTCCACCAAATTAACTACCTTATCTGGATACTGGCTTAGAAGATGTTCTCCAAACAGGCATTGTCTAAACAAGAAGTCTCTTGCATGCAACGAGTGATAAAACATGACATGAGGTCGCTCATTGTCACCGTCTTTTTCCTTCACTCTTTTTACATCAATCTCATTCCCCTGGCTGTCGGTCTTTATATAAAAATCCATAATCTTGCCGGTTCTGCATACAAAGTCCTTATCTATCTGCCAGAATATACAACACCCTTTCCATCCCCATAAGTCCATTGTTCCAACATGATACCTTCTAAATACGTCAGATACCCTTTCTTTTCCCCATAGAGACGATAAAAATCTAAATACGGTGTTTCTATCGTCTGGAACTACAGTCCTCTCAAACTCGCTAAAAGGTATGTAATTTACAACGTCAGGATTTACAGGAGGACGATAAGCTCTTATGCACTTATTTCCCGAAATCCAAAGATCTTTGTCACCTACATCCTTGCCGGTAGGTCGTTTATCATAACCGCAAGTTCGTTCATGATCGCATCTTCCAAACTCATTGCCAACGACCTGACCGGTCGCCACATCAATATAAGGGGTAAGGCACCGGCTTTTCCCGCAAGCCGGGCAGGTTAGCTTCAGTCGGCTCCTGCCAGGCCTGCGGTCAAGTTGAAACCGAGGTACGTTTTCGTATTTTCTAAAATCAAGCATCCTTAGCTCCTCTCATTGCTTTTTATATCATGAACCTTTTAGATATTTCCTCTGCAATATCATATACAACCGTATGATCCTCTTCATTGTATGGTTTATTGATATTCAACACTCCTTTTCTCACTTTGAATTTCTTATCTTTTCTAAGGTGATTCAACATACCTTGTTGGAACACACAGTCCGCCTTTTCAAGTGCTACACTGTCTTCTGTCCATTCTTTCAGCGTATATCCTTTACTGCTCGTGCTTTTTGGAGAAAAGTTCATAATACGTGCATCAATGCCATACCATGCTTTAACCATTCTTCTTTCAGCTTCCAATTGGAATGCATATGATTCCCATATTCCTCCCGATTTAAAGTCAAGAATGACCACTTCTTCTTTTTCCACTTCTCTTACTTCCTTCTTCGGATCACCTTTTTTGAACTGTCCGGTAGCCCTTTGATACACGGCTCCAAAATAACCTTCTTCTTTGTATTTGAATGTCATTTTAACCATCGCATCAATAGGTGTTGCTACAAGGTAATCCTCTAAAGAAAGGATTCTTTCTATCATCATCGGTTTCACCTTGTAATCAGAACAGAATTTGGCAAACTTCATGACCCTGACAATCATATCGTCAAGATCATCTATGCTATTAAAGAACCGATCAAGATTTTTCTTAGATATCTTCAGCTTGCCTTCTTGCACTGTCTTAACCACAAAGCTTCGATTTAAGACCATATCTCTACCTGTTAGGTACAATCCGTATAAGTAGTGCATGATCGTTCCCTTATCGGCTTCATACTGCGCTACCTCTTCTGGATTGCGACCAAGCATCTTTATCTCTTGCTTCCATTCCTGAAGTGCTGTCTTATCATCTACATACCCATCTTTGATTAAAGTTGTTACCGAAGCATATATCTTAGCCGTCCCATCATCCATCTTTCTTACATAAAAACGATTATCGTCTAATGTCAATCTTACGAATTTGGGGGTCTCAATCTTCTTTAACTCATCACAGATATAAAACGGCTCTAATGTTTCCTGATTTTCTGTAAACGGATTCGAATCTTCTTCTCCAGGGTTAGGAGCGGCTTCCTCCGCCTGAGCTTCCGGTTCCTCCTTCTGGACCGGCTCTGGCTCAGGCGCCGGCTCTTTAACTACTGGAACCTGTCCGCCTCTTTCTGCTATGTCTCTGTTCTTTATTAAAGACATAACCTCCTTCTTCAACTGCTCTGGTGTTTGGTTAGGATCTGACACCGACATCACAACATCGTTCATTCTAAACAACGTATTTCCCTCTCCTTTCACCATAGGTACAAACCCTAAATCTATTAATATTTTAATCTTTTCTTCTATCATACCTATCAATTATTTCAATAATCAACCTACCTCTTTCCTTGATCATTCCTCTGCTTTCCATATCCAGTACCTTCTTTACCGCATACTTCCACACAAAAGGAAATTCTGTTTCAAGTTTATCAAATTCCATCCGGTCAAGATACATGTCGAATACCGTATGCTCCGATTCATGAAGGAAAACTATATTATCCCTGCAAGTAGCAACTGACTTATATATCCTTTTCGGAAGTATGTGACAGACGTTACATACTGTAGGAAAATGAATAGCCTTACCGGTCATAGACATCCGACTATTATTTAACTCTTCCAGCATAAGACGAAAAAACCCGGATAAATCCGGGTTCTCTAACTTTTTCTTCTTGCTGCTGTTTTTAATGGATGTAATTCTGTCTTTTTTCTTCGGAGTCAACTCTTTACTCCTGCAAGCCTGGCATAAGCCATGACTTCTTATCATCACTTTTCGTCCGCATCTTTCGCAGACGTACAATTTCTTTTCCACTCTCTATATTTCAATACAAGTGATATAATTGAAAAGGATACTGCCGTTAAAGATAACGTATATGGTAAGTTCATTAACCATCTCGGTACCTCTTCGGTCTTAATCACTATCAACAAAGTAGCACCTGCTACTACCAATAATACAATTGCCGTCGCAAGTGCTACACGGGAAACAACATCACTCATCAGTTTTCTTTTCTCCCAATTTTTCTACACCTTTTTGCAGATCGTATTTAAACACTTCAATGATCTTTGTTTCAGCAATAGACTCGCAATTCCAGTCTCCCAACGTACCCTGCATACCTTTAGTCAACACAGCTTCGGCGTCTTTAGGATTGCCGGCTTGGACATACATATAGCATGGCGTTTTCTTTTCTTTACCTTTCTTTTCATCCAGTGTAATGTAATTCACCTTGCACTTATACCAGTACTCAGCTTCTCCGTTGAAAAAGATTTCTGACACTTTAATAGGGTTAATTTTTACAACCTCGAAAGAATTGTACAAATCCTTAAAGATCTCCAACGATCTTGATTCTGCCTCTGTATAAGACAAGGCATCCACCAAATACTTTTCAGTTACTTTCTTTTTTTTGCCGTTCTCGATATTATCAATCTCGGCTTTTACCGTAATTTCAAACCAGCGATTCATTGTATTAATATTTAATTAGTTGATTTCTTTCCTTTCTCTATACTATTTTTAAATCTTTCAGAACACCACTGCAAAACGTCCATCATCATCATCTCATTATTAGATAAGATACCTTTTATAACTAACGCCAATTGATGCTGTGACATTCTTTGGCTCATATCAAATCTTCTTTCCTCTTCATTTACTATCGTAGCCACGAAATACTTACACCCCTCTAAGTGCGTCAGGGCTTCAATCATAGCTTCTTTTATCTCTTTTTCTTCCATTATGTTTGTTTTTTTTGGGCAAAGATATGTCTTTTGATAATAAAAAAGATTCAAAATGATTTAATTTAGCTTAATTACTGCTCTTTTGATTCGTCCGGTATAGGCATGTCAAACTTTTTTCTGATAAACGACTCTGTTTCTTCATTGAATGGATAGGCTTCCTTAATAAAATTCATAGCTACCTCCATATCACCGTCTGCTATATCTTTATACCTTTCAAAGATACCAACCAGGTCATTGTTATATGAACGCTCTTGTTTTATGTTGTACACGTATTTCAACACCCTGTCTTTAATTTCATTGGCTTTTTTCACGGTGTCATTGAAGGTATTTATACTTGTCAATTCAGGGTTTTTATTTTTCTCATCTATCTTATCAAACTCTTCCTTGCTATATCCTGTTTCTCCTTTAACAGCCGGGCAAACACCCTCCTTCATGATCCAAAACTGTTCATACGATCCTGCCAGATATCTCGATTCTGTTTTAAATGCATTATACTTGACAAGCAAATTAGCCACCTCAGTTGCACCTTCTATGGTTCTAAAACCGATGCCGATATCTTTTAACATAAATACCGGAACTCCAGTTCTTGGATACACGACTTCTTTTTTGTTCTTTATATTCCAGTTTTTAGCTTCAATTGGAATACCTTTATTAGCAAGCTCTTTGTCTATATACAGACTTATGTCTTCGTCTGTCAATGCCACAATCTCATCTCTGCTTAAATCAAAAACTGTTTTCATTTTTCTTTATTTATTAAATTAAACAACTTACTTCTTTGTTCAGGCTCCGTATATTCTACCCATATATCGGCCGCCACATTTCTAAGAAATTCCATAAAGTCTTGATGATCCCTGTATTCAGCAGAATCAACTTTTCTCACAAAACTTAGAATTTCCTTTAACATCTTATTGTTTTCTTCAAGAAGTTCTCTGTCGGTCATAACCTTTCATATTTTCTTCTTAACTCATTTTTACCCATTTGGCATTATCAGGTATTAAATCCTTAAATTCTTCTGGGATTTTCCCTTGATGCCACCAATCATTGGAAATGATTTTTCTCCCATCATTTGAAATAGCCTCCATCATTCTTCCTCCCATACCCATGAATCTTCGTGTTTTGTTGTTTGTATTGGGAACAAACGGATTAGCTATCCATGATTCTCCATCTATAATCAACCAATTGGGATTATTCTTATTCTCTTCATATAGTCTGATCCAAAACGCACAAGAATAGCAAACTCCATCTCGTTCCATAATAGACCGTATAGGACATTTACAAAAATGTTCTGGATTCATGCTATGTATATTATTTTGCCCCGACCCATCTTCGCAGCCGCATTTGGGACATATTTTCTTCTTTTCGCTTTCCATATTGCTTATGCTGTTTTTAAGGTAATAGATCATCTAAATAAGCCCATGATTCCATTTCATCTAATCTGTATAAAATACATCCTGGACGGCTGGATATAAAAGTTTTGTTCTCTTCCAATATACCCATAATTGGACTCTTTGATCCTATTGTTGATTTCTTGGGGAGAAACACAATAAAACGGTGGCAATCTGGAATTACTGTTATAGAATGCCACACGCTGTTAATGCGCCACTCTGCACCAGCTTTAAAAAGAGGAATAGCATATTCTTGTTCCATGTCTATTTAGTTTTGAATTAATGTGAAAAGAGCAATTATAGCCGCAACTGATATAATAGATAAAATAACGTTTGCCAATGCATGCTTTAAGAGGCGCCTTTCGAGATTTGCGATATGCTTTCTTAGTCCTTCGCAATGTTTTTTTGTAGATTTGGATTCTTTGAGTTCTTTGTTGTATTTTACCATATTTTTGTCGCACCATTTCATTATATCAGCACTTGCTTTGTTAAGCATATCTCTGATTTTTTCATCATCATAGAATGGTATTTCAACATCAACACAAGTATTTGGCCTGTATAATAATCCGTATGTATCAAAGCACACTTTCAATGTGACAACTTCAGGCTTAGCCATTTCTTCGGCTTGTTTCTTTATCTGCTCATCTGTTGCTTCGGCTTTAGCTTTAAGCTCATTGTAGTCTTCTATATTCAGCAAAGCCATGTTTTCAAATTCTGTATTCATATCTACTATTTCTTATTTAGAGTGAATGTTTGCCAAATGCTTTATCCCAACGCCTGCTTGCTATCTGTACACATACTACCAACGCATCACGATATTTACGGGATTAGATGGTTCTTATGTGGCGGATGTTGATAATCCTAACAACGCATTCGTACTGATTTTTGCAAACTGTTCACTCAATTATTTTTAATTTTTAATTAATTCAACTCCTATAATATCTTCGTAATCAATATAGTTCATCATTGAAACACCGTTGTCATCATTAGCCATTATTTCAACACAAGCAGAACATCTATTGAATGCACCTTCGATTGTTATACCTGTTAATTGCCTAAAGAATCCTAAAAATTTCTTTGGCCTGATAATCCTAATACGGACAAGATCATTCCAAGTTATTCCTTTATATTCACAAATAGATTTAAACTTCTCGGCTGTCATAATTCGATTATTTTAGCTGTTAGTCATTTTTTGGAATCCAGTTATCCGTATCACAGTGAAAGCAATATCCGGTTTTAGGATGCTCCGCACCGTCTTTAGCTCCGCAGGTTCCGCAATAATATTCCTTATCATATTCTGGGGAAAGACCTTTATTTCGTTCTTTGATAACAGCTTTTCTTTCTTCGAGCATCATCATTTTATCAGGATTACGACTCAAATAAAACTTTCTGACTTTATGTATTTGCTTATCAAACAGATCATCGGACTCGGCAATTTGTTTTGCTGTATATTTACTCATGCTCAATTATTTTTAAAGTTTATCTATTATTTTATCACCCATTTCCTGCCATTCATCACTCACGCTTATAACCAATCCTATGACAGTGAATGATAATAGCAACGTAAAAATAAGCCATAACAGAAAGCAGATAAAAACACATACATACCTCATGATTTTTTAGTTGTTAGATAAAAGCAAAATCGGTTCATTTGACTCCGCAATTGCTTTTATTTGTTCTGGATTGACAAAACTCTTAACTTGTTCGCTTATATTACAAATGGACTTGATCATATCAACGAATAATTTCGAGGTACATTCGTTACACTCCACTTCCATTACCTGTTTATGTCTATTGTATGATATGCTCGTTACACAATTCAGCCAGTGCGCATAAGTTCCTTTTTCTGTATTTAACCTGCCGTATTCTACTTTTGTCTCTCCATTTCCATATTCAATTACTCTTTTTAGAAATGGTTTTGCATAAACACTAAAACCGAAAGGTTGGGTGTTTAAGGCATCTAAACGGGAAGTTCCATCTCTCCATTTTCCATTTTCATCGCCTCCTGTCCATTCCTTAGAGGGGTTAGGGACAATATTTCCGTTTTTGTCATAGGAAAACACGCAATTCGTTTCCAGTTGATACTTAATAACAGGCACTTCTTCTACTATTTTATAACTCAAACATCTCTTCAGAACTTCCCTGATTTGACTTTCCAAATCAGAAAGTGCTATACTATTGAAATATCCTTCGTTGCCTAATCTGTTTGTAGGTAATTTGATCCCATAAGAATGAATCTTGTCCACATCTTCTTTTGACAAGGTAGTGGTAAACACTCCTTCTTTGGTGACATTCACTTTAGCAGTTACAGACAAACTGTTATTAGCGTTCTTTTCCGTTATATTTAGTGTTGTTAATGCTGCCATAATCAGATCTTTTTAAAATCAATTCGAATAAATATAATACATTCCTGCTTCATATACCTTATGTACATCAGGGTCATTCTTGTCTTCCGGTTCCAATTCACTCTCTTCACAAGTATAATCCCATTCAGAGTTGTAGTACATATCCTCGTCTGTTTTCTCCAAGGAACAATCTTTCATTAGATTCATATTTTCTCCCCAGACTGCAACTTCTTTCTGTTGCTCTTCTTCTGTCATAAGAGATATTTTGTCTTTCAATTCTTTCCAGGTCATGATTTTTAAAAGATGATTAATAATTCATTCTACATCAAAAAGTTGATCTAACACCAATAATTCGGCATCCATATCTTCATCTTTCGGGAAACGAACTTTTATATTTCCAAACTTAGATGTCTTAAACAAGATGTAGGGGTTCATATCTTCGGCAGTCACCGGCTTATATTCCTTAACTTCCGACATCTTGAGATACCAGTCACCTATTTTTACAAACCCAGAAAAGATAGAACACAGATGCGCTTTTACAGACTGTATCTCCTTTTTATCTTTGAAAGGTATAATTTCGTCCTTTCCCCTTATCCTGATTGACAAGAAAGGACGAATGTTATCTGTTTCATTTTGAAATTTGAAGCCTGTTATGGCTTGCTTGGGGATTCTTCTTCCCATTAATATAAAATAGCTCATTGTGATAAGTGATTTTGTTTTATATCAGGTAAGTAATTTGTAATAACATCAAGTGATATCCATAACTCTGGCTCTATGCTATTTTTTATTCTATCACTGAAAAGAGAATTATCATCACAATCACAATGAGAGATTGTGATATAACAATCTTGATAATCCCACCAATGAGCCGATTTAAAATCGTCTCCTCCATTCCAAAACCCTATTCTTATACCTCTTGGGTTGAAATCTTCATCTATCCAACTTGGGTGATAAGCCAACACTTCTTCTCCCTCTGAAGGTTTTTCCTCTTTGAATTTCTTCCAGTTCATCTCACCTTTAATTAATTAGACACAAATATACAAGTTTTACTAAGATGCCCTTCTGTCATCTCTTTGACATACTCCCACACCTAAAGTTCGCGGTAGTATGTCAATCTATTGATTTCTTCCCAATCTTTTTAATCTTTGTTGGTCTTGACAATCGATAATCCTTTTCTATCGGCCTATCGAATACGTCATTCCTATATCCTTTATATCCTTTCTCGTAAATACTAACCCTTGCACAAAACTCAACCACGTCGCCTGGTAATAAATCGGCGCTTTCGAATCCTTTTGTCAAATCAAACCACAAATGATCTGTTACTATTTTATCATCGAGTAACACGTCTTGTAAAAGTATTGTCTTTACAGGTCCTTTATACCCATCCCTGAATCCAAAACGAATGAATGTCGCTGTAAATACGTGCCGTTCTCTTGATCCTATTATTTTCAGTTCTTTTCTCATCCTCTTTCATTTATTTGTTTCACTTATGAAATTGACAACATCCTTTAGATATCCTTCTGTCATCTCTATGAAATTAACACAATCTAATTTGCTTAACTTGTAAATCAATGCCGGATTGTGTATTATGGCTATAATTTGTGTTTGTGGTTTATGGAATGACAATACATTATAAATTTGCATTATGTTATCAATATCAAGATTCCTGTCTGGCTCATCCATGAGAACCGTGTATTCAAAACTGCTTTTTGTTAATGCTATGCGGTTTCTTTTATAATACTTCAACAGGTTATCAATTCTTTTAATCCAAAACGCATTTGATTTTTTCTTGTATTCTACAAGATCTTGTATTGGAAATGTATAATCCTTTTGACCGAACATTAAATTGAAAAGTGATTCCAATGATAACACCACTTTCTCTCCATAAGATCTTCGAATATTATTCACATACAAATCTAAGTTGCTGATGTTTTTCAATACGCTATCTCGATTCATCTCCGCCGATGGCAATAAACGGAATACTTTCCCTGCATAATCGGATGATATGTCAATCCCATCAAAAACCTTATCATCGTCATCAAATATAGGTGGAAAATCCAGTGCCTCGGTCGGCATTTCAGAGCACATGGATTTCTCGCATAACGCATACATTGATATGATGTTAAGCAAGGTTGATTTTCCGCTACCGTTTTTACCTATAATTACATTCACTCCTGGCTTGAAAATAAATTCTCTGCCATTTTCAAATGCTTCTATATCCGAAACATATTCAAATGGAGTTTTTGTATTGTCTTTTATTTTTACTGATGTTATCATTGTAATCCTTTTTAAAAATCAATTACCGTCCGAACCATGTCTCCGATGTGCTTGTTGCCGGTGCCCGTGAGGCCACTGGAGAAGACCACGTACCACGCGACGGCCTGGCTGCTCTCAGTACTGGACCAATACCACGTCGAGGAGAGGGGAGATGCCGAAACATAAGTGAATGCTTTGTTTAGTTCGTCCATATAATGGGCCATTAAATTTAATTGACCAAGAGATGGTATATACTCGCCATCTTCCAGCAGATTTCTCAATTTTGGATTTCTGGCTACAAGGCGTTCCGTATTGCCGCGTCCGTCAATGTCAAACAGCGCATCACATTCACGTTCGTAATATGTCCCACTTCCGGATTCTTCACGGCTATCATCGTCAAGCAATTGTACGATATCATGCTCCGTCAGTGAGATTGCAAATGACATGTATCTGTGCTTCAACCCAATGTATCGTACACAATCTTTGGAGTTATCGCCGGTAAACGGCTCAGCGTGTCCATTTCCGTAGATTAGATACAAACCATCTTTTTTTGATGGTACTCTATTTTCACATACGCATCTTTCATTTTTGGGACTTACAATTATGTTCAACCCATTCAACACATGATCTTTTATAACCTCCTTACATATTCTTCTTACAAAATCATAATCTCTTTGTTTAAGCTCATCTGCTACCATACATCTGATCCAATGTTCTATCTGATTGTTTCCTCCGTATGTATTAAGCATACACTGTTTTACGAGTTTTTCCAATAATGGCTCTATGTTTTTGATTATATCTTCTTTGGTAAGGTGAAGTTCATTTAATATATAGTTCCTTACTGCCTTGTATTCTTTACTTGTGCTCATAATATATCTACTTAATACTGTGAATTATATTTTTTTTCTCTCTCCCACTATCTTCCCCTATAGGATTATTCCATCCGTATTTTACAGCCGTAGCTCTAAATAGAGGAAGTCTATAAAATCTATAATCATTCTCAAGATGAGCATATACTGTTGATTTCATTTCAGTTCTTTAATTAAAGCATCCGCATATATTACAGCTAATTCAGCCGCCTTATCACACGCTTCCAATATTAATTCACCGTGAGGTCCACGTCCTGATACGGATGTGATCGGAAGCATGGTTTTTGCCATCTCGTATCTACGTTGTTCCCAATCTACATGGGTGCTACACGGTTCTTGATTGACCTGTATATATCTTCCTTCAATATTAGAAGATCTTAATATTTCCGCATTCTCTTCGCCGAATGCAACCAGAATAGACCCACATCCTGGACTTTCACCTATTGTTCCATCTTCTCTGTGGAATTTTATCCTTCCTTTCATGAACAATATACCTTTTGCTTTCGGGAATACAACATCCTGAAACATCTTATTGTCAAGACGATTAAAAAGAAGAGCTATTCCGTTATTGTGCTCTACCATACGAGTAATAAAATGCTCTATAGTCGGTCTTGAATAAGGTGGGTTTAACCATACCCTTCCTTCCCATTTTTGTTTTAATCCATCTTGCTCTTTGTTATACATAACCCTGGCTGTCCTCCATAACGGACGCATAGGCGCACATGGATCTAAATCAAATTCCCCTAAAGCGTCTATAATTTCTTTAGGTGTGTACCATTCATCTGTACTGTTTTTAGATTTCTCAAATGATGTATTCATATATCTATGTTTTATAAGTTAATCCCATCCTCCAGTAGTGTACAAAGATACATCTTCCTCCTCTACGTTTACACCTTTAATAGCCTGTAGAAGTTTTTTCTTTGTCTCTCGGCACATATTGTAACCATATCCTTTATACCGATATGAGCGCTCCCATGTGCTTACTGGAAAAGGAATATTTTCGTCAATGACCAGCCTCTTCATATGAAGATGTTCGAAGAATTTCTCATGATAGAGTAGTTTGTACTCGTATGCTACTATACTTGCAGATGAGAATGGAAAATAATCATCTTCCTTTTCTTCGTATTTAGGCTCCTTATAGTAGGCCATTTTTGCTACAGTAAAGTCGAAGCTCCTGAGAATCTCTTCTGGCTTTCCAAACTCTGACTCTATGAACTCTATCCATGCCTTTTCTCCCTCTTTCTGGAACGCACATACCTTCTCATTTCTGTACTTAAATTTCCATCCTTCTTTCTGATGTTTTTCATCATTGAACAAATCAACAGCTTCCTGAAAATCGTCTTCGCTTTCAAAGAAAATATCAATATCTTTTACTCTTTCTCCGGAAAGGATATTCTTAAAACATCCACCAGCTATGAACCCCTTGTGACCTTCCATATATTTGTCAAGCCATCTTATTTGCCAGAAATTATCTGGAGTATCTATTATAAAATTGTTCATATTGTTTGTATTTTACTGTCACCAAGCGAGATAAAAATTCCGCTTTACTATAACACAGTGGGTATAGTTATCCAGATCAACCCCATTTTCTTTGAATGTATCCAGAACCCTCTTTTCCACATGTTTCAATTTTACTATTATTCCCTTCCTAAACTCTTCTATTAACTTCCCGTTACATTCAATAGGCCCAATAAAACAGTACCTATTTGAAGAACTGTCACATATGCAATATGTATCACACCCAAACATATTGCTTAAAATATCCTCGTTCATAATTTCTCTATTGTTTTAATAATGATACTCTTTATTATATTTCTTCTTCACACCATTCATCCTCCCCTATCAATTGTTTATAATATTCGCTATGCTCTATCGCCAAAACATCTTGAGACAAATATTCTTGTAGCTCCAATTTGCGCATTGGAGCAAGGCAATCCAGATGCTTAGTGTCCATTTCTTGCCTATCTTCATCTACCCACACCAACGTGTCGTATCCATAACATTCTGGACATTGGTCAGCTCCACGTGGAAGAAGCATTTGTACTCCACATTGAGTACATCTCACCCAGTCTCCATGCTGCACCCCTTCGTATGTTCTTGTTTTCATATTTATTGTTTATCATTTATAACATTTACTTCTTCGCTCCACAAATGTCTCTTATATATCGGAGTGATGCCGATCAGAATACCACTATCTTCGCCCCAATACTGAAGTGTTTTAGGCTCAATTTTATGATGCAATTCTTGTATTCCTCCTTTGTTTCTGTCATAAGGAGAAAAATCAGATAATTTTACCGTTTTCATTTTTCTGGATTTTCAGCAGTTCCTAAAAGATATTCATTGCCCTCAAAAGGAATGCAATAAACATACACTGTTCCATTCAAGCATTCATATTTAATCTCCCCATCCTGATCGTCTGTAATTGTTCTTATGAATAAACTGGCCTCCCAATTATCGTCCTCATAATATTTTGCTAACACTTTGTCAAACGGCTTAAACTCATATTTCGTCCTTTCTTCAATTCCGAAGAAGCGTTTTAGATATTCTTTTGCTTTAGGATTTTTGCTTTTCTTTAACGCTTTAATCATCTTCTGTTTTTCCGAATCTGTTGCAAGTCTATAACATTCTATGTGGTTTTCGTGTGCAGCCAAATTATCCGATATATTAAGACTTTTTCCCGCTGCAAGACTCGCATAAAAAGATGTTAAATATTTCCCATGCGTATTTAAAATAAAAATATAACTTCCATCTTTGCTGCTTAACACATCTCCATCTTTAAATGTAGTATATTCCGGGACTTCAAGAAGGAGGCGATTTTCGCTGCTAAATGCTTTTCCTGTAGCAGAAAACCAATCTGCCGATACAGAAATAGAATGAATTACAACCAATAACGGACAAATTGACGAATTGTCTTCATATACTATTTCTGCTCTATTTCGTCCTTTCTCTGTCACAATCTGACCTACTCTTTCCCCTATGTTTATTTTTTTCGCCGTTTCTAAATCAAACGGGATTGTTACCATTTTATATTCCATAATCTTATTTGTTTTTATTGGTTCCTAAAAGATGTTCGTTCCCTTCGTATGGGATACACTGACTAAATCCTACCCCTCCTAAGCATTCGTATTTATTATCTCCTACTGATTCTCTGGAAAATAGATGCAATTTCCACCTCTCTTGGTTAGTTCTTCTCACCAGCACTCGTTCAAATGGTTTGAAGTCACGTTTCGGCATCTCATCTAATAGATACTCATATTCACTTAAATATCGTTTTATTATATCTATTTTTCTACTGTCTTCGGCTTTTATAATCTTTTCTGCTAAAAATTTCTTCTCTTCTTCTATAGCCTTTCTTACATGCCGTTTTTTATCTTCATCATACACATCAGTCCATAATCCGCTATGATCAAACTTAATATCTCCAGATGTTACCATTCCACATATACTTCCCATTACCCCTTTGGTAATAAGTCCATCATATATAAATTGACATCCTTTAGTGCTTGTTAATACATCTCCTTTCTTAAAATACGCTCCAGCCTCTACCCTCAATTCCAGAGTGGTGCCGCCAATAATACAACCTTCCGTGTTGGCATATATAGCACTTATCCCATATCCATCTTTTTTTACAAAAAGCAAATTATAAGGACCTGCACAGTCTTTCGACTCATATACAAATTCTATTTCAATATTATCAATTAATACCGAACCTTCTATTTCTCCGCTTTTAATTTTTCTCGCCGTATTTAAATCAAACGGAATAATAATTGCATTTTCCATATTTTTCTTGTTTTTAGTTGTTATAAAATAAGATGGGTTACTTACGCCCATCCCAGTTGCTTTGCAATACTTTCCATCTCACTATACGCAATACGATGACATCCGGCTGTCAGTATATCGTTTTCATACCGGTTTATGCTCCACTTATTGCCACCCACGTCCTCTACCAGGCCATGCCGGAACTGGCCTCCCCGGTGCAACAGTGACACCATCTGCCACATCCTTCTGGCTTCTTCTATCCCGATTTTTATTTGTTTGCTCGTTTCAATAATTCCCCCTTTTATGCGCATCCAAGCATTTACGTCAGCACAATCAATAAAATAAGGTGATTATATACAACTTTACACCATCTATATAAAACAGAAGCCGGATAATGATTAACGTATATCCGGCTTCTGTTTTATATGGTTAAAATTCTTTTTCGTTACCACCTTTTTTAGAGGTGGTTTTATCAAAAAGAGGGTCGTTAGGATCTGTTTTGGGATTATAGCTAAATATACTTTTAGCTATTCTCTTCATATCCTTCTCTAATTTTCCACTTTTACTACTTCTGATCGTAGTAGTGGTTGATATTGTGAATTTCTTATTTTTTTTCATGCCGTAATTTTCTTTAGTTGTGAATACCTTAATCGTCGTTTGGTATTCTGCAAAAATACATCGAATCTTTCAGATTCCGATAGATGTTTCGTGTTATATCTGAAAGATTCGCAATCTACATATCTTTGAAGATGTTTTCTCGACACCCAGAAATGGGTTCCAGAAATCATTTTCTTCAAATGGCTCCAATATCCTTCGATTGTGTTTGTTGATCTTCTGCCTATTACATACGCTCCCTTTTTGTGATATACTTTTTGATGATCAAACTTTTCTTTGTTGATCCCGTTATACGCATACCATTCGTCAGAATATATGGTAGAATTAGGATGAACGGTATTGTATATCAAAGGAAGTAAGGTTTTACCTTTTGTGTCTGTAACGACATAAGCGACAACAAATCCTTCTCGTTGGAGTGTCCCAAACACAGGGGTTTTATCTTTTAAAGATCTCCCCTGTGCATCTTTAACTTTATCCTTACTATGTCTATTCTTGTTTTTGCCACCAATATAAGTTTCATCCACTTCAATCTCGCCTTTCAAACACGGCTCTTTTATTTCAATACTAAAACAATTATGAATACGTTGAAGCATAAACCAAGCCGTTTTCTGTGTTACTCCCACGATTTTAGACAACTGTAAAGATGATACTCCTCTTTTCATTTCAACAACAAAATAACAAGCCAACATCCATTTTCGTAATGAGACTTTCGAATTTTCAAAAATCGTTCCTGTACGAACATTGAAATATTTACCCGTGTTTTTACACTTGTATCTATTTCCTTTGCATTTATACACCTTAGATTCCGGATCAAAAGGAGAAACAACGTGATCTCCCCACCTTTCTTTTTCAAGAAAGGTTATACACGCTTGCTCATCAGGGAACAATTTTGAAAATTCGGGAAGTGATTTAAAATCGAACATACTTCTTATCTTTATATTGGATTATAAAAATACAAAAATATATTCATATAACCAACTAAAAATCAATTAAATTCATCGAATATCTGATTTTGAATTATTTTTTTTGTTGTTAAATTTCTAATTCTTTTCTATTTTTGAGGATTGTCTAACTTAATTGTAATAATATCATGGAAAAGAAAATAGAACACAAAAAAGACAAAGTGGAACTTTACAAAGACAAAAACGATAAATGGCGATGGAAAAGAATAGCTCCAAACGGAGAAGTAGTTGGTGCTTCTACCCAAGGATATGCCAATAAAAGTTACTGTAAAGAGAATGCAAGGAGAAATGGGTGTGATATATAGACAATGCTAATCATTTGGAATAATCCCCACTACTTCTTCTGTTGTAGCTCTTTGTTTAACAAAATCTTCTGCTTCATTCCAAGAAGTAGCCCATATTTCACCAGCGTATTTTCGCCCGTTGATTTCAAATTCTGTCAAAAATTTCTTTTGTTTTTCTTCTTTTGTTTTCATAATTACAATTTTAAAAAGTTAATAATTAATTGATTTATAAAAAGAAAGCGGTGATAAACTAAGTTGCCACCGCTTTTACTGCTTACTATTTTGTATATTATTGTATCCTGTACATTGAAAAGTCTTCAAAATCTCCAGATACACAATCAAGTTTCAGCCAACCTTCTGACACCTTTACATCATAAACAATAGGTGGCTCAGGGTCACTATCAAATACAATGACTAATTTCATTGTATTTTTATCAAAAGAGTATGTGAAAGGATCTGGGCTTTTCTTTTTGCCTTCATTGTAATATACAGTCATTACGCCTGTATCGTCATTATAAAATGTGAGTTCGAAAAATTCATCTGCGGGGAATTGCTCTCCCCATGAACCTATTAATATGCTGTTATTGTCATTATTCACATTATCATCGTTACACGAAAATGTGAATAAAAGTAGCAAGGTTAATAATATATGTAGTACTTGTTTCATGTTATTGTTAAAATTCATATCCGACCTTTATACTAAATCCGTTCATGTCACCACTTCCATCTCCCCATTCTTCATCAAATGATACCTTTTGTATAGAATATCCTATACCTAAATTAACAGCTTGTTTTTTAGTGGTCATAAACCGTACGCCAATAAAAGGGTTACAATACAATCCACCTTTTTTTGCATGTCTTGGTGCTTCTTTTGTATTGAACTTATACCCTATTCTTAATGCAATAAAAGGAGATATTGGACCATTCAAGGCATATCCTCTCACATCCGCAAATACAGGTATGCTTACTGTTGAATAATCGGTCATATAGTGTATGCCGGTTCCACCTCCTACAAATAAATATTGATTGATTTGGCTTCCATATGTAAAATATAATTCTGGGCCTTTGTATCCACCTGCCCAGTATCCGAGATCAATCATAAATCTACTCCCTGTCAAATCGTACTTTTCATTGGATATTTTAAATGGAATTTTAGATTCTTTCTCTTCTTTGGTTATTTTACTGATATCTTCCATAGGGTACACAAACGTACTACCATCAGAAGTGCGAATAGTAATTTGCTTGTCTGGTATCTGCTCGATAATAACCCCTTTTATAACACTTCCATTTTTTAAATGAATAGCTTCAACCATTTTGTTCTGTGAGTAAGCGCATACACTACCCAATAGAACAACTAACAATAATAGATACTTTTTCATATGAAATAATTTTGCTCTTTCTGCCTCCTTCGAAAGATTAACAAAAAAAAGAAGCGTGGAGACTATTGGATACTACCACATTGAGGTCTTGGACTACCCTTCGCACAATAGTAAACAATAGCCCCACGCCTTATGTCAGTATACTATTATCCCTCTTGTATAATCAGAATGCGTATACAACAACATAGGCGTAGGAGCTGTATGTCTATTATCTTGTGCGAATGAAAGTGTCCAAGTTTCAATGCAAGATAATATCTTAACGCTTCTACGTCTTTATTCTAATACGTGAGGGCAAAGATAGTTATTCTATCTAATATTTTAAAACGGCTTAAAAGGATTTAATTTGATGTAAAATGAATATTGGGAATTTTAACAGTTCGTATTTTTGCATAAACAACAAAATATCTAAGATCATGAACAAATGCAAAAAGCCATCAAGAAAAACAGCCAGTAAAGCAGGCAAGTTATTAAGAAAGAAGATATCTTCCAAAGATGTTAAAACTCTTGCAGGTTACACTTTACAAGCCGCTTCCCGTCGTGGAAAAAGTAAGAGTGGTTGCCAAAAGAAAGGAAAATAAGTTCTTTAATACAAGCTTTTGGTATGGTCATTATACCAGAAGCTTGTTCTAATGTATTGGAATTACCAACAGCATAATGACCAGCTACAGATATAGATCTCTCATTTTCATGTACAACAATACCATAGCTCTCTATTTCTGATATATCTGTTTCGTAATCCTCCAGATCTACCCATGTTCTTTCTGATAGGTTGGAATCTATCCACTTAACTAATACCCGCTTGTTTAAAAGCGATTCTTTTTTATGTCTATTCTTTTTCATAACTTGTTATATTGATTTTTTTAGTAAACGAAAAGAGATTGTGCCAGCATTTTGACACAATCTCAATTATATGGGAATAATACTAAGGAAAAGTGTAAAGTGGTATATAATTACCTAATTTAAAAGCCTATACCAGCCTTTTCCCTGACATGTCTCAAAATTCCATTTTCCAACAAGCCTTCTGTATCCTCTTACTGGTATTTTCACTATTTCCCTTGGCACGATTTCAATATACTTTCCTTCTCCGATTGGTATAGTCATATTACCTGCCTCTTCCGTGCAAAAGTATTCTATTTCAGATGCCATGTCTTTATATACATAGAACCGGTATAGGTTCCCGTCAGGGTCTACCCGATCCATGTAATATAATATCACTTTGTCTACTTTTATCGTTTTCATTCCTTTATTCTACTTATCTTTAAATTGTTATTCTTACAGTATTCCTTCAGCCAACTATCCGTTAGATAACGATTGACTCTATCATATTTCTTTTTCGAACCCTTGCTCCAGAATTTCCATTCGTTTGTGATATCATACCCATATTTATCAAACCAATAGATATAATACACTACGTTACCGTATAAATCTACTCTTTTTCTTTCCTGTATGACTACCTCGTAAGGTATCTTCTTGTCTCTTTTCTCCATCTTTGTCCTCCTTTCTTGAATAAAAAAAAACGGCACCTGTCTTCGCAGACCAGTGCCGGTAACTAACTCGCATGGAAAACTACTTAACCTCAACTAATTCTACAGAGCTGTAGAATTTAGTGAAGCTACCAACAAATTCTCTTATATTTTTATATTCTTCTGGTCGTTTTCTGTTACCGTCTTTTATGTAATTCACCCACAGTCTATCCTCTATGTTCTTAATCGCACTCTCTATAGTAAATTCGTCGCTGACACACATTAAGCACGAAGACCCGGTTTTCTTATGTGGTTTATACACCCTTGAAAAAGACCACATTTTTATCCTGTCGTATATATATCCGTTGTTGGGATAAACGAATCCTATTCGTTTATCACCTTCTTTGGCGTAAAATACACCCGGTTCCTTTCCTCCCTTTCTATATACCACAAATCCTTTTTCTTTTAGGATCTTAACTACTTTATCTAATTCATTTTCTACGTTCATTTTCATGCAAAAATTTAAAAACGACCTTCATTACATTTCCAAAGTTCTCCACCTTAACCCACTCATGAGCTACTGCTCTAAGTACGGATGTCTCGTATGTCGGAATATCGTCTTCTTCAACCACCTTACAAGAAGCCAGAACTCCTTCGGTCGGCTTTAGTCCTCGGTCATGCAGCTCGCAGAGACCGTCCGGCTGGCGGAATGCGCACCACCCGTCTTTCACTGTTGGCTGGATCATCGCTATTGGTTTTTCTTTCACTGCAAGATACCCTACCATCCACATTGTTTCTTTTAACCTGTCAGCGTATCCGGCATCTATGATAGCCTCTATGTCTTTTGGCGTACCAATACAAGGAACCTTACACATGTTTTTACATTTATCACATGCACAAGGTTGCTCCCATCTGTTATGATCTATGCCTACCAACTTCTTTATCCGTTCTACTTCTTCTTTCATACTTCTTTTGTTAGTTCATCATAATATGCTTTCAATTCTGGTGAGGCGTATTTCATAAATGCTTCAAATAAATATGGTACTTCTACTATCGTGTATATAGTATTCCCTATTGAAAGCTGATTAAGATCATTGCTGTACAAACACGTAACACGAGAATCGAATATATACAAATCCATCCTCACGTATTCTATACATGAAGACAACGCATCAAACAAATTCTTTACGTCATTTTTGTCAAAAAGTTCTACAAAACCTCTTAATTCTCTCATTCCACTACCCTTTCCACGTGTTTAATTAATACTACTGCCATCCCCTTACCGGTTTTTATCGCACATTCCGATCCTTTTATCCATTCTACACATCCTACATACTTTTCTGTAGAATGAAAACCTGGATTGTATTTCCCAGATGTACTGAACTCTACCGTATCCCCTACCTTCAGATCATCAAAAGCAATAGACCATGTGGTCCAAATTCTATCATGTCTCCCAGGCTGAATGGCTCCGATTACGCCTTTTTTACGACCGTTTTTTATCGCCCTTAGTATTATCTTCCTATCACCTTCGATAAGGCTGCAAAAGCACCCGTAAAAGGTCAAATCAACCTGTTTTCCTCCTATTTCTTCTCTTATTTTTGTTATTCTGTTCATTTTCTGATTTTGTTTTATTTTTTTCTTTGTTTTTTCTATCTTCTATAGAAGATGATAATAACATTATCTTTTCTATGTTACTTTTTGATTGTAAAAAAGAATCGCATTTCATTACTACTACCACCTTCTTAAGTTCCCCATTATCGTATAGCGATACACGCATCATGTTTGGCACCTCGTCCACTATCAGACCTGGAGTAGTCTTAGCCATTTTACGTAGCTTGTTATACTCCGGTCTTTCCATTTCCTCTGTTTATTACTCTATAGTATTTATCCTTATCCCCTTCTTTCAACTTCTCCAGATAGAAAATTCCATCATGTAAATGAGACAAACAAAACCTGTATCCGTATTTCTGTACTCTTCTTACATGATCCCTCAGTCTTATCTCTTCACTTTTGTCTTGTACTTTGATTTTAATACTGTCTCCTTCTTTGATTGTGTATAAAATAGTTTGAATCTCTTCTTTTTTCATCTTATAAAATATTTTAACGGCAGCACCTATACTCACGCACCACTACTGCCTTATGTTTAACAATTAAATACTTAACTCTTCAATGGTCAAGCCTTTTTCTTTTGCCCACTTTAGCATCGCGCATAATTCTGTTTCTGACTTATATTTCGGATCACGCCACGCCCATCCGAATTTATCCAGGACATGATGATATAATTCGTCGGCCTTTGCCGTGTAAATGTCTTTGAATAAATGCTCCGAACCTTCCGGTATAAGCATCTCTGTTGTTGCAAAATCGGAATACGATAAACATCCGTAAGCATATTCTGTTATTTCACTCCATGCTTCTCCGGCTTTAAATCCAAATTCTTTTACAAAAGCCAAAGTTAGATACATATTTAATAATATTGTTACATCATATCCGGAATCCGACTTTCTTTCTATTATTTCCTTTTCAAATTCCTTTAAATCTTCAGGCCCTAAAAAGATGTATCCTGATACCGACCGGTAATTAGTCTCCGCATACTTCTTGCATTTATCATCATTGACAATCTTACTAATGTTAGATAACATCTTTTGCCTCCATTCATCACAAAACTCTACCTCTACGTTCATCCAATCAGTACCATAATTATATTCTTTCGGATATCCGACCGATGTTACCTTTATACTATTCACGCCATATCCGTAAAGGCGTTCACTTACCTCATTCGCCCATTCCTGTACAAAAGGAATAAACTTATTGTAATAAGAATCAAAATCAAAATCCGATTCCTCCTCATATTCTGGCATCTCTTCATAATCCTGTTCAAAGAAATGACGAGGATCTGCTATTGTTTCGTAGAAACTTACGTTAATGAAACAAAACTCGTTGGTTGTCGTTTTTAATATCATAACTTTTTGTATTTACGTACATTTTTCTTGCCATAGAATCTACACATGGCACGAATCTGACTATAAAATACTTTTGTCCTCCTGGCCTCAAAGTATTTAAACATTTCTTCATTCTTTGTTTCCCAAACGTAATCCGTTTGGGAACTCATGCGATCTTTCTCCTTGCGTGAATAATGGTAATATGATACCACAACACGTTTCATACCATTCTTTACAGGTACGATATTTACGTCTATACTATTCTCTGTCATATTATTATTGTTTTATGTTATTTAATGGTAATACTGATCCCATTTATGTGTCAGATGATAATTAAACATGGTGTAAAGTTGTATATAACCACCTTCTAATTCTTTTATAATATCTTTCACAATATTCAGCCTTACCTCCTTCGTTTCTGGACTAAGACAACCAAACCACCCATAAAACGTTCTTGTTTCCTCTGGTTCTGTGGCCATACTTATCTTCTCCTCCAATTCCGGGAAATATATTCTCACCATTTCGTCTGAACGAAACTCATAGATATTTTTATGTGTTTTGAAATACATAAACACTACATTTCTTAACGCAACACATATGTATTCCCCATCCTCTAACCTATCAATCATCTCATATACCTTTTTCCATATGAATAATCGCTCTTCTTTTGTAAACATATCTTTCTTTATTTTTGTGGTATTATTTGACTGTACGCAGACTTTTCCATGTACACAATACTATGCTCCTGTCCAAGTATTTTCTTTGCTGCTTCTTTCTTTATCGCGCAATATCTCCCTGTACGATACGGATTCTTTTGATCTGATCCATCCTCAACTTCGATAATAAAACAACCTCCGTCATCTATTATCTTTTTGCAATTGTCACATATTTCTCCCGTGCATATATGATGCGGCGCCTGCCCTTTGATGTTATTCCCTAATAAAGCAATCCCCATCTCTTCACCGCATACTATGCATAGTTCTATGGATGGATTCAACCCATGCTCTGGATGCAATACAATACCGTCTTTCATTTTCTATCCTCCTTTATTAATTCTATTATAAACTTTTTATCTTGTTCCCACAATGGCAGCCCTTCTTTTACTGTGTATGCCACTGTTTCCCTCTCTCCTATTAATCGCACGGCAATCTCTCTTGCTTTCAAGTCATCCTCCTCATGCGATTTGTTTATTAAATCATAGGCACATGATTCCACCTTTTGCCTTTCGATTATTATCGAACCCATTAACTCGCTTATATGCGATCCTAAAAACGATAAGACATTAATAGCTTTCCCAATATCATTTGAAATAGCACTTGCTAAATACATCTTATCCATATACTCCGGCAAAGCCTCGTATGCCGTTTCTATGTTTTTATACTGATTTTCGTTTACCTCCCTTTTAATCAGTTCTTCAAATTCTTCTTTTAACATGTTCTTCCCTATTTTAATGTTGTGTGAGATCGCCGGAATCGAACCGACTTGCTGCACCATGAATCCCATAAAGCAAATGCTCCGATCTTCGCAGATGGGAGCATTCTGTCTAAAGCATAAGAAAATTAATGAAGAAATTTTTCTCACTTACGCCATAGCATCTAAAATAGCTATCAGCACTATTTCTATGACAAACATAATAGAAAATATCTTAAATGCCTTTTTCATATCGCTATCTCCTCCTTTTTATTTTTTTTTTAGTTCCACAATAAACTGTTCCGGCTCTGCTCCGACCTACGTTCCACCTACAACCGCAGGCCTTAGCCCAAGGCGCCGCCTACTCCCCCTCTATGGCAGCCTGTTCGTACCTACAAATCCAATCTCCATCTATACAACTATCACTACGCGATAATAAACATTTATCCTTATAACAATCATAAAAAATACACCTATCACAACTGTAATCCTTAACGTCTACACAGCTAACTACCTTAGCATATACTATTCCATCACTGCCTTCTATTCCTTTTACCCCGAAAATAGAACCTTCTACCTCCTTACTCAAATCTAAGTCAGGCGCAAAGTCATATACGTTCATACCATCCATATTTTAATTGTTAAACATCCCGCTTAAAAAAAAATACTCACATAATGCAGTCCTCAACCCTTAATCTGTTGGAAGGAACCTATATAATGCTGTTTTAAACCCTTATCATATTGAATTTTGTGGAAATGATCTACAGAACACTGTTTTAAAACGCTTATCTATTGAATTTTGTTGGTAGGGAGTGCCCTCCCTCTCCCCCTCTCCAACTCCCGCTAATCCTCCGGCTTTCCGCATAGAACCCACGCCCTACCGCCTCACTACCGGCATACGGAGAGCGCTACAAGCTTATACTCTGGCATGGAGTATGGGGGATTTGGAGATAATATCATTCCATAGAGAGAATAGAGAGACTTCAGCCCACGCCCTACCGCCTGCTCCTCCTATCAAGATAGATATTCAGACCTATAATCAAAGCCAAAAACGAAAAGCAAAAAACCATCACAATATTATACTGATCTGGTCCGTACTCTAACATAGACCTTACTCCAACCGATAAAAAATACAGGTCAGCTACTAATAAAAACCACCACATAAAATAAAAAATTTACAATAAGTGTGTCCGAAAATACGGGTATCATAAAACCTAACTAATTGATAATCAAGCATACCTTATTTTTAAGAAAAGTACAATAAGACTAATTTTCAATCCATAGAGATGAAAAAGGCGGCATCCGACACCCTATTTTGGGTCAGAAAACCGCCTCAAGTTTCGTTTTAGACCAATTTTAACGACATGATATAGACAAAATACCGGAATTATATCCGAACGCTCCTATTTTAGTTTCGTTTTAGACCAATATGGCTCACATCCGACGTTCACTCTCAGAATATCCTACCCATGAATATAAAGAGTAAGATACAAAAATAGGGCTGCTCCGATATTCGAAACAACCCTATTCCTATTTAAATGCTGTTTATGTTTTCCTTCACGTATGTTCGTGATGTATGGACTTTGCGTTTGCATTTGTCCTTTCCTGTATCGGCATGATACGCTTCTTTGAGATCACGATACAACATAAATTCACGATACGCTCTTTTTCGCTTTTCTTTAGCTTCTTTCCTGGACAGACCGCGGACGTCTACCATATGAGATTTAAATTTCCTTTCCATTTTCTTTATGCTTTAATTATGATTAACTCCATCTATTAAGTGCTTCAATATAGAAACTCTCCGCCTCTTTATACTCATTTTCACTAAGTGTTTCCACCGTCTCGATATAGTTACGCAATGTTATTTTTACGCAACTGTTTTTAGATTTATTGAACGCTTCAATTAAAGCGTTGATCATTGCTTTCTTTTCCATGCTATTATATTATTTATAATTTAGAGGTTGCTCCGGAATCGAACCGGACACGCATTCCTATCCTATAGAGATTTTATGCTACAACCAACAGCCCGTAATTAGTACGTAGTTCTTTCGTACAGGCTCGTACTATGTTGTTATTATATTTTCCGTCTGCTACACTATTTCGCCACACATAACGGCATAGTGTCCTTGCGTTTTGATACGGCACGTCCCTACATGGTAGGCTACATGCTTGTACCCTGTAATTTAATCTACAGCCTTGTTCTATTTTTCGTGTAAGCAAGTAAGACACGTTTCGATCTGGAGACGAACCTCGTACAACGGTATGCTTTCTAAACTATACTTACATACCTAACATAAACCGCGCTTATTCAACGTAGTTCATGCAGTAATACCAACCCTTTGACTGCCAACGGCAAGGGCCGGTATATCTATCCCCAATATATAAAAGAACTTTTTGTTTTGGTAGCTTCTGTCTAAAGCATTCGCGGGACGTGCACCCACTACCAATGGCGAACAGGCGCGTTAAGGTACGCGCCGAACCTTTGGCGGACTTAACGGCGTCCCCCCCCTACCTTGTTACTGCTGAGTGCTTTCGTGTGCAAGGTATTCACTTACACACTTTGCCACAGTGCGAATAGAATAAGATTTGATCTTAACAGCCACATAAGTAGCTTTATACTCGTCGTTTTCTTTTATCAACCATTTAGTGCTTTTTTTGGTCTCCAATGATTCGGCAGTAGTAAAACCAAATGATTTATATTCGCTACCGTAAACCACATTCTCAGCGCACCAATCAGCCGTTTTAGCCTCAACGCCTTTCTCTTTGTCTGCATTGGTATCCTTATACACTTTAGAGTATAAAGCAAATTTAACAAATGTATCGTCAACTTTCGGTAACATTTGGCTACACACAGCTACCAGGCGTTTTTTATCCTTGGCGAGGGCTGCAACCTTTACGGCGTATTCTGCCGGTATTTCCAAGGCCTTGCAAATAGACTTAAGATCAGCACCATTAGCAAATAAAGCGTTGTATAACTTTACAGCACCAACCAAATTTGCAGCATTTTCTTTGATAACAGCGTTCTGTAGCTTGTTAATGTTTTTTTTCGTAATCATAACATTATGTATTTATTTGTTAAACAAGTGATATTCAATTCAATAGCCCACAACGCAAGCTATTAACAGATACAGATATAGCGTTATCCAACGGATATACTATATAGGTTCATCATGTCAGCATGTGTTATCGCTTTAACACATTGCAAATATACTACTTTTATTGTTACTACAAATATATATACTATCTTTTTTTTGTTAACTTGTATTAATTTCGATTCTATCATCTGATTATCAGCAATTTACAAAACATACAAGAGCAGTATTATGCGCGTACATTAATATGTGGGATATATGTTTATTTAAGTAGCTTATAATCAATAGGTTACAATAATACATTGATTATCAATAATTTAAATAAACTATTGATAATCAGCGAGTTTGTAGGTTTGAGGTAAAAACGCGTTTCCGGTTTTCCAGCGAAGGGGGTGTGGGGGAGAAAACGCGTTTCGGGGGCGGGAGGTTCGTGATAGGTACCCCCTCTCTCTCATCACATAAATATTTTTTCTCATATCTCTCATCACATAAACCTCTTTCTCATATCTCTCCTATCACATAAACATTTCACCATTCCTCTCCCTCATCACATAAAAGTATGGGGAACCTATCCAAAGTTCCCCATACTTATTTTACGACCAGTAATTATTTACTTTCCCATATTAGTTTATCTTCGGCTATTCCGATCTTTACTTCCTCGCACTTTCTTCCTATCCATCCATTGAGATACGAGAATGGTTCTGAGTTTTTTACTTCTTCTCCTAAGAAATTAAAAGCTTCAGTAGAAACATGGGATGCTTCATGGCAAACTGTTTCAAAATCAATTATTTTCTTATTAATAAACCATATCAAAAATCCCGTATTAGGATTTAATTTACACCCTCCGTATGGAACGGATACAGTTACAGCCTTGCTATTATATACGTAACTAAAATCGTTATTGAAACATTCTACCATGCCAGATACGTCTTTTCCTACGTATATCCACAGATTAAAAGGATAGACTTCCGGATAGAACTGATATAATTCACACTTCATTTCGATAAAAGTTTTTTACTTTCAAGGAAGTCCTTAAACTGGTCACTTGATACGTCTATAACGAATCCAGCAGCACCAGCATGTCCTCCACCACCAAATCTCTTACTTACCTCACAGCAATCTACGCCGTCTTCCACGCATTCATAAAGAGAGAACCGGACTTTACCACCTGGCATAATACAAAATGGCATCAGGGCTTTAATTTTTCTACCATCTAACCAGTCAGGTGTAAGAGAATCAAATACTTTGGAACTAAATTCTGTAGTATTCATCGCCACGACCTTAACCTCGTCTACGTAAGCTTCGAACGAGCACGCACTTACCTCTTGTTCGTTTTTGCCGGCCATGTAGTTAATTATAGCACGTCCTTCTTTAGCGAGATCATAGAAAATTAAATCCACCTCATTGTCCTTCATATTTTCTTTAAAATGGTCATACAAATACGACAATGCTATTAACACATTGAGTCTTATTTTTGATCTCAAGGCATACTGGACGGCTACCACCGTATCCCAGCCTAAACCGGATTCTTTATTCCACACATCGTAGTCTGATAAGCACCTGACTATCGCCGGCACCTTCCCCATCAGCAGGTCCGAGGCCAGTGCGCACGCACCGGTACCGACTCTCCTCAACCCTGGAACTACGAACCCCCATGTCTTACTATCTTCGATAATTCCCTTGTGATGATCTATCCACATCAGGCTCTTTCCTTCATCAAGCCATTTCTTGAAAATCGTTTTAGAATCGGCTCCGAAAGACACGTCAAGAACGTAAACAACCCCACATTCATCTACTTTATCAATAACTTTCTTTACATCATCTTCATACGAATACGGGATATAAATAACATCCTTGTTTTTACTGTTTTCGTACATGGTTGCGATGGCTGCCGACACAACGCCATCTAAATCCGATTTATGATAAACTATCGCCGTTTTATTCACCTTCATAATATTGCACATAACTACCTAAAATTATTTACCAACAAACGTGATAACGTCCATATAGTCAATACCGGCATTCTCAGCACATACCTTATCCGAATCAGAGAACTGCCCTGGCAGACCACTGGCGTCTCCGACCATCAACGAACATCCCTTAAGTTGACTAAAGTTCATACCACGCATTACCGTGTCTTTACACTTCATAAGAATATCATCAATCATGCCCGTGTTAGGCTTCCTCATCGGATTTTGTTCGTCATTTGAATAACACAACCTTTTTTCATATAGGACGCCTCTTATGCCACGTTTTACCGCCAGATCATGTACGGACCTCAGTACGTATTCTATCTTAGCTTCAATATCAGCTCCAGAAACAAACCCAGCTTCTACTCCTCCTTGATTGCTTACGATAGCAAACACCTTAACGCCGTTCTCCTGCATGAGGTCAAGAGCCTTATTCACCACATCCATCTTAATCCTCATATCTGTCAAGTCTGTAGCGAACGTATTCCCAGAAGCGGTTTCTATAAGCGTCCCGTCAAAATCGAATAGCAGTATTCTTTTGTTTTTAATATCCAAATCGTTCATCATTTTTCACTCCTACTCTTTTTTATTACCCTAAGCTGAAGACGGAATAGATTACTGTCTTCTTTTATAATATCATACACAGCATAAGAATTTTCTCCTATATCCCATCCAAGATAATCGAGCAGGTCTTTTAAGTAAACTCTCTTGTATTTTACACCAAGGTTATTTACCTTAAACGATCTCTCGTCTTCAACATCAGAAGCAGCCAGATAAAAGACCGTATTTTCAACTCCTTCAAATATCTTCCCTTCTTCTAAGCCGATAACAACCGCATCCGTTACCCCCATCCAATTCAAATTATCGACAGAGATAGTCATTATCTTACTTTTGCTGATTGACAACTTCCGGATCTTGCTTTCTTTAGTTTTAGATCCTAAAAAATCCTTACTGTTAAAAAAATCTACTTTCATGGTTATAATGTTTTATATTGATGTTGCAAATATACATAATAAATAATCAACAAAGAAATAAATAGGATTAAAACACGATAAAAAAACCCATAGCACTACGTATTTAATAAAAATAAATCAATGACGTAAGAGAATAAAAATAATCATATATTTGTCGGTATCTTAATCAATTAAAAATAAATGTCATGGCAGAAATGAAAATAGGTTTTGTAACCTTCAATCCGGGATCAGGTGATGGTGATCAGGCGGTTACCGTATCAGGTGAAAAATACGAAGGTCGTGTACAACGCACGCAACAAGTAGAATTTGGTGCCGAATCAGGGGGTGTTAAGAAAAGTGCTACCATCAACCAATCTCCGGTAGCTGAGTTCGTAAAAATAGATCCTACTGCATCTGTAGGGAAGAAGGTGGTACTGTAACAATCAACGGTACAAGTAACTCAACTAAATTAACGTTCTCCTTAACTCCGGACGAAACTCATCCTCTGACGTTGGAAATACCTACCTCCTATCAGGCGGCAGGTAAGGCTACCAACAACGGCGCTGTTATCGCCGACGACCCTGGTGCAACAGGAGCCTTTGCTTTCAGTATCGTATTCTCCGATATTGCTGCGAACACTGATGTAAACGATCTGGTAAATACTCTTAAGGTGACGGCCGCCGGAGGTCAGACGGCTAATACGGTTATTACCCAGACAGCAGGTGATCCGTTCTTGGAAATAGACAAGGAGGTAATTAACTTGGATGCAAACGGTACTCCTCAGACTATCAACGTTAATGCAAACATCAGGTGGACTATCACTCAAGCTGTTTCTAAGTTGGTAAGGAAAGTAATGAAATAACAATTACTTACAGAAAAAGAAAAGGGGCGTCTATTTGGCGTCCCTTTTTTCTATGCATTGTATGTAGTATTTATCTTTTTGCCTACTGACAAAAATCTTTTTAAAAATCATCTGTTTTATGATATGGACTCTTTTCCCGTCATCTAATTCCCTCCATATTTCATTAAAGATCAAATCTATTAATTCCATGACCTTCTTATCAGAGACAAGATTCTTTCTACCGGGGCTGACCCATCCATCATCAGTCATCTTACTGGCTATTTTATTAGCTATCCTGCTTAATTCACGTGGGGTGCTCATTTTAATACGTTTTTAAATATTCTACCTTTTTCACACTGAAGTATGCAGTCTCTCATGGGATGATCTTGTTCATGATCGTCACACATCGGAAATTCTTTTCCATAGGGAAAAGCGATGTGCGGGCACTGCGCCCTGAACGCATCCCAGGCCGACTTCCTTACAGCCTCAGCTCCGGCACGCACGCCCTTCTCTCTTTCCTTGGCTGGGTCAGCATACACGTTTGAAATAGCTCTTTTCTTCCAAGTAAGCATATTGTAGTAAAACTTATCCACCAGTTTCCTGCCCACTACATCAAACTTCTGTCTATGAATTAAAGGTGCGGCCTTAACGATGTTCTTCCTATTTTTACTAACATCGACATAAATCAGTCCAGCATAAGACGGAACTTCACTTACGTCAATCATATTAGGCGGACAGGCGTAGTAGAAATAGTTTGGAGGATAGCTTATGACACCACCTACCTTAATAATGCCGTCTTTAAGAACCTTATGTTTTTTATCCTTTTTGAAGTCGTTAAAGAAATCTTGTTTAGACATCTTGACCTCTACTTCATAAGCGTACAATGATCTTGTTATGGCCAGGAAGTCAGATTCCCAATCATATATATGAAGATTGTTAATAACATACATCGGATTACTTAACAGATCCCTATTAAGGATCTTAAGCATTTGTTGCTCTGGGTAGTTCATTGTCTTACTTTTTTTAGAGGCTTGTGGCGGAATCGAACCGCCCTACGAGATTTTGCAGATCCCTGACTAAACCACTCATCCAACAAGCCATGTAGCCCATGCCTGAATCGAACAGGCAACTTTTGATTAGGACTCAAGGGTTTTATCCGTTAAACTAATGGGCCATTTAATGTTTGCTATGTTCACACACCACAAACACTTAGATAATTAACACTTTACACAAAATATGTACCGTTATCCAAGGAGGATTCGAACCTCCGCTAACAGAACCAAAATCTGTTGTGCTACCACTACACCATTGGACAGTGGTCCCGGAGGGATTTGAACCCACGATCTCGATGTTATGAGCATCTTGCTTTCACCACTAAGCCACAGGACCTTAAAAATATGCAGGAGCCTTCACAGACGCCTGCATATAACAGCTAAATTTTTAACCAATAATTATCCTAAAAACTCTCTCAACGCAAAGTTGAGTACTAACCCATAATATGGCAAACATTAAAATATAAAAAGGATTAAAATACCTACTTCTTTTTTTTCTTCTTCTTTTTAGTGTCTTTTACTCGTTCAGCTTCGTTTTCGGGCTCCACAATGTCACCTGCTTCTTCCTGAATCACATCTGTATCAAGAAGCGTATTGTATTTAACTTCCTTATTTTTATCAAATTTCTCCGATTCTGCCACATCCTTATCTGACTCCTCATCTTTATCCAATTCCGGCTCAGCGACATTGTTTTTATCTTTCCCGATTATACCTATTTGGTAGCCTCTTAATTCTACTTGCATTAATTTCAGCTTCGATTCTAACTCTTGTATTGTTTTGGACCCAACCGAAACCTCGTTTTCCAAATCTCCGATTCTGATCCTGGCTTCAATCAATGCATTTGATTTCTTTTTTAATTCAGATGAGATACTGTTTTTCTTTTCTTCCAAGTTTCTGATTTTGTAATTAGCCTCATCAAGATCAGACCTGGCTTTGTCAAGATCGACATTGACAGCATCAAGTTCTTCCGTTTTCTTCTTGACGCTTTTTATCAACTTTTTCTGATTTTCCTTCAAGGCGTCAATCTTTTCCTTAGACTCAGAAAGATCTTTGCCAACAGATAAAATCTCTTTATCCTTTGAAGCGATATCTGACTTGAGTTCGGAAAGCCTTTCCTTGTAAGAAGCGGCCTTATCCTGCATTTCCTCAATTTCCTTTGCAAGATTTTCGGATTTAATAGCTTTCTCCCTGTACATTGACAGCTTGCTGTCTGTGATGAATGTAAAACCTAACATGCTCATTTTAAAAATATTTAAACATTACTTAACTCCAGAACTACCAAGACCTTTTTCTCCACGTTCATTCCCGTCTTCTACCTCAATATCTGTTACTTCTTCCAATACCATTTTGTATTGTGGAACGATTTCCATCTGAGCTATTCGATCGTTTTTGCGGATTACGGTCGGTTTTTTATTGATTTTAGTAAGATTAACCATATACTCTCCTTTGTAGATAAATTCGCATTTGCCAGGAGCGTTAGTAACTACCACTCCCTCGTCAAAAGAGAATCCAGATCTTCCTTCCACATTCACACACCAACCTTCTGGTATATTCAACTTGAATCCTGTTCCGATTCTAACAGAATAACCTTGATATAAGGTAATTGATTCAAAATCGGAAGGAACATCTATTTCTACTCCCATGTCATTCATCATCTTCACTACTCTATATGCACGAATATCACAACAGGCATCACCATCATGTTTGTATTCAGGTGCCACGACATCAGGATACAGCTTCTTAATACCTACCTGAACAGTCTTCTGATACCCTGGAGTCAAATACGATTCAGGTATTTTATTAACGACCTTATCCTCTTTTTTATGTTTGTTGTTCTTTTCAGAAACAGTATCCTTCTTATTATCTTCTTTTTCATAAAGAAGTCTTTCAATATCTTCTAACTTATCCATAATCATATTTTTATAGTACAATAAACAATACCTTCTTTTTTTATGTCCTTCGTTGATTCATAGCACTCACGAAAAGTACTTATGTCTGCATCATTAGGATCATCGACCCACTCATCTCCTTGCTTATATTTTTCTCTGGTTTCTGAGTAGATCATACATAATTTATCCCCATGCTTCGCCATAATCCTTTCTTCTGTCACTTTCCTACGAAGCTTAATAAGGGGAAATCTTGTAACTATTTCTACTGTCATTCTACACAATCTTTAAAAGCCCAAGAGATGTTATTCTCCTGGGCTGATGTTTATATTAAAATGGAAGGTCATCTTCTTCCATAGGAGGAAAGTTCGGCATCTGTGCTTGCGGCTGTGGCTGCGTCTGATGCTGAGGCTTGGTGCTCCTTGTAGCAGGCGCCGGGGCAGGTGCAGCAGGCTGAGCAGTCGGCTGTGGCGTATAAGCCGGTGCCTGATACTGTGCTGGCTGTTGAGCAGGCTGTTGATAATTCTGATACGGAATAGCACTCGGAACAGACTGAGGTTGTTGAACCTGTTGAGGCGCGGCCGGCTGCTGGGGATAAGTCTGAGGAGCTGTAGGATCTTGCTGAGCATTTCCTCCTAAACCTAATTTAGCCATTATACCTGCTCTGATATCTTTAATAGAAGCATTGAATCTGTTTGAATATTCAGTAATCTTCTGATAAGTGAAGTTGTTTTGAGCTGAATAATCAAGGCTTTTCTTGCCATCAAATCCTGTAACTTCAACAGGGTCAGGCCAACCATTTACGCCTTTTTTATAAAAACGTTCAACAAGCTGATCGTTTTCTCCGTCTACTCCGGCATATGCGATAATAAGTTCCGAAGATCCAAACTCGTCATCTTTCTTCTTCTTAAAGACATTGAAATAAATTTCACGACTGAAATCGATGTTTTCGTAGTATTTTACGAAGCTCTTAACAAAGCCCTTGATATTTCCTTTTTGATTGACGAGAGGTATGGAAATACAATAGTTTTCATTAAGCTCGTAATCTTTTAATACGATAAGGAAATTAGTAACAGTATTTCCATTAGAGAAAGAGCTTGACTTTAACCCGATGTAGTTAATGTATCCAACTACTCCATTATAATACTCTTTCCAATATCCCGCCGGCTGACCGCTATTAGGATTTATGTGCTGAACAAAACCTTCTTTTGGTTCGTTACTTTTTTCATACAAGTTACCATCTGAATTAATATACAGATAATAAGTTGTACCAAAACTTCTGTTTTCTCTAAAAGCCATATTATTAATTGTTTATAGATTATACAATGTTTGATTTAAGACGTATGTTGATTCGTATTTAGGATTGAACATCTTTATCATCTTATACTGATCAGACCAATCCATGACAGTATCTCCTTTTATAAGTGATTTTACGGAAGACAGTATATTTTCCTTACCGATAGAAAAATTAAAACACGGACCTTCGAGCGCATTCAAAGGCATTGATTCCATTATCTTTTTTCTATTTCCAAAATCCTCAGACATTACCGTTATGCCGTTTTCTTCATCTACCTTGACATTAACAACATTATCCACCAAAGTCATGGAATTAAGAACCGATATAAGTAAATCCCGGTCAAACTTAACTCTCGACGATTTTTCGAATTTGCTACATACGTATTCGTAGTTAGGATACTGTTGTTCTACGTTCATATCCGATATAATTACATTATCAAAGCATAAGAACGTCCTAACTCCATCTGTAGAAATACTGATCTCCGTATCTTTATCAGATAGAAAGCGGTACAAGATAGAAGCCGCAACCTCGCTTAGCATAATCGACCTTTCTTCTGATGCATTAGCATACTCTTTCCTGTTTATAAACAGACGGAACATATCAGTAGAAACAATGTCAATATAGTCCTTCTTCACATTAAGAAGAATCGAGCATATAGCTGGTCTAAATTCATCCGATCCAACAAACGCAAAAGATCTTTTCATAGACTGAATGAAAGACGAACTCATAACACGAATACCGTCACCTACAGGATAAAAGAAATCAGGGAAAGCCTTATCCTCAATCCAAGTAGAAGAAAAAGATCCTCTATCGTATTTAAAAACGATACTGTAATCATTTTTAATCTCTATCTCTATATCCTGGTTATGATTTTTAAAAAATGAAATAAGAGTCCCGGCATCTACTAAAAGAGAAAACTTCTGGTCACAAGAAATATCAGTATTCACATCGAAAATATCATCCGTATATGTTATACGTTCGTTCATGGCTTGTATCCGGATATGATCAAAATATAAAGTAATTTTTATATTCGATGTGACACAATCCTTTAGAACCTTATCAAACATCTTTGAAATGTTTGAAAGTTTCTCATTCATTAGTATGCCAGGAACTCTTACTTTCATTTTTTAAAACTTACGATTATGACTATCTAACACTGCAAATGTATTATTTTAAAATCTAATTACTAATTAATTTGATTTAAAATGATTTAAAATAGATTAAATGGTTCTTCTTGCTGCCTCTGCTATAAGCATTGCATCAACTATACCGTCATGGGCTGTCTTACATCTTTCGTTTTTAACGAACGTATCGTTTGGCCACAGCCTTTTAGCGCAAGCCAATGACGTTTTCTTAGTATTTACCTTACTGGCTTCCATAACCTTATCAGAATGCGTCCAAACCAATTTCTGCCATGTTTTAGGGGCTATGAAATTAACGGAGCAACTTATGTCCGGAAATGCCATACAGAGGGATAGGAACAGCCCATGCAGTTGGCCTTTGTTCTCCATGAGAGAAGCTGTAGAGGACGTGCTGACCCCGTACAGGGCGTGGACGTCCTCTATGACAAACACTACCCTATCAGGATTGTTTTCTACGATCATATCCCGGCAAAAAACATATTCTTTAGTCAAGTCTACCGGCCCTGAAGCTGATATTCTTGGAGTGGAGATTCTTGATATTAGTTTACTGTCTTGATCGATGCAGGCTATGGCTCCATCTTTTCCCGGATCTGCTGCTATATATAACACCATACCTACACTAATTTAAATTCATGTCGATTTTACCAATGCTGTCATCATCTTCAAAACCTCCATTGTCAGTAAGTTCGTAATCAATAGCCACAGAGCCGTTACTAAGAATATAAAAGCCTTTAAACATCTTTCCTATTTCAATAGGATACACGACATTCACGTCCCTTCCAATATCCTCAAACGGCATAGCGATATCTTCTGATTTAGCTTCCTTTTGTTTTGCTAATACACCAACGGGTATATTTTTACCTTTTATAGATGCGTATGTAACCATATACAGAATATCGTTATTGACAAACGCCCTATCACTACTCACCTTATCCAAGCTGACATATATAATATGTTTTATAAAACTATTGATATCTCCACATATGTTAATAGCTTCTACCTCTTTAGGAATAACGACTTCCACTTCTTCTGGTTTTATATTTTTCTTTTTCATTGCATTAATCTTTTTGTATTTTGTTTTACTTCTTCAACAAGATCCTGATCTTTCATCATCTCTTGCTTAAGTTTCTCATTCTCCTTAATTCTTTTCACCCTATCGGCAAGAATCTTCTTATATTTCTTATCCGATATTTTAATAAACCAAGGACAGTTCCTTGATGGAATCCTTTTACATGGATAGTCAGTTAGACCGTTAGGTCCAAACTGCTCGCATCGGTTACATTTTTCTTCTCCTGTCATTACATCATATTTTAGGGAAACATTCTTCCAGCTCTCTATAAGAGCACTCTACTACAACAGAGTCTCCTTTAGGGAGAAATACCAAAATAGAATCGATAGAAAAAAACACTATCTACTTTTCTTACAAGTTGGCCATGTTTGTAAGAAGACATGACCAACCTAATTCCATATGAATCCGAATAAGATCCTTTCCTACATGGAAGTATGTTTTCAACAACATAATTAAAACCTCCTACATTAACTTCATCTCCGGCATTGATTTCCATGATAGGAACCATCTTAACCCTTCGATCTATACTTATTTTCATTTCGCTACTTCGAATTTGATTTGCTCCTTTGGTTCATAATTCCATACCTCAAAATCATCCGGAGTGAAATCATAGAATCCTTTCCCTTCCATACGAGACGAGATAGTAACCTGCGGAACCGGCCCGAATAGGGATCGACGAAGGAGCTCGTTTGCCTGTTCTTCGTGACGATCATACACATGCATATCTTGGATGAAGTGCGTAAAAACAGCCGGCTTCAGACCCGCGTCGTGAGCAAACATCATCATCAACGCCGCGTACTGTGCTACATTCCATAGGCCGGCAACAATAGCATCCTGGCTACGTTGATAAAGCGTCATATAAAGCTCATCTCCTTTAACAGATAAATTAATCTGGAACGCGCATTCTTGAAGAGGTTTAACAGAATTAGTAACAGGGTTAAACATAGATGCTATGATACGTCTTGATGACTTATCATTTTTCAACGACCATAGAATAAAATCTGTTTGATTTTCAAATCCATACCCTTCATAAGCACGACCTACTATTTCATTTCCATTAATAAAATAACCATTCTGGTTAATTATGTAAGTATCGTTTTTAGCATCATCTAATATAACGGGAGTGTTAATCATATCACCATAACATCCTTCAATCTTCCCATTTTTATCAGCCCACTGATCCCAGATATGGAGACCAAGTTCTTTAACATCTACTGATCTTTTTTGCCAAATCCACAAAATTTCTTTTATGGAGTTTTTAAGATTAGTAGGTCTAAGTGAACCAAGAGGAAATTCCCGACGAAGATCGTACTGGTTGCATACTTGCAGGATACGCTTCACCTTTACGCCTGTCCCGTCACCGTAGACCGGTCGCTTTACCTCTTCCAACGGCTGGCTCATTATAAGAGCCAAATTGTCTTGAAATATTTTATCTACTCTTGACATGTTTATATTTTTATAAATTAAACTCTGCAAAATCTATTTCAGATCCGGTTGACAAATTGATCATTGATTTTTCAAGCTCTTCCATTGGAATAGGTTCAACGATTCCTTCGTTTGAAAGTGTTTTATTATAGAAATCAATAACCACCGGATCACTTGTCTTTACCATTTTAGGGATAGGTTGACGAAGATACATTCCATCTAAGCTTTTCACTCTGGAAAGTGCCGTATATAACTGTCCTGTTTCAAAAGAGTTCGATACGTCCATCATGGCAGCATCTAACGTAAGACCTTGGCAGCGATGAACAGTTATCGAATAACCGGCTTTTATCGGATACTGAACAATAGAACCAATAACTTCAGATTCTACCTTGTACCCATTTCTGACGTATTTTACCTTATCAAACGAACATGGTGTGATAATAACCTTAACATGCTCTTCATCTTTAGGACGATCAAGAACTACTTCAATCTCCCCATTTTTAATAGAAGACACAACGCCAAGAGATCCGTTTACGTACTCTCCTCCGTTTCTGGTAATCATAACCCTGGAACCTTCTTTTATAAGAAGCGTCTTTTCAACAGGAGCTTCTTTAGGATAATCACCTTTTATAATAGCTTCGAATTTTCTTAATGATCCAGGTACGGAATTTATCCTCATTTCATTAATGGCCGTAGCCTTGGCATTAGTCGTAACAATCTCAACATATCCTGCGCCATTTTCAGGCTGAATACATCTACTGTTTAGCGTAGTAAACACATCATCATCCATATGACCATCACGTACCTTATTAAGGATGCTAATGAATTTCTCATCTTTCTGACGATATATTTTTTCAAAAGACACCATTTCCATCCCAGAAGCCATAAGAGACTTCGAACTAAAGAAATAAGATGTATCGTATATTTCTCTAAAAAAATCCTCTTTAATCACAGGAGGAAGCTGAAACAGGTCGCCTACCATAATAAGTTTCACGCCACCAAACGGATCCTTGTCTCCTCTTGCATGACGAAGAATGTCCGCAACATTATCAAGAAGATCAGGACGAACCATAGAAATCTCGTCTATGATAAGATATTTTATATTCTGTAAAATCTTTTCGGATTCTCCTCTGAACTTGTTTTCACAATTGTCCATAAACTTGCCATTCCTTATTTCAGGAATGTAAGGTTGCATACCGATTCTGAAAAAAGAATGAATGGTTTGGCCACCTGCATTAACAGCAGCAATACCAGTAGGAGCGACAACAACCGCATTTTTTAATGCCGGTATAATACGTTTAAGGAAGAATGTCTTCCCAGATCCGGCCCTACCTGTTATAAAAAGCGGTTTAGGTGACTTACAAATAGACTTAATAGCCTTTCCTTGAGCGACATTACCTTCAGACATAACTGAACGAAGAACGCATTCCATTAGTTTTTTGTTGTAACTTATAGCCATATTTTTCTGATTTTGTTCTACAAAACAAAAGTATGAAGATAAGATAAAACATAAAACATAAAATGAATTAATTAGAATTAAAAAGAAATAATAAATTAGATAAGTGGCTTTGTGACAAATTCTAATATTCTATTCTAACATATCATTTCAATAATCATATCATCTTTATTTTTAGGCATTACCATATTAACAACATGCCCCAATACAGAATAAGACCATTGTCTATATTTTCGAATAAGTTTTCGAACAAAAAACTCGTCATAATCCTCCTCCATATCATATATGGCACATTCTTCTAATATTTGTTCCTTTTTTATATTAAGAAATAATAATGCTTCTCTTATATAATCCCTTATTCTTCTGAACTTTAAATCATCTCCAAATTTACTAAGTATCAAATCCTTAATTTTAATAAGTAGATTTATCTTAAATCTTCCATCTTTAGTCATAAACTTCCTCACTCCCCTTCTCTTCTTTAGGTTTTGAAGAATAAATTCAGCTACAGCACATACCTTCGATTTCGTCCTCTCCTTTCTCGCTGTATCACATCTTCTCTCTTCCCTTACTTTTTTAACACAACGAAACCTGGTTTTACTAACAAACATATCTCGATATTTCTCTCTGGCATTCTTGAGATATCTTGCGTACCCTATTCTTTTTACTTCTCTTATCTCACTTATGACAACATTTGTTATATAATTAAGATCCTCTATGCGAGTAGTTGTAATACCAAAATATGTCACTCTGAAAAAATAAACAATACCAGACGCTAACTTATCATAATCTACTTGAATGCTTGAAAACGGGTTTGCATTGGCTAAAATATACGCTACTGTTTGCATCTTGAACATCCAATACATATTGGAAGGAGCCTCCCATACACCAGTCTCTTCAAACTTTTTAATTCTATCTTTATGCCACTCATCTCTGGCATATTTAGGAATACCAGGAAAAATCAATGAGTTTTTAGACTGTCTGATAGCCATCTTCCCTTCCGATACCTGACGAGCCTCAGAAGGTGTAAGCGAGAAATTTCTCCTTAAAAGCGAAAAATTTGATTCACCATTAATTGTAATTGAAATTATGTCAATATCTTTGTCCATATTTAAGTTTTTAATTTCTGCAAATATAGCAGAAATTAATATACGATGTATGATACATGTATATTAATTTAAAGCTCCGGTCTGAGATAGATAGGAGCTTTTATTATTGTTGACATTATTTAACAAACAAAGTGGTTTGTAATAGTCTCATTTTCAGCAAGTGGCAATCTGGATATATAACATACTTCGTATGTATATAGCAGAAAATAAATTTTCAACTATATAATAGCTTAAATGGATTTAATCTATTTACTTTCGGGAACACTCATGCGGTTCCCGCATTCGTATTCCCTTCTATGTATAATTATTACACTACATATGGATTTATAATAAATATTTCATTTTGTTATCATATGTTCGATTTATCAACATATGATAACAAAATGGATAGTAAAATACAAAATATTATTACAAACTGATTCCATGAGATAAGCTGGACAGGCGGCAGGCGCAGGGCAGGCCCGTGTCACCGCACCGACAGCCCCGGCAGCAGGGACAGCTTTTCATGTGGAACGATTAACCTTATTATATATATAAAATACGTTAATTTTAAATTTATAAATCTTTAATCCTTATCTTTGTATCAAAACGATAATCTCATGAAAGAAAGTGATAATAAAGATGTTAGTAATAGGGCTTATAGGCTTTTAGTACCTTATTCCAATACGGTAGATATGGCTAAGAAGATACTTCTGTTTTATAACGGATACCTAATGGCTTCCGGCAATGAGAAGAATGTCATAGATGCGAGGCACTTAAATCTTCTTGCCTATTATTTTGTGTTTGGATATTCGTATGAGACGAAGAAGAAGTTTTCTCATTGTTTCAGTACCGATCTTCAATATGTATCGGTTTTGGATACGGAGATGAAGAAGCGTGGTATTTTGATTGACCGTGAAGGGAATTACAGGACAAGGTGTTTGTGCCCGGATATAGAGAACATGCGCCGTCTTTTTGTATTGGAGGGTTCAAGAGATCAATGTGCGTTGGTTTCTTTATTTTACAGAAAAAAAACTTTTGAAGCCGATGGCGAAGAATAATTTCCCTATATCATTTGAGTCACATATTATAGATGATGTGATGGATAAGACCGGGAGCGTTTACGACCGAAACCAAATACGTGACGTTTTTAGAGCCAGTATTTCTTATGCTAATAACTTATGTACGTACACAGATAACGTGTCTGTATCGTTCCCGTATGTAGGCGATATGGTTTGTAACCTTCATGAGATGGAGAGGCGCAAACACAATCTTGAGCGTCTTAAATCCAAGGTAGAAAAATTATCTAAGTATCAGGAAAAAGAACTTAAGTGCCTTGATATTAAGATAAGGATGATAAAAGATGCTTATGACTCAGGTGAGATAAAAGGTGGGGATATGTTGATAAAACACAACAAATTATCTATCTTTAAATCTCGTAAGGGTCATAGTTTTAGTGAAATACAAAATATTCAAGAACAGGAATTTAACAGATAAGTCATGAAAAAAATTTTGCAAGCGGAAGTTATATACGATGCTTTTATGGATACGATATTAAAAAAACTTCCAAGAAAAAAAGAAGATTATCCTGATTGGTACAAGGAACGTCTTGAAAAGTGTGAGGGATGTAAATTCAATACCAAGAACATCCCTAACTCTATGCTTCCTCTTTCTTTGTACGTAAGCAAGAAAATAGGTAAAAATCGTTGTTCGGTATGTACGTGCTTCATCAAGCAGAAGGCCTGGAGCAAGACAGAGGAGTGTGCGCTTGGGGAGGGGCTTCCCCGTCCTTCATGGATGGACCGTCATTATTCTATTGATTTTTATGATGAGAAGTCAAGATGGAACAGGTTGGAACTTATTACAATGGATTCTGATGAATTTAATGTTATTTCTACAGATGACAAGCAATACAACATTGACCTCTCTAAAGACGGTAAATCATTTGAAATCATTTTCGAACCGGTAGAAAAAGGGAACAGTATAAGGTTTTCATTCGTTCTTGAGTCGAAGCATGATATGAAGATAACAGCATCAGAGACATCTTGTGGTTGTACGTCATCTAATTTGAATATCATAGACTCCAGTCACTTTAAGTTCAATATAGAGATACATACATCAGGATTTGGAATAGGAAGATTCGTAAAACATATGACCGTTCACTATCAAAAAGATGGGTCTCAAAAAGAGGAATCGATTCCGTTTAATTTTGAAGGTACTATAATTCAAAAAAGTTAAGTTATGGGCGGCTGTGGTAAAGCAAGGCATTTACAATGCGAGGATAAAAGGAAGTCCTTATTTTCTATGTTGCAGGCTTCTTGTGACGATCTACCTGATTATTCTGCCGGAGACATTCTCTATGCTGTACTTAGATCTTTTGCAAAGAAAAGAGGATTGTCTGTTTCTTTTTTAAGGACGTTGACAGACAGCGAGCTTTTTGAAGTGGCTGATTATAATTTATCAATGGAGTTGATGGACGTTATTATTCATGATAAAAAGGTTCTTGACAATGAAGAAGATTGATTTTGATTCAGATATAAAGCATCTTATTTCTTATTACAGCCATCTACTGTCTGCGCAAGATAAGGTGGGAGAGGAGATGGAAGATCTAACTAAGGATATTATTAGGAAGAAGGATGAGGAAAACAACATAGAGTTAGAAGACTTTATTGATTTGGAGGAAAAGTCGTTTATGACCAACTTGTATCAACAAGAGATAATGAAAGTATCTTCCTCTGTCAAGACCGTCTACAGGTTATCTATTAACGCCGGTCATGATCTCAATGTAGATGATGACAGTAAGAAGGTTCTTGATAGGATAGTAAACGACGGAGAATCAGATTTTATTATGTACGTTGATAATAATACTGGTTCTGTTGTATTCAAAGACGAGTCTGTTGAGGAAGGAATAAAAAACATGTGTAAGTATCGTGTTGATCCATCTTCTCTTGAAGACAGGTTTAATATGCTTAAGTCTCAGTATGAGGCTTTTTTAAAAATTATCAACAATGAAAGCAAGAAAGCCGACTAATGATGATGTCTCTTACGTAGATCGGAAACTTATTGTGTTAAGGGATCAGATAGATAAGGCTGAACGTTATCTATCTGAAAATCCTTGGGATAAAATAGAAGATTCCGATAAGAGGGAGAAAGAATTTAGGTTTCAAAAAAGCTTGTCTGATAGCTTAATGCAATGGACTGAATCTTATATTAAGATGTGTGGGATAATGGATGTCTATAATCAGCTCGAGGCTGCCAAAAACAAGAAAAGCCTAAAAGGAGGACAAACAGTATCAGGTATTCAGTCTTTTGTTAAGAATGAAGCTAAGAACAAGCTCGATAAATAGTTTTGTCATGAATATTAACAGTAAAGAACTTTATATAAATATGGGTAACGATATTCCGTTATGGAATGACCTTTATTCTTATGAAGAGCAAGATGATGATGTCAAGCAATTCTGGGAGAATGAGGCTATGAAACTCCTTAACGGTGTTACCATAAATGGGGTGTTTATCCATCCTTGGCTATACTGGCATATCAATTTCTGGAAGATGATGATTGACGTAGGAGAAGATCGTATTCCAGGAAATTCACAGCTTCGTGATAATGAATGGATGTTTGCCGAATTTCTAAAGCAGGCTGAAGAAGAGAATAAAGGAATATTCATGTTCGGGTGCCGTCGTTTTGGGAAAGCCCTTCTTGATTCTGAGATACTTTATCTTGAGGACCGGGAAAAGATGATAGGAAATATTGTTGTAGGGGATAAGATATATGACGATAAAGGGAATTTGGTAGAGGTTGTAGGTGTCTACCCTCAAGGGAAAGTAACCACCTACAGAGTTGTGTTCGAAGACGGTCGTAACGTTATTTGTTGCGGAAATCACCAATGGCGTGTCAATCATGGCGGAAAATGGCATGTTAGGAGTCTTAGAGCCATAGCCGGATTAGATTATAAGAGTATGTCTATTCCAGTAGGTGAGGCCCTGAACTACCCTACAGCAAAGCTGCCGGTTCCGCCGTCAGCCTACGCCTCGATGCTGGCGGCTTATCTCGGTGGCTATGGAGGGGATATGTTTTTTGATAAATACGTTTGTAAGAAGTTTTTAAGATCGTCCATAGATCAAAAGAAAGATTTTATAGAAAACTTCATTCGTTCTTTCAGAAACGTAGTAACCGGAGAAGAAGAGCTTACGTTGTCTCATATTGACATGGATGTCATAAATTTTGTACAACGTATGTTTTGGGCTTCAGGTTGGTATGCTAAATTGGAGGGGAACAAACTTATACTATCAAGGAATCGTAAGGAATTAAAAATAAGATCCATATCGATATACGGAAAGGAGCATGCCACTTGTATAACCGTTGATAATGACTCTCATTTATTTTTGACCACCAATTACATCGTTACTCATAATACGGCCATAATGAGTTCGTTTTTGGCTCGTAATGCTACAATGACATACAATTTGACACATAATGTTATTGGGTCAAGTAAGGAGGACCTTATGAGTCTTGGTGAGTATCTTGAGTTTGGTCTTGATAATATACATCCTTATCTAAGAATAAATAGAACAGGTAATGATTGGTTTAAAGAGGTTATTATGGGTACTAAGACGGTGAACAATATTCGTGACGTTCACGCTCGTATTCGTATTACCAATATTGATAGCGGTAAAGCCGGTGCCTCTCTTAAGACCGCATCTGGAACACCATATACATCTATTTATGATGAGGTAGGTAAATTTCCATTTTTAGCAGCATACTTACAAGGTCGTCCTGCCCATATGATGCACGGTAGAATGAGGGGGATGATGATATGCTCCGGTACGGGCGGCAACGTTGAAAAGTCTCAAGATGCTCAAAAAGTGATGAATAACCCTGCTGAATACGGGTTTATTGTCATGAATTATGATCTGCTTAATAAACGTTGTTTAAAACCAACTTGGCGTATTAGTCAATCCGGTTGTTTTGTTCCTGCTCAGATGTCTCATGCTTATGATAAGGAAACAACAACCTTAGATAAGTACCTTGGAATAGAGAAAGCTACAGGTCTTAAGAAAATAGATATTCAGGTATCAAAATTTGATGATAATACTAAGAAGATAAAATCTCGTCTTGATGAACTTGTCAAAAAGGATAGAGCTTTATACGTTCAGGAACGAATGGCATTTCCTTTGTCTATAGATGATTGTTTTCTTAATACGAATGTAAATAGGTTTCCTGTAGAAGATGCTTTGAAGCACAAAAGCCGTCTTCTTGAAGAAGGAAGACCAGGGAAAACAGTAGACATATATCAGACTGATGGAATGAAAATGGGCTATCATTTTAGTGATAAACAGCTCGCTGATTATCCGTTCCAAGGTGGAAATATAGATGCTCCTATTGTTATATACGAAAATCCGCCTGAAGATGGAGGTATTTTTGATTTCACATACGTGAGTGGATGTTTACTTCCAGGTGAGAGAGTATTAACAGATAAAGGGTGGAAATACGTTGAAGATGTAAAATATGAAGATAAGCTTGTAAATAAAGATGGAGAATATGTTTTTATTAACAAAAGACTGTTATATAATAAAATAGATGAAGATGTGTATGATGTTAAAATGTATAATGGAGTTTCAATAACACGTTTTACGAAAGAGCATCCATTGTATGTTAGTGACAATAAACTTAAAAATGGTAAAATAATATGTGAAGATTTATTTAGCTTTGATTTTGTTAAAGTATCTGATGTAAAGAGTGGAATGTGGATTAAATATCCAAATATTTACAGAAAGGAGATATATCCTTGTAAAGAATTATTCCCTTATGTAATGTCTGATGATTTATGGTATTTAATAGGAGCTTGGATAGGTAATGGGTATTCAAGGATAGACAAACATCATGTAGGCATATATATAAGTACACATAAAAACAATGATAAGTTTATAAAGAAAATAGATGATATATGTAAATCATGTTTTGGTAAATATACTAATAAAAGATTCAGGGATAATAGTTGCGAGATATTTTGCAGTGTAAAGGAGTTTGCAATATGGATGGACTCCACATTTGGTAAATATGCCAATGGAAAATTTATACCAGAATGGGTTAAGTATATACCTCATGAGTATAAGGTTTCTTTTTTGTGTGGATATCTTGATACGGATGGTTGTTGTTATGCCGTTAATGGTAAGAAATTATATACTATTGAATATACAAGCTGTAATTTAAAATTATTAGAGAGTGTACAAGATATTTTGTTTTCAATAGGAATAGTTTCTAATATAAAAATTAATAAAAACGATAGATCTGATGTTATTCAAGGTCATTTTAAGAAAAGTAATTGTTTATATTATTTATCTTTTGGTACAAATGGTATATTAAAATTACTATCATTTGGTATAAGCAGTGTTAAGCTTGATGGTATTATTATTTCAGATAAAATAATCAAGGCTAAGAAAAAGGGGTGTTTTATAAGTAGTGATGGTAATTATATTTATATAAGGATTAAAAGTATAGAGAAGGAATTGTATTCTGGTCCTGTGTATAATTTTGATTGTGATACGCATACCTATTTATGTCATCACATAACTACCCATAATTGCGACCCCTATAAATCAGACAAGGCTGATACTGATTCTGTTGGTACGTTTTATGTACTTAAAAGGTATGTAAAAATCAACGATCCATTTGCTTATTGCATAGTAGCATCATACGCATCACGTCCTCCATCTTCCGATGATTTTTGTAGGAATTGTGAAATACTTCAAGAAGCGTATGGGGCTAAGTGTCTTATGGAGAATGCCGATCGAATGTATGAACTGTATCTTACGAGACGAAATAAGCAGCTCATGTTACTGGAAGACGGTGAACGTCTTGCCGGTAAGATTATCCGTGCTGGCGCCCGTCAGAACAACAAGCTCGGTTTGGCTCCTACGGTTCCCAATCAGCGCATGCTTTTCAATACCGTTATTCAATATTGTTGGGAGGATGTTGTTGTCGGGTATGATGATGATGGTAATGAAATAACACAGAAAGGTATTTACCGTATCCCTGATATAGAACTTCTTGATGAGATCATAGCCTTCGGCCCTGGGGTCAACACCGACCGTATCATAGCCTTCGGCCACGCTCTTCTTCTGGCTAAGTATTATGATGATATGGGTTACATGCCTGAAAGTACGACTCAGAAGGAGAATCAAAAGAAGAGGGAACGTAAGAAGATGGAACAGGTTAAAGGATTTACGGTAAGAAGACATAACCCGTATAAAATGAGGTGACGAGAACAAATTCCTTATCTTTGTGAAAAATAGGATAATAGGATGGAATATTTCAATAGAGATCAGGCTTTTCCGGCCAGAGGAGTATTTTCAGGTTTGCCGGTGCAGGCTATACCTACCAAGAGAAAAACCAAGGAGTGGTTTAAAGCCACTATGGATTCTCTTGAATTGATTGGTTTGAAGCAGCTTGATGAGAACCAAAAGTTCAAAGATTTTTACAGGATGATGGAAGGGAAGCTGTCATTTATGGAGCTGAAAGATGTAATTCCTTATCTTAAGGATGTTCAGTCTATAAGGGACAATGTAAATATTCCATCATTCTTACGTCATTATGATATAATAGGTACGATCGTAAACGCTTTTGTAGGATGGTTGGGCAACCTTTCTGACAAGTATAATGTAGTTGGATTGGACGAATCTGAAGTGAATCAGTATTCTGCCACGAAGGAAAATCTTCTTCATAATTACATTAAGGAGGAATTGGACAGAAGGGTTAGGCAAGAGTTATTGAATAGAGGATTGGATCCGGATTATAATAATTTTGACAGCGAAGAAGAAAAGCAGGCTTATGCTCAACAGATACAAGAGGTGAAAGCATCTATGACCCCTCCTGAGATAGAGAACTTCATGAATACAAAATGGAAGACTGCCGAGGTCATATGGGGTTCTCATACGCTTGAGGCGGACAGGGGGCGTTTTTACATGGATGAGATAGACACTGAGAATTTCATCGACTATCTTCTTACCGGTCGTTGTTTTAGAAACTATCATGTAGGATACGACTATTATAAGCCGGAGAGATGGTCTCCGTTGAATACGTTTTATTCTAAGACATTAGATAGCAAGTATCCGCAGTACGGTGATTATATTGGTCGTGTTCATTATTATACTGCCAATGATATTATAGTAAGGTGGGGGCATCTTCTTACGGCAAAAGACAAGCAAAAGCTTATAGGAGGTGCTGATAATTTCAATGGTACTTATAACAATGGTGATAATGGAAGCTATGTAAGTTTATCCAAATCGGCGAGTGTAGGGATGTTATATCAGAATAAGGTAATACCTTGGAAAGGATATAATGATTATGCTTCTATAAAAGCTTATGAGGATTATTACGGTATTCCAGCCGGCACATATACCGGATACGATAGTAATGGCAACGAATATCACAGAACCAGATTCATGCCAAATTTAGAGCATGGTAATTATTATAACCGTGCCCAGAGTTTAAGCGACGAGCATGTTCGTAGTGATTTGTATCAGGTAACTGAATCATATTGGGTATCCCCGGCTCAGGTGTATGTAATTACCTACCAAACTGAAACCGGATTAGTAACTACCGAAATGGTAACCGACGAGCTTCTTCAGGACTTTTTACAGGAAAATGGTATTAAGAAAATTACCAGAACCATGAGTAAGGGAATGGAGAACCCGGAGATTAATACCTATTTCGTAGATTACGTTCCACAGGTAAGGTACGGGGTTAAAATAAGTGGAGGTGCCCTCGCTCAGGACAACCTGTATCTGGATGGAGAACCTATCGATCACCAGATAAAAGGGGATAGCAACATCTATGACTTTGTTTTACCTGTTGCCGGATATATCGGTACTTCTATGGCTAACAGGATTCAGCCATATCAAATATTCTATAATTTCTCCATAAACCAGATAAACAATATTCTTGAAAAGGAGATCGGTAAATTCTTCTTAGGAGATATAAATCTGGTTCCGAGTGAATACAAGGATTTGGGTGAAGATGTGGCTGATATATGGGCAAACCTTCTTGATGTAGCTAAGTCTGTAGGTGCTCTTACATTAGATACCTCATCTCAAAACACGAAAGGTGGTGTCCCTTTCAACCAGTTTGCTGTCTATGATTTGTCCCAGACAGAGCAACTTAAAACAAGAATGGAACTTGCTGAATGGTCGAGGATGAAATGTTTTGAAATGGTTGGTATCACGCCTCAAGTAATTAACGGCCCCAACAGGTATGAGACCGCCACCGGGGTCCAGCAGGGCGTTACAGCATCTATGTTACAAACACAGATATACTTTGATAACTTCGGTTACTTCAAGAAACGCGCTTTGGATCTTCATCTGGCTGTTGCTCAACAATGTCAGGAAGAAGGAAAGGATATTTCTGTAATGTACACAAAAAGTGATCTTACCAGAGCGTTTTTATCTATAGGAACCGACGGTCTTAGTCTAAGGCATCTTGGTGTTCAGGCATTATCTAATTCCAAGAAAAGGGATGAGCTTGAGAAATTTAAAACTTTCATGTTGCAGCTAAATACAGCCGGAGGCGATATTTACGATCTTGCATCTATCTTCACATCAGATTCTATGGTGGAACTTATACAGAATGCAAGGAATACTCGCGCATACAACGAGCGTCAGATGCAGCAGCAACAACAGAATCAGATGCAGCTTAACCAGCAACAGATACAAGCTGAAGCTGCTGAGAAGGATAAGCAACGTCAGCATGAACTTGCTTTGGAAGACAAGAAAGGTCAATACAGGATACTTCAAGAGAAGATTCAGGCGGCAGGCAGGGCGGCAGACGCCAAGAGCGACGCCACCTCCCTCAACTTCCTGGCTTCTGTTTCAGATCAGACCGTAAGGCAAGCTGATATAGAAAGCAATGAAAGGATAGAGGATAAGAAAATTGAAAACGATTCCAAACTTCATGATGATGAAATGAGAATGAAAATGGAAGAGTTAAAATTAAAATCCAAAGAGCTTGCTCAACGAGCGAGGGAAGATGCCACCAAAAGGTATGTAGCCGGAATCAATAAGAATTAAGGATTAAACATCCCCAAATTTCATTAGAAAATCTCTAATAAAATTTGGGGATGTTTAATTTTTAGTGAAGATTAAACACTTATAAGTTTTTTGTCTGAAATATAGGTATTTAAATATTTTTGCAGTATGGGAAAATTAGAAAAAAATGGAATAGTAGAATTGGACGATATTTTTAGTATCGGTCCAGTTGATGATGTTTATAATAGGGAAGAAGATATTCTGCCTATTAATGGTAATGAACCGGCTAAAAAAGATGAGAAGCCTGTAGAAGAAGGTTCTCAAATTAAAGAAGAGCCGGTTGTCGATCCTACTCCTGACCCTAAAGAGGATAAAAAAGGAGAAGAGAATGTGGTTGACGTTAAACAGGATCCGGTAGAGACCCCGGTTGTCAATTACAGAAAAGTATTGGATGCCCTTTCTTCAAGAGGGATCATTCCCGATTTGAAAGATGTGGTATTTAGCGGTGAAAACGGCGAAGAGATTACTATCAATGATCTTGATTTTAGTAAAGAAGATTCGTTGTGTGACATACTATCTACAGTCCTTGAAAGCCAGAAAGAGGATATTGTTAAGGATAAGATAGATGTTACTTCTGTTTCTGATATTACCAAGAAGCTTATTCAGGCTGATAAGGCTGGCGCTAATATCGTTGATATTCTTAAGCAATATGATACGAATGTCGCTCCGATAGAAAAGCTTGACATTGAAAACAAAGCAGATCAGATAAAGATCGTTCGCCATTATGTTGATCTTCTTGGGTTGCCTAAAGATGAAGCTGATGAGTTTTTCAAAGGCATTATCAATAAAGGAGAAGAGTATGTTGAAGCAAAGGCTATAAAGTATAAGGCTGAGCTTGATAAGAGAATGGATGATATTATCCAGCAACGTACTAAAGAGGCTGCCGAAAAGAAGGCGAAGGATGCAGAAGATTTTAGAAGGTATAAGAAAGACCTTAAGTCTTCTATCCAGGCAAAGTATCAGCTAAATGACACTATGGTATCTAAAGCTCTTGATTTTGCCCTAAAACCTTCTGAATCGAATCCCGGAATTACCAAAGCATTTAATAGGGTAAGGGAGATGATGATGAATCCGGAAGAAGCGCCAGATTTGATTATGTTTCTTATGAACCCAGGAGAGTTCATAAAACAGAAGTCGAATCAAGCTGTAGTTGATGAGAAGAAGAAAATTTATAAGCTCATCAGCCACACAAATAAAGACAAGAGGGTAGCTCCGGTAGATGATAAAGGTGATCAAGTTCAAGGTGTGAAGTTCGATGAAATCAGTATAGATTAAAAATTAAAACATTTTTTCGTTCATGGCTAATGTACTTTTAACAAAAAATTTCCCGGCCACCATGAATGGTGACACGGTGATTGGATATACCGACGCTAAAGTCGTTAAGCAAAGTATCGTAGAGCACGATCTTAGCTCTTTAGAAGATTGGTACTACGAAAATCCGGATAAGAACCATCTGGGTATGCTTGAGTTGTTTTCTAACATTACAAACTATCCTCTGCCTATGTATATGGGTATGATTAAACAGGATGCTACTATTACCGTAAATGGTATCAATGGTTCATTCCGTTATGATCTTCCGGTATCAGAAACGTATGAGGTGGTTACAGTAGAAGACACGTCTTTGAAATATGCAAAACCTGGTATTGATGAAAGCTTCTTCGAAATTGTGTTGAATGCACAATTCAAACAAGGAGATGTTATTACTTACGATGTGATTAACGGTTGCCAGGCTCTTATCTCTACAGAGCGCCCTCCGAAACAAGAAGGTGAAAACTGGAGATATTGGTGTAAGCTGTGGGGTCGTTCTCGTGCTAAATACTTCCCGAAAGACATGCTTCGCGCCGGTATTAAATACTGGAAGGTAACAAACGTTCTTGGTGAGTTCTCTACTCAGTTCTCTGGTGTAGGAGGTGCTTCTAAGGCCGGTTCTATGACTTGTGAATTTACGCTTGGTGGACACCGTGGTGTTGAAGGTGAAACGACTATGTACGCTGGTATTAAGTCTTTGGCTTATGCGGACGAACGTACACAGAATTTCATCGACAAGGCTTACCAGAAAGTTCGTCAGCTTTCTGAAATCAGAGGAGGTGATGCAAGTTATGCCATTATCGGTTCTCGTCTTGGTGACGGAAGCATTGATATGCGTACGGCACGTGTAGCCAATACAGTGTCTTTGTTCTGTTTGGCTGAGTTGGCTAAGATGGAAGCATACGAACTTATGTTCATGCGTGGAGGTAGAGTTAAGGGTCATAATGGTGTTTTGATGAAAAACGAAGGTTTGTACCATCAACTTCGCCGTGGTTTCGTTATCTCATATGCACGTCCGGGCGGTATCAAGCGCGAACACTTCCTGGCTGCTGCTGACTATATTTTCCGTGGTCGTAGCGATATGCCGATTGAAAATCGTGTAATGAAATTCAAGGTAGGTGCTATGGCTTACAAGAACATCGTTGAAATCTTCCGTGATGAGTTCTTCTCTCAATTGGGTGCCTTGGCTCCGCTTATGGGTACAGAACGTATTATCAATAATCCGGTAACAGGATCAAACGATGCTCTTGAATTAGGAACTGTAAAGATCAAGGGTGTTACTATTCCGGGTATTGGTAAGGTTATTGTAGAACACGAACCTTCTTTGGATTACGTTGATATGGTAGATAGAAGCCAGTTGGTAGACGGTATGACTCCTATCACATCATATTCATGTATTATGGAAGACTTGACCGCTCCTGAATATTCCAATGCATTCGCCGGCATCCCTGCTTCAGCCGAAGCTCGTATTGGTAATATCAACAGCAACGTATTCTACGTTAAGCCTGATATCGGTTCTATGTGGTGGGGTTACGAACAAGGTAGATGGTCATCCAGAGTATCGGCTCAAGAAATTGTATCCAGCCATCCTCGTATGTCAGAACAATTCTGGTGCCATTCTGTATCGGCTTGTTGGGTAAAAGATACCAGCCGGTTCGTAACAATTGAATTGTTACCAAGCTCTTTGTAATCATAACTTTTAATATTAACTTGCGGTCGGCTTTAAAACCGGCCGCAAATTTTGTTTCTAACATAGTCTTTTCATATATGAAAAGACGTAGGGTATATAAAAAAATGGGAAAAAAGATTTTTGAAGAAAGCCATGAGTCTAAGAAACTGCTGGCTACCGTAGGAGGAATGAAGATATATTCCGACTCTATTTATGTTATAACAGGTAAGATGGATGAAGAAGCTCCTTCCGGATATCAGGAAAGAGGCATTTCCAAGACTCCTTTCCCTGGGAACAAGACAGTATCTTGTTGTGGATGGGACAAGGATCTTAGGGTGTATGATACAGGTTTCTTTATCAATTCAGCATGTTATAAAGGTTACTCACTTGAAGACAAGAAGAATGAAATGGATATGCGTATTAAGAATATTCGGTATCCGTTTGAAGAAACTGTCAATGAGGACCTGGACCAAAAGAACTTCGATTTCTGGGATTCTTACAGAATTGACTTATATGATGGTCGTTTGTTCTACACTAATGACGTTCGTGATTTATTTGAGCTGTATATAGCTATTTTATCCAAGTCTCTTACTCCTAAAGAGGAAGACGGTAATCCGATGTACGTTGAATCTTATTATTGTGTAGAAGACAAGACTACGGCCGTAGATATCAGGAAACAACGTCAGATTGACAAGGCTGATATTTTATACGAGTTCATGAACAAACTGAAAGGATCCGAGGCTGAAAGGAAAAGCATCTACGATCTGCTTTTGTATCTTGATATCATATATAGCGTAGAGCTTGATCAGAGCATGGTTCAATACATATTCACTAATTGGATTGATGCTAAGAATACGAACGTTGACATGTATAAAGAAGCAAGCTCAAGGTTCTTGTCTGATGATGAATCTTCTGAGGGAATGCAGGTGATCAAATTCCATCGTATGATTAGGGAAATGATCGAGGGACTGGCTGTCACCGTCAACACCGACGGACTGTATCTGAATGGCGAGCTCCTGGGCGCCGACGCTATCTCTGCGTCTATGGCTCTTGCTTCCAATAAGTCGATGTTAGAAACCAAGTCACGTGTTCTGGAAGCGTATAATGCTTTAAAGAACAAGCATAAAAAAATAGAAGGAGATAAGTCTGACAAGAAGAAAAAGGAAGACGAAAAAGGTTTTGATATTGATCAATACGCTGATAAAAAAGAATAATTTATGAAGATTGTTGATTGTTATCTTCGGGCCTTACAGAAGGCTGAAGAAAACATGACCAACGGTGGTATAAAACTTGACAAGGCACGTTTTGTTCAGCTTTTTAATGACGAACAAAACCGCCTTGTTCGTTATATCCTTGATAAGAAAAACGAAGAGGATATACGTTATATCCAAAAGTTAGTTGTGTATTCAAAAGAACTTGACGAGAAAGGAGATAAAGATAATCCGGAAAGCACTTTGTTTTCATTGCCTTCTGATTTCTTTTCTTTTTCAAACATATCAGGCGTATTTACCAAAGGTGAATGCACGGTCACTGATTTTACCATGTGGGAGGCTAAGAACGAAAACCCGCATGAGCTTCTTGCCGACTTTTTTAACAAACCTGATTTTGATTTTAGGGAAACGTTCTACACTATAGGCGAAGATTCGGTAAGGGTGTACAAGTCTGGTTTTGAAGTAGACACCGTTTACCTTACGTATTACCGCTATCCTAAGGAAGTTGACATCGAAGGATATGTTAAATCCGATGGTTCTAATTCAACCGATATAGATCCTGAATTAGATGATAAATTAATTGGTATTATCCTTAACATGATTGAAAAGCAATTTGCTTTGAATGAAAGCGAATATGGACGTTATCAAATAGACTCAAACAACGTCCAATCTCCTTTATAGCAGAATAAAGACGTGTCCTAAATTAAAGACTATCAAAAAGCATTAAGAATTAATTAATTCCTAATGCTTTTTGTTGCTTATATGACTATCGCTATTTTTGAGACAGATAACAGAATATTAATTTTTAAAATATTATAAGGCTATGGCTATCCATAAACCGTATGACAGACACATTATCTGTCCTCCGCACGCTAAGTTGGCGGACGTAGATTCTTTGTTGCTTCAAGAAGGTCAGATCGCTATCTATGATTTGGATGGTGAGCAGACTAAAGATGGTTTGAAAGCGTTGAAAGACTTGAAAGGATATCGTAAGGACGAACAACGTTTCCAGATCAGAATCGGACGTAATGAGATGGTGAACGACCGTGTATCTGATGATAAATCATTCTCTACACCTACGTTTGCTATTGATGAAATTATAGAAGTGTATGCTTCTGCTCCGAAGAGCAAAGAAATTAAAGTAGATGAAGTTATTTTCGGTTACAACGGAATTGACGACAATACCGCTATTACAGCAAGAAAAGGCGATCGTATCCCTATTCATATTAAGCTGACAGGACGTTTGTTCGAGCTTCGTGGTTATCCGATGGGTGAGGTGAATATCGATGATTACATCATTTTCGAAAACTGTCCTGGTCGTGAGGATATGTGTTCAGAATGTGATCCTTGCGAAGATGTTGATATTTTGGCTGCTATCTTGAAAACAATCGAACGTATCAAGAATCAGCCGATTGCAGGTGGTGGAAAGGTAGGTGATTTTGTAGAAATCCATCCTATCCATTCTTGTGACGAGTTGAAAAAAACTCCGGTGGAAACCGACATGAATTTCTATTGTATGGAAATGTGTGATACCGGTGATGCTTATGCCCTGGCTCAGCTTAAGGCTGCTTATCCTGGTTTGGATATCAAGAGAGTCGGACGTCATCTTTCTACTTCCAAATATCAGGTGATGAAAGAAGGTGGTAAGCCTGCTGATTATACTCAAAAGCTGTCTTCTATAATGAAAGGCTGCGAAGAGTGTCCTGAAGGATATACTAAGATAGACGGCGGTTTGATTTATGCCGTAACGTTAGAGGATGATGGCGTTGATCAGTCTACTGTAGTAGAAAGCATTAAGAATGCCGTTAGTAGCACTGCCGAGAAAACAGCAGCCCAAGATGGCGGCGTAGGTATGTACACTGTGGCCGTAAGCAAGAAACTGACGAAGGCTGATATCGATGCATTTGTAGAAACCAATCCGACTGCCACAGTAACGTTCGTTGCTAAAACAGCAGATATGTGTAGCAATCCTACTGTTACTACCGTTAGCTGGGAAGCATGTGGTTCTTGTAAGATTTCGAAAGAAGCTTATGAAATTACGTTGCCAGATGATGAATGTAGTAACAGTGCTAAAGAAGAATTACAGGCAGCATTCCCGTATCTGACAATCGAAGATTACGGTACACCTGGTGGATGTCAACACAAATTCAAAACAACGGTCGTTACTAACATGGTTTGCGACGAATGCGATAAAATTTTCAAAGACTTCTTCGTATCAAAAGCTCCCGAATCTTATCGTGGACGTAACTGGAAACGTTTGGGTGCCGTAGCAGGAGATCAGTCCATTATCGCCGATCCGCTTCCTAAGAACTGCAAATGCGGTATCTTGTTCCGTGGTATTGACTACATGATTTCTCCGTCTGACTGTTTGATTGACCGTCTGACATTCCAAGAAGGATCTGTTCGTATTGCTGTAAATGGCGGTTATCCGGATGAACAGCGCGAGACTATCAGCACGTACTTCAACCCGATCCATACCGAATATAAACAGCACTGGGCTCCGCGTACTCACCTCGGCGCTGAATTGCTGGATAAGGAACGCGAACAACGTATGTTCTTCGATTTCCGTAAGACTCACCAAGAACTTATGGAACGGATGTTTACCAACGAAGAAACCCGCTTAGATCTGTTGGCTCCGTATGCTGATTATTCAGTAACGTTGAAGCCGGCACGTTACTCTAACGGCTTCGGTAGGGTAATTGATGATCATATTACAGTACACTTCCATGTACCGTATGGCGCTCACGAAGGTATTCAAGACCTTATGGACTTGTTAGCTGCTTCGGCAAATATCAAGCCCTGCAAGATTTGATTTTCCTTTTTTCTATATATCCCAAGGGGGAGGAGGCTGGTCCTCCACCCCCTTTTTGTAATAAAATAATTTGAAATAGATCAATTTCATATGAACGGCGTGGATTTTTTATCCGGTGCCTTTGGTAGGGGCATTGATAAAATAACCAACATAGTTGGAAAATGGGGTTCCTCCCAACCGGTAGATGACAGCAAATCCGGTATAAAAATAGGGGACAAAATCTACCAAGTGGTTGTGTCCTTAAATGGCTGTTATTGGTATCTTGACGAAGAAGGTAAGAAGCATCCTGTTTCTGGTATTCCGGCCACAACCGAATGGGAGTGGATTAACATAGCTGAGAAAGTTATCAAAGATTTCAAAACCTGTTACCGTACACCTGGTGGAAAGGTTGAAGTATGGAGTTGGTATCTTCTTAACGATCAGATGGATGTTCTTAAAGAAACCCATAGAATTACCGACAGTACCGACATGGATAATCCGGTAGGTAAGGTTCTTACTAAAATACCGGACGAGTGGGTTATGATCGACTGCGATCTTCCTGATATGACAGAACGCGATATTACATTCGTTAACAGATGTTATAAGACTCCGGATGGTAAGGTTGAAATAGAAGGATTGGAAGCCATAGATGATAAGATAAATATCAGGGAGTCTATTTATACCGTTATTCAGTCGACGGACGATAATTTCCCTGCCGGCCATGTTTTTAAACTAATTCCAGAGAATTGGGTTCGAATGGTTTGTGACTTTCCTGACATGACAGAACGAGACGTAACTTACGTTCTTGAATGTTACACTACTAAAAAAGGAAAAGTTCAAGTAGAAGGTTTGGTAGCCATAGATAACATCCTTGGAGCCAGGGAAGAGGTTTATACCGTTCTTCAGTCAACTGATCCTGATATTAAGGTAGGAACCGTGCTGGATTCCATTCCCGAAGATTGGGTGAGGATGGTCTGCGATTTTCCTGACATGACGGACAGGGAAATTGTTGAAGTGGACGAATGTTATAAGACTGATGGTGGCAAGGTCAATATAAAAGGTTATCAAGCTATTGATGCCGTTCTTGGTGTAAGGGAACAGTATTATTATATTGTTAAGACAACGGACGACGCCTATCCTCAGTGGACGAGAATAGATAAGATACCTAACGAATGGACGAAAACCGAATGCGATTTTCCTGATCTTACGGAAAGACATATTATGTCCGTAGATGAATGTTATACTACTCCTGGTGGTAAAATACATCTTGGTGGATATAGGTCGGTAGATAGCATAATAGGTGTCCGGGACGAGTATCTTATTGTCTTAGAAACTACCGACCCTGATATACAAAGAGGCGCCACATTCAGCAAAATACAAGAAGGATGGCAGCGTATTGTTTGTGATTTCCCTGATGCTACTACATCCGACACGGAAATAGTAGAAAACTGCTATAAGACGGAAAAGGGCAAGGTTCAGATCCGGACATACATAACAATGGACGGATACGGGAATACAAGGGAATTGAGACATATGGTTCTTAAAACAACCGATCCTGATTACAATATCGGATCCAATATTGATCAGATACCGGTAGGGTGGTTAAGTATTGAGTGTGATTTTGCGTCTGCTACACAGCGCCATATAAGACAGGTCAAAAACTGCTACGTTTCTGATGCAGGGAGCATTTACGTTGAGGGAGAAATCGTTTACGATAATGACCTTGACGTGGACAAGATGGCGCTGACGGTCATGGAAAGCACTGACCCGGCGATAGCCGTAGGGACGGAGCTGGCTGCCATTCCCTCTGGCTACGTGAGAACAGTTTGTAGATGTAATTGTTGCAACCACTAAATCTTATTGTCATGAGCTGTAACGAATATTTTTTAGTAACACTGGAGTCTAAACCGACTCCAGTCCGTCATAAATACACGAATTTAACAGACGAATGGTATGGTCCTGATGGTGTTAAGTACGAAGATCCTGATACGATAGCCAAAATCGAAGAACAAGCTACAGATAAGAATCGTATAGGGGATAACACTTTATATCAGAAACTTATTGAAATACATTCTCAAGGAGAGTCAATAAAATCAGACATCGGAGACATAGGTCAGGTATTAGATTACATAAATGGGGAGGAAGTGTAATGGGAACCATATCAGATAAGTTAATGAGGATCATAAATACCAAAGAGGATATAAGGCAAGCCCTTATATCCAAAGGGTATGATGTACCTACTTCAATACCTTTTAAGGAGTATGCGAAAATGATATTAGACCTGCCATGCAATGCAGATTCCTTCCCGGATATAGAAGGTATCGTAGCCAGATATTCCGCTTCTGGTCTCACTAATGAACAGATGGCTGCCAATCCCGTATGGGTTGATAAGACGGGCAATGGACACGATCTACAGTTGAAAAACTTCTCTTGGAAGGGGATGTCCGGAATTGGCGGGTATGTTGTAGACATAGATGAGTGGGGCACAAATTCAACGGCGGCTTATTTTGAAAGAAACAGCATTAAAATAACAGCAACATTTAAAGAAAATGCCTCATTGGGTTTATTGTACCATAATATAAAATTACGTCAATCTTGCGTTTTAAAAGTAACAGGCATACCAGAAGGTTGCGATGCTTTTTTGGATGATCGATTGGGCAATCGTTTTTACATGTCAGAAGATGGTGTGTATGAAATAATTCCGTCTAACTTTTTGGCAGAAGCTCTCTATTTATCTATAGAAAAATATCCTGAAAGATGGTATGGATCTAAACTTACCGTTGAACAACTTCCCCTCTACCCCGGTGCACTCGTCTTTGACGGAGTAGACGATTACGGTGTCTGTGATAACTTCCCTATTCTGACTAAGGAAAAGGGATATACGGTTGTGGCGTTGAGACAGTGGATTACAAGGGGAGAAGGAGCATTAGGATTAGTATCTAATGTAAAGAATTGGATCAATAATGGTGCCTTCTTGTTAGAATATAGAAATATACAAGCCGATCATTTTAATAAGCCTATATCTTTTGGAGCAATAGGGAGTGAAAATGATTTACCACACATCTTTACTTATCAGACATCTAAAAGTTATAATGGTGTTTCGATTACAACTGGTAATTTTGAAGGAACAGATGTGCTACATGTTGGGAAATTAGCTCCAACTAATGTAGGAACTTGTATTAACGCTGCTATCTGGGAACTTGTATTTCTCGATCACGACGCCACCGAAGAAGAACTGACCAAGATCAAAGACTATTTCGTCAAAACCTATCCTTGGCTCTTCCCCGACCAGGCATGGACAGTCACCGGCAAGACCAACGAGGACGAAGATCGTGCTACTATTGCCAACATTACGGGCAATGGTAATGATCTTGTACTGTCGAACTTTGGGTTTGCAGAAGGGAGTGGGTATGGGTTGTATGCTGAGAATTATAATGGTGGTAGATGGGTTAAATCTACTAATAGAGCGGATTTAACTTGGACGAGTTATTCTGTAAATATAACTTCAGTTAAAGTTGCGTCTACACAGTTATATTATCAATCCTATCCTGAACAACCTTCTTTTACAGTTCCTTCTTATAAGATAAAAGTTTACGGACTGAAAGATGGTCAAACTCTATCCTATAAACAAGTAACTTATGAAGGACAACAGATATACAAAATATCAGAAGATGGAATTTATACATTACCGTCTTTTCCATTTAAAGCAAATGGAGATTGGTATGGATTTACATTAGATAAAATACAAGAATCCTGTGACATTACTATAGAGCAAATCCCCGAATACGAAGGATATCTGGTTACTGATGGGGTGGATGATGAGGTTCGAAGTGCTGCTTTTACATTGAACGAGGATTGGACGATTGTTGGAAATTGGGAATTTATAACTAACGAAAATAAGAATGCTGGCTTAACAAAAGTTTACTCTTTATACTTATACAATAGAGATTATGGAATATTTGTGTATAAATATATAAACGCCGGACAGGGATTTTCTGTTGAAGATGTTAAATCTTTAAAAGCTATCTGTTCTGATGGTCGCATATATCTTAATGACTGGCAGGAAATAAGAAACAATATAGAACAGGAGGCTACAATTAGTAAAGGGGTAATGGCTATTGGGTACTTTAACAGAGATTTCACCAAAATGGCTTTCAAAAACTTGGGCATCTACAACAACCAGCTCCTCTCCAAAGACGACTGTATCAAAGCATATAACTATTTACAAACCCTAAAATCAAAGTAATATGAAATTCATTATCATACCAAAAGAAGTATATGATTCCGTATCTGAAGAAAAGAGACGTGAATTAGGAATAGGCAGCCCAAGAGCGAGCGTAGATGGCTCTAAAGTTATTTTACATGTAGAACATTATGACCTTCTATTTAAGTCTTTAGACACGCAGGCTGATGACGAACCTCAATATCCGTATCCGGTATATGACAGCCCTTCTTCTGAGTTTGAATCTGTTCTTTCATCTAAAGAATGGGTGTCTGATGTTAATGACGAGCGTCTTTGATCTTGTTATGGTTGGGGTAATTACTATATTTGTAAAAAGTTGAATAATTAAAGCGTGTGGTAGCGTTATCTACCATATAATCATCATGTTTCAGATAATAATCGGATGCGTTTTGGCTAATATCCTTACGATAGCAATCATCGGTTTAGCCCTGTATTTAGTGTATCGTAAAAACGAAGACCGTTTAAAGGCTTTGGATTCTAAGATCGATCAGAAGGTTGAGGACGTAAAAAATAAGGTTGGCGCGGTGATGGACATCGTAGACCAGATCAAGAAATTGTTGGACAAAATTAACAAGAAATAAAAAATGGCAGAAGTAGGTTATAACAGTAAATTCGAAGGTCTGGAGGTTGATTCCAGACTTGAGAATGTGGTGCAGGCCGCTCCTGGAACAAGTTCGGAGTCGGGCAAGGGAGGCCTCATTCCGGCTCCCCCTGCCGGAAGTCAAGACGGTAGCAAGACTCTTCTTAGTAATATGACATGGGGAGATCATGTAACAAAACAGTACATAGATGATGCTGTTTCGGCAGCAGGGTGGAAGAAACAGATTGTTAGCAAACTTCCTACTGTTGAAGAAGCGAAGGATAATGTCATGTATCTTGTAAAAGACGATGTGGCATCTACAGAAACTAAAAACGTGTATAACGAATATATTTTGGTTACTGAAGAAGGTGGAACTAAGGTGCTTGAATCACTTGGTATGGTAAGTACAGGAGTAGATTCATCTTATCTTGATTTATCCATATTTCCCAGTACTTCTGGAACTCTTGATGAGGATTCGTATGCAAAAGTTCTGAATGCTTACAATAACAATATTACATTAGGTAAGCTTAGTTTTTATTATTTTTCTTTGGATTATTTTTTAGACAATGATAATTCTGAATTAAAAATAATAGCTGTTTTATTTAATAACACCAACTCAAAGGAAGACGTATCTGGATCTTATATAGACATTGAGATGGTAACTTATGTTGTTTCCCAAGATAAGACATATAGAGCTATAGCTAATACGGCTACGTTGTCTAATGACATGTTATCTTATTTGAAGTTTATGGCTAAGACTCCTAATGTTGTCACAACATTAGCAAGTTTGCCAATAGATGCTCATAATATCATAGCCAACGTAGCTTCCGCTACGAACCTGTCTATGGCCGTATCTGCTGAGGATGTTGGGAGGGAATGGCAGGTGCGGGTCAACAACACTACCGGCACAGACATCACGCAGCCGCTTCCTACCTCTGGCCTGTTCCAGAGCATGTCAGGCGATAGCGTAGTAGTACCTAAAAATAGTTTTATAGAATTAAGTATCTGGTATATTAATGATAAGTTAGTTATCAGAGTAGGTGAACAAGCTTAACAGAAAGGATAGAGTATGGTTTATGTAAATAAAAACGTAAAAGGTTTTTACTGGGAAGGATACGAGTTGGATTCCTCTTCTTACGAAGTAGGGTATTCTTACCAAGATTTCTTAGATGGTAAATGGGTTCAACTTGACTCCGATCAAGAAAAATTCCATCAAGACAATCCTGATGCGAGTGTGAAAAAAGTTATTGCCATGCAGCTTGACCCGGAGCCTCCTGGACCAACTGAAGAGGAGTTGCTTGCCAAGGCTAAGGATAAGAAAGTTTCTGAGGCCAGGGAATATGCTTATTCTGATGCTGTCCGCTCTTATAGCTTGGATGGTAAACAGATATGGTATAACAGCAGCATGAGGCAGAAGGTTAAAAACGATATTGATGTAGCAAAAGGAAGCGGGATATACACCGTATCCGTAGCAGATTCAGAATACGAGCTTGATATTGCTAATACGGCAATGAATGAAATGCATGTATATGAATCTGAGTGCAACGATCGTACTGCTGCCATAGAAAAGGAAATAACTTCTAAAACCGACAGGAGTGAAGTTGAGTCTATGAAAGTGGATGAAGGTTATCCTGAGAAGTTGGTAAGGACAAAGGATCAGATCATAGAAAAAAATAAGATCCTTGAAGCCAATGATCCGGAGAAGGCTACAGCTATGTACATGAGGGCGATGATCAACACGCCGGCTATGCTGGAAAACACCGACCAGAATCTTGCTCTTAAGATAAAGGGATTGTACCCTATCTGGGATAAGGATGGAGTTTACGGAGACAAAGGTCTTCCTATGGGTACGGCTGTTGTAAAAGGGCAGCGTTTCCGTAGCAAAAACAAACCTTCGGATTTGGATTGGACTCTGTTTGAAGTAAGGCAAAATCACAATCTCCAAGCCGACTGGGTTCCTGGTCAGGGAGGTGGAACTGAAAGCCTGTATATGGTTGTTCAGGAAAAGCATTCAGGTACGATAGACGATCCTATTCCTTGGGTATATAATTCTATTTTAGAGAATGGAAAGTATTACATTGACAAAGAAATTAAGTATCTTTGCATAAGAGATTCAGGCATCCCTTTGGCTTACGAGAATCTTTCTGATCTTGTATCAGCAGGATACGTGAGGGTTGTTTAGGTCGTGATTTGTTGTTAATGTTATGGATAACCCCTGTATATTTATTTATGCAGGGGTTTTTCTTTAATCCCGACTCTACTTATTTTTCATATCGGTAAGGTTCTAATTATCTTTGTGAAAAAGGTTAAGTTATGGAAAGAAAAGATATTATAAAAGAATTGAGTCAGTATTTTAGTATTGTTGAATTAGTTGGTCCTAAAGAATACGGTAGAGACAAAGATCTTTGCTGGAGGTATTTAAGAACTGAGTTGCTTCACACGATACTGGTTTTAAGGAAAGACATTTTGAAAACTCCGATGACGGTTAATACCTGGAAGTCGGGCGGAAGGTTTGATGAGCGTGGGTTTAGGAACAATATCTCAGACATAGTAAAATCCAAGACCGTATCAGGGTCTTTGTATATCAGTCCTCATATGCTTGGGGCAGCCATCGATTTTGATGCCAAGGGTATGACGGCAGAAGAGACAAGGAATAAAATAATTCAGTCACAGGATTTACTTCCTTGTCCCATTAGATTAGAATCAGGTACCAATTGGGTCCATATTGACGTATATGACTCTCTTGGAAGTAGCAAGAAAGTAACTATGTTCTAATATGGCTTACAGATTTGTAGGAAGGATGAATTTAGAAAGTTTCTGGGCTTTTCTCATTTCCGGATTATCAGCATTGTGGATGAATTTCCAGGAGATTCACCACCTTATATATTCTATATTGTTTATATTAGCTATAAATCTTTTGTTAGCTACTATAAAAAGTATCAAACACTGCTATATCCGAAGAAAGAGAAAGAGGCCTTTTAAGATATTGACATGCATAAGCGAAATTGGAGTTTTGAAAATCCTTCTTGAGTTCGCGGCCTGCTCTTTCGGGCTGTTTACCATATCCGGAATGGATCTTATTATGTCTATGGGAGGGCATAAATCCCCAGAGTTTATAGACATGCTTCTTCAGTGGATTACGATATTCGCCTTAATATTATACGGTGGAATGGCATTCAAACGCCTCGGCGACCTTGCACCTGATTTGATGATAGTAAAAGGTGTTAAGTATTTCTTTAGCAAAGTAAGTTGGTGGCAAAAAGTTCCATTCGGAGAAGAGCTTAAAGAAGGTATTAACAACGGTGATATACAAGAACTTTTAGACGAAGATAAGGAGGGTAAAAGATGTGTTTGCAAAAAATGAGAGCCAGGCATGTGTTAGGAGTTCTTCTACTGTGTTTTATATCTTTCTTGTTTGGTAAAACATGCAAGAAACAAGAAATAATATACGATATAAAAATAGATACTATAATAGATACCATTATCCAACCTGTTCCTGTTCCTCAGTATATAGTTGACGTAGGGGAGGTAGAAATACCTTTCCCTATGGATGCTATAGTTGAAAAAGATACGATAAAAGACACTGTTTATATCAATATTCCTATACAAAGAAAAACATACAACACAGATGATTATCGGGCTGTTATAAGCGGATACAGACCTAATTTAGACACGATGATCATCTACCACAAAAAAGAAATAATATACGAAAAGAGCCGGCGCTGGGGCATAGGACTGACGGCAGGGTATGGGGTTGGGCGCGAGGGCTTCTCCCCCTACTTAGGCGCTGGAATCTATTATCGGATATGGTAATAATCACGTCCTATTTTATTTAATACACAACATTTTAAACTTTTATCACCCCATTTACTTATCTTTGTGGAAAAAGGTAAGTTATGAATTATATCGATATTTTACCACAGATAAGAAATAACATTTTCTATGTCAGGATAGTAATGACCGACTACGATGTAGAAAATCAGATGGTTATTAGAATAGTAGCCAGAAGAAATGATGGCCTGTACAAGACGGAAGTAGTACAGTATCCAAATGAAGGAACTGATTATAACGGGGAAATCATTGTTCCTATGTTTGGTATGGCTAAGTCGTTGGTAGCCCAAATAGTAGGAGTCAAGATAAATGGTACCGAGGTACGTGTTAATAGCACTGAGGTAGAGGGAGCTGATATAACAGCCAGATACGATGATTCCCTTGCCAGAATGGGATGGGAGGAGAGTATGAACAACATCCATCTTGATTTTGAGGTTATAAGCACCAACAACCCTAAAACGCTTCGCATAGCCGATCAGTCGGAATGGGGGATACTGGCAGACAGACCGGCTATTATAGAGATTGTGCCACCTGAAGACGAGAATAAGTATGTTTATTATCTTGGTAAGAATCAGTTGAATGTATTCAACAGTAAGACCCTTGGCATAAATCCAGGTCGCGGAAATGACTTTGAAAACCTAAAAGATGGTATATACGATATTACCATAAAAGGCAGTCCTTCCTCTTATTCATTTAACAGAAAGTATTTAAAAACAGATCTGATCCGTCTTAACATAGATAAGATATGGGCCAGGTCAACTGTGTTATGTGATCATGAGGATGATGATATTATTAATAAAATAAAAGAAATAGAGTTTCTGCTGGCTGCGGCTGAAGCTAATATGAGATTAGGGAATTTTGAAAACGTAAAACAATTATACGAAAAAGCGTCTAAATTGATTTACGTTCTCAATAATTGTGAAAATTGTGGTTGCAAAATATAATCAATTAAATATAAGTGAATTATGGGATGCGGATGTGGAAGAAGCAACATTGCTTCTGTTAATAAAAGTCGGGCTATAAAGCCTCAGTCGAATACGACACCTAAAGCTGATTCTAATGCGGCTTGTATTCAGAAATATGATGAACTTGCTGTATTGGACAAGAAAATCATAGACCTTCATCGCAAGTTCAGGTTTGTAGGAGGTGTAAGTAAAAGGTATGCTGATATTCAAAAGCTGGTAAGAGGGTGGATCGTTAATTTGAAGAACGAGTGCCCGGATCCGGATGATCTTGCTACTTATTCTGAATACATAAATAAAGAATACGCCAGGTATTTTACCTCGAAATGATATGGCAGCTACCGGAAGTACACAGCAAATCCTTTTCCCTTCATCTTACTTATGTGAGTGTGCTGATCGTTTTATAGCATGTAAGGCTGATCAGTATCTACAATATCATAAGTATAAGGTAGGTATCAAGCCTGATATGGATACGGTTTTTAAAATAGATCGTATGAGAAGAATCGTCTGTGAAGGGGAATGTGGGTTGTGTCCGGACGAGATTCATAAATTCAAAGAAGAACTTAATAAGATCTTGTCATGAAAAAGATGTATTACAACAAAGAATACAGAAAAGCTTTCAAGAAATCGGATTGTCCGGAAGATCTTGGTTCTGAAGAAACGTTTATCGTTCATGAAGCTGAATTTTGTTCGGATATAAGCCAAGATGATGCAGATAGGAAAGCGGAAGAGTTTGCGGAGAAAGAAGGTCCGTTGTATGCTAATAAAGTAGGTGGATGTTGCAAGGTTTATTATAACACAAGACAGGAAGGGGATTTCTTTAAAAATGATTGCCCTGATGGTCAAAAGCAAGAACAGCCTATACATTACGTGGTAGAGGCCGGTCGTGTATGGTCTAAGTTCAGTACCGAAATAGCTAACTACGAAGCTGCGAGGATCCTTGAGCAAGAGGGGCAGGCTGCCGCTAACGAATCTGGAGTATGTAAAACCGTTTATTACAACGAAGATCAACATGGTTGGTTTAGTAAACGTTGTAAGGAAGGATGGAAGGCTCCTGAGAAATACAGGAGGATATACGCCGGTACCGTAACGTCTTTCATTAGCGTTGATGATGCCAATGAAAAGGCTAAGAAGATACTGGAAGAAGAGGGCATGAAATGGGTTAATGAAAATACCAAATGCGAGCCTGTTGTTGATGAATGCAAATTTGATTTTTGAAAATGAGCAACGTAAAATTTAATCCGACAGAAGGTGAGAATGATAAACTGGTGTCGGTGTTTTCTGAAATAAATGAAGGTCTTGATACGACTTTGAATTACACTATTTCCGATGAAGGGAATAAGGCTAAGAAGAACATCGTCGTTAATCAAGTTGGTAAAAGGGAAAAGTTTTTATCGAAGAAAGGGGAGGAATCTGAGCCTTTTGTTTTGTCTGATGGTAATACTTTCAACGTTCTTAAAGAAGGTGCTTCAGGATCGGCATCCGCTTGGGCTGAGGATCAGCTTCCTCCAGAAGCCACGGAATCAGTTGGCGACAAAAGCCTTCTCCCTTCTTGGGATTTCTACCTTATAGACATGACTCAAAATACCGGAGACAAGGTACATCCGGTTGGAAAGCTTCGTAAGAACAATCTCCTTAGATTTGAAAACGGAGATTTTGCTCCTACGGTAGGTATAACCGAGGAAATGAGAGCCGAATGCGATGTGGAACTGTATTTGGATAGCGGTCATAAAAATAAGTATTGTGATGCCGGAGCATTTGACGCTAAGGCTTTTTATGAAGAGTATGGCATTAGTCAAAAACTTTATAATGCTTCAGGATCAGAGGTAAGGATTTTAAGACCTTGGGAGACTACTTCAAAGAATTATAGCATATTCTTAGGATGTAGCAAGAGTCTATATGTAGCTGATAAGGTAGTTGGTAAAAGCGGGAAAATATGGTCTGGTGTGTACGACGCAGACACGGTTCCTATGCTGGACGGACTTGACCTGCGCCAGACGTGCCCTGTGCTTCCGCCCACAGCCTTATCTCCTGGACCGGTATGTACAGTAGACTCCAAGGCAAGATCTTTCTTTTTCTTGTATGAAGGAGAAACAAATTGTAAATCCGGAGCCGGAGTTGGTAACGCCTGCACGATGTTTTTAAATGGAAGAACTTATCCGAGAAGCAATGATGTAAATCAAATCAATATAGCTAAGTATTCGAGGGTTAATAACGTAGATCCTGAATCTTCTTATCCTTTTTCTGAAGGTGGTTTTTTGACCTTGAATGCTTATATCATATACCTTGAAATGCTGTACGGTACTAAATACTTAGCTAATCCAGATACTTTTGGATCAGGGATATCAAGTAACTCCGGAGTAGGTAATGATGTTAATTATCGCAAATACGGAGGTGTAAAGTATCGTAAAAAAGGAGAAGAGACATGGTTGTATGGATCATGGGCTACAAATTCTTCTATTATACATTATGAACCTACTAAAAAAACTCATTTTTCTTACCTCATAAATTCAGAATATCCTAAAGAACAGTGCATGGAAAGCCAGATGGCGGCTTCTTTTGCATTTGAGGCAGGAATAGAGGAAGGATTGGAGTTCGATTTTTATGGAGGAAAATATTGGTATAAGAACGTCCAGGGAGCCAAGAGTATGGTTGAAGGTCATATGAATGTTATTGTGTTTAAGGAAATGACCGGCACTATATCAGCCTTAAACGAAAATGACGAACCGGCAGAATTTGATTTGGAAGTTATTTTAAGGATGTCTTTATACGATGGTATGAATCTGTCTGGAGATGTCTTTAGGTATTGTGGAGGAGGATACGAACAGGTAGGAACTTGTTTAAATGACCCTAATGTTACTCGTATAGGTAATACTATTGATATCTATATAGAGCCAGATCAAAAGAAATGGACATATGAGAAAAGGTCTACTATAAATAATGGTGAGGTTTTTAATTTTGAATCTAAATATAAAAAGATAGCAACTACCCAAAATTTAGGAGATGGTTATGCTTTACACCGTATCCCTTATACCGGATGGAAGGATAAAAAAGGCGGAGGTATCGGATCAGGAGAATGTTTTTGTACATGGGACAATTGCTACTGGGCTTCAGCTATCGGCTTAAGGAGTAGATTGGCTGCTCGTTTCGGCGGTAGTGCGTACATTGGCTATTGCTCGCCTCGTATTCTGTATGCGCATTACGCCACTTCTGCTCCGAATCGCTACACTTGCGGCCTTGCCCAGTTGTTATTAGACGTCAGTCAACCGCAGGTTTGATGGGTGCAACCCATTGATGGCGCAGCCATCATAAGCGCAGCGCTAAGGCGCAGCCTTTTATACTATATCACGGCGCAGCCGTATCTTGTTAATATAATATTTTATAGCTACAAAACAAAAATTTAAAATATTTAATACAAATTGTTTTGTAGCTATAAAATATTATACATACATTTGCAATGTCATTAGACAACAGGGATAGTTAACATTATAAACAATAAAAAGCTATTCAATGAAATCCGTTAGTCTGCTAACAAGTCTTACATTGGGATCTGATCTCTGAAATAGCAAATAACGGTTGAGAAAAAGGTTAAAAAGAATTGGCTGCTCGTTTCGGCGGTAATGCGAACAATGGCAATTGCTCGCCTCGTAATCTGAATGCGAATAACGCCACTTCTAATACGAATCGCAACAATTGCGGCCTTGCCCTGTGTGGGCTAAAAAATTGGGTATATTCTTTTTAATCTTTCCCAGGAGTGGAGAATCAATAAAAGACAAGCGTATGAGGTTATATGATAAAAATATGATAGAGATGCGCGACGGTCGTAAGCCCGTCATTAGCCCACAACTGAAATCAGTTTCAAACTATATAGATATAAGTTTGGATGATATTAGAGAAGCATGCGAAGCAGCATTTAAAAACCATTCTAAAAAGAATGATGTTGTTAATTTCAATTTTGATTTTGATGGTAATTCGTTAAAATTGTATGAATGGTATTTAGATGGTACTTATGTTAGCAAAATCAAATATCGCAAACTTGTAAAAGAAAACAAGAATGGTAAGGTTCGTGAAATAAACAGCCCGGATCTTACCACCAGAATTTATCAGCATCTTGTTTTAGTAAAGTTAGGTCCTTTGTATTATGAGAAGGATAATATGAATGGTCTTAATTGTAAGCCGGGATTTGGCATAACAGCATCGTCTAAATCAAGGTCTCTTATTAAAAAGATGAAGCATGTTTATTATGATAGACTTGATTTGAAGTATTGTTTGGTTATAGATCAACGTAAATGTTATAACCATGTAAAAGACAAAGTGTTTAGAAAAGTACTTAAGAACTTTATTTCAAATAAAAAGTTTATAGATTTTGTAATAGACGTAAGTTTCGTATCTGGAGAGCTGCCTATAGGGACTCCTACAAGTCCTTTCATTCATCATCTCCTTATGAAAGATTTTGATGATCTTGCAAAGAGAATAGCTCCTTTTTCATTGAGATATGCCGACGATAATTTCCTTGCTTTCTATACTAAGGAGGATGCTAATACTGCCAAATGGAGGATTAAGAATTATTGGTGGTATGAGCTTAAGATAAGATCTAAAAGGCATACTTGTATTATAACAGACATGGATAGACCTCTTGATTTTTGCGGGTATGTTTTCCACCGTAATAACAAAGGCGTATCTGAACACAATAAAGGTTATGTGACAATAAGGAAGAGGGTAGCCAAAGACGCGAAGAAGTGTATTACAAATGAAAGCTGGTCTTCTTACTTCGGTCTTTTAAAACACTGTGACAGTTATTCATTAATGTCAAAAATAGAAAATATCATGAAATTACGAGATTTAACAAGCACGATTCGTATTGATAAGAAAATGGATGCGGACAACATCGATGTCAAGAACCTTGAAGGTATTGTATTTGATATCGTGAACTACGAAATACGAAGCAATAACAAGAATGAACCAAACTGGATAAAGTGCTTGATAGGTATTCCTGAAACCAATAAAGAAGGGATTCCTACCGGCAGGAAACTCGCAAGGGAATTTCATGGTAATTATCAAGGTATAGTAAATTTTATTTCAAAATGCGAACTTACTTATGGCAAAGATGCTATTCTCCCTATTACCGATGTAGAGATAGAAAACAGATGCGGATACGTTTTTAAAGGCAGCACTAACCGCTTGGAATACATTGATTGACTTCTTATTGTGATGGTGTGGATAAAAAAATGCTATCTTGCATGTTATTAAAATTATTCATTTTATTCATTAGATTAAACATTTATATTACAAAACATTCAATCTAATAGGATTAAACACAAACCCACTATCGATTATCTTTCCAATGAAAGAATCACCGATTACTTTTCTTGCTATCCCAATTGCTCCATTGATATCAGAATTAATTAGCTTGCCAATGGAGCTTTGGAATAGTCCTCGTTTTTTTCTTTTACCTAAATAGGATTCCTGTTTCTTTAGAGGTTCAAAAGCAAGATGGTCAATCTTTGATGTATAAGACTCTTCGTGGATAATAACATTGATTCCTAATAACTTTGCTTTGTAAACAATCTTATTGATTAACTTAGAATGAGGAATAGAAACAAAATGTTGGTTGTTTCGTTTGCCAATATTTATTTTGTTTTTCCATCCTTTGTTTAATCCGATTATGATTGTTCCAATATTGTTTGATCTACAGAAGTTGACAATGTATCTACTGATCTTATGCAACTTATCTTCTATCCAACAGTTTCGTAATAAAGTAATCCTTTTAATCTTATTTGAAGTTCCCTTATTACCGACAAAAGACATCAACTTAGCTTTTTTCTTATTGTACCATTGATTTACAGATTTTGCAACCTTCCCATTTATAATGAAAGATTCAACTACATTACTAACACATGCACAAAGATTATTTAATCCTAAATCAATCGAAAGGAAATTGTCTTTATCTAAACCAAGATCAGTTTCCTTTCTTTCATAAACGATTTCAACTATAAAACATGTAGCTTCAGGAATTATTCTAATTTGTATTAGCTCATCTGGTTTTACTTTTGTTCTAATTGGTTTTATTATATTTTTTACGAAATGAACGCAACCATCTTCCTTTATTCTGCAACTCAATTCGTCAAAGACTACTATATTCAATTTCTTACCATTCTTGTAATCAGGAAGCTTTGGTCTTCTTTGAAATTTATCAGGATGTTTTTCATATTCTTTCTTTGCTCTAATCCATGATTTTATGTTTTCACTTACTTGTTTTATGACGTTACGAGAGACATGACATGGAAGATTACGAAAATCATATTGATTTTCTTTTCCTAATTTCGTAGAAAGTTCATATTCTTTTATATAGTTTCCAGTAAAGACTCCTTGTCGAAAGGCATAAAGACAATAGTTATAAAGAAGACCTGATTTATGGCAGATCTCTTCATACCTATTGTCTTTTATGACATGTCTTTCTACTTGATACATCGTTTTTATATTTTATGTTTTCAAATTTGCAAACAATCAACGAGATAAACAAATTATTGGGCTATTTTATTTACTTAGCAGATATATGTTTTATCTTGCAATAGAAATAGTTAATCAATCAGAAAAAATATCTATTTTTGAGAACGGATTATCTATCCTATGAAATTGTAGGGTGGGCATTCTCCAAGATATGGTAAGAAAATATATTGAAAATCAATATAGCGTTTGATTATAATCTGGCGCATAGATGATAATAGCATTCATATTAAAAGATATAAGTCATGAACTCATGTAACACTTGTAAAGATGACAGACCTGATATTCTGAGATCTAATATCTGTATCGGGTCTGATCCGTGTAATGACTGTACGGACAATTGCGAAATTCTTCCAAAAGAATGCGATTGCCCGTATGGTCATTTAAGCGATCATTGCATTCATTATACAGGATGCAAGACATTCATATCCAAATTAACTCCAGGCATGCCTTATAATGAGGTTATGCATAATATAGAGCTGGTTTTTGAAAACATAGATAAGTTTTTGGATAGGATGGTTGAAGAAAATACGCTTTTAAAACAAAGAGTTGAAAAACTTGAAAAACAACTTCAAAATGGAAAAGAGTGCACAAATTGGTAAGGACTTAAGTGGTAAACACGTATATGTTCCACATGTGGACGAGACGCCGGTGCCATGCCCGGACGGATATACATGCACGAACTGCGTGTACTGCGCTGACGGCATCAACGCTGGCTACTTTGGTCTGGCTCAGAAATCTGATCTTACGGCTTTAATCAATGCAATGATATGCCGTATGGAATACCAGGATAGGGAAATAGAATTTTTAAAACAAAAAATAAATATTTTGAGTAACAATGGCAATAACAGGTAACGGTTGTTTTGGCAGTCATGGTGGGTGCGAACGCCCGCATCATTGCAATATTCCTTCTTCTAACATATTCTATGATGGAGAAACTATAGAAGAAGCTGGTTTGTATCATGGTATGCCTTTAGACGGAGCTTTAGCTAATTTAGCTAAATACGTTTCAAGGGCTATTAACGTAAGTGGATCTGTCAATACAGAAGTGTTTGACGGTACTTCTCATGTGGTTCTAAAGAAAGATCCGGCAGAGATTTTGCTTGTATCTTATTGCGGGGGTGTCGTACCTTCTGATATGTATAAAGTCCAGGGTCGTACTGTTAGGTTCTGCCGGGATATGTGTCAACAGGATGAACTTGCTGAAGTGAGGGTTGTGTACCGAGAAGAAGCAAATAGTTCTTATGGGTTCCATTGTTAATTTAGGAGGATAAGAAATGGCAGAAAAATGCAAAGGATTTATATGTGGGGGTAATCTCGTTGATGGCTCTGTGCCTTCTGATAAGTTAGATAAAGAAACCATTGTCGAGCTTATTAAAGAGATTCTGAAAGAGGAAATGCACGAATCTTGGCTTAAGGAAATAATAGAAACCATACTTAAGGAATCTATTGATTCAGATTGGCTTCGTGAGTTCTTTAAAGAAGTTCTTAAAAAATACGCTAAAGAGGAATGGTTTAAGGATATTATCTGCGGCTTAGGATGTGTTGGCGTACAAGAGATATTTGATGTTATTCCTACTGACATAACATTTGAAGCCACAGGCGGTACGGCTACGGTACAGGTGGTTGTCGATGATGGCGTTGAATGGGAACTGACACTTTAATGAAGGAGGGTTATTATGAGCAAAGAAAGAATATATAAGATGGATGATGGTTCTTGGCTTACCTCAGATAAGAAGGAAGGTGTCGGTCGTGATAAAATGAATTTCGATGCTCCATCTTGGAAAGGAAGGGAAGATAGGATCACTATCCGAATTGTGAAGAAGTCCGATACCGAAAGCATGAAAGCCATTACTTTCAAGCAAAAAGGTATTAAGATCACAGAAGTGTCGGTTAGTAGGCTGGAGTTCCCTATATCTGGTGGAGATAAGCAGATCCTTATTACTACCAACGCCGCTTCTATCAATGCCCTTATTACAGGAGATAGTGGTATAAAGGGTGTTATAAAGGCATTTACCACCGCTTCTGGTCTAAATATTGATGTCAATGATATTAGGCTTGATTATGGTTTCCCTGGTGATCCGGGTCTTGAAGACACGTTCCAGGTTTCGATGATTGTTTCCATGCCTGGTAATGAGGATGGGAATGAAGTTAATGAGAACATAACTATAAATGGTGTACTGATTCCTATTTATCAGCCTGGAAAGGTCGTTCCTTACATTAAATTGGATAAGGAATTTGAACAAATTGAGGGTGATGAAACAAGCACGCAGTTAAGTATAGAAAGTAATATAAAAGATTATGTTATTGAAATAGTTGAATGCGAGTCTGTGGATAAGGAGGAGATTCACCTGGACAAGGATGTTGTTGATCTTGATTCAGATGGATCACCGGAGGTAATCAACGTAAGTACAAATCCTGAAAATTTAAGATGGAGGATTAGCGAATGAAAGTAGGTAATTGTTGGGCGAACATAGATAAGAAAGAAGGCGGTCTTAACAGTAAGGTTAATATTTACTTTGATGAAAATGATACTGGTGCCAACAGAAGTGTCAAGATAAGGGTGTCTTCCAGGGATGGTGGCGTATCTGAAGAATGTACGGTAGTTCATAAAAAAAAAGAACAGGTAGTTTATAGAAATAAAAGGCAGTCGGCTCTTTTCACAAAAGAAGGATGTAATCCTGAGACAGAGAAAGGGGAAGAGCTTGAGTACGTTGTTGAGGCCGGAAAATACACGTCTATCATATCTCAGTCTGATGCTGATGACAAGGCTATGAGAGACATTGAGCAAAATGGTCAGAACTGGGTTAATGAGCATGGTCGTTGTATAACCATATTATGGTACAATGTCAAGAAATCGCAGTCGTTTAGAAAGAACGACTGCGATCCTGATACCGAAGAAGGAAGTTTGGTTACGATGACGATCGAAGCCGGGCAGTTCTCTTCTTCCATAAGCCAAGAGGATGCTGACCGTAAGGCTGAAGCCGAGTTGAATGCCAAAGGTCAAGACTATGCTAATTCTCATGGCACTTGCAATACCATAAAATGGTACAACGACAGGAAATCCAAAATGTTCCAAAAGACAGATTGTGAGGTAACTGAAGTTGGATCTATGGTAGAGTATGTTGTAGAAGCCGGCCGCTTCTCTTCTTCTGTTTCTAAGGAGGATGCTAATCAGAAGGCTTTGGATGCCTTGGAAGCTGAAGGTCCAGGTTATGCTAATGAGCATGGTACATGTGAAACAAATTTATGGTATAACGTGGAGAAGTCAAAAGTATTTTATAAAAATGACTGCGAAGATGGGTTTATCGGAGCACCTTATACTTACACGGTAGAAGCCGGTAAATACACATCAGACGTAAGTCAAGAAGATGCTGATCAGAAAGCTCTTGATGATATAGAGAAAAATGGTCAGGATCAGGCAAACCTGAATGGAGAATGCGTTACTGATCCAAATTATTTCGTTGGAAAGGCTTCGGCTCGTGTTCAGAAAAATGATTGCGATGCTGAATCTCAGACCGGAAGCTTCGTTGATTTGACTGAAAAGGATCTTGCTGGATACCCTGATGCTTTTGTGTCAAGGGAAAGCCAGGAGGCTGCTAATGCGTTGGCTGAGGCCGCTATGGAAGAACAGAAACAAGATCTTGCAAATAAGAAAGGTACTTGCATAGATAAAAACCAATTTGTTGGTGTATATAGCAAGGTATTCACAAAAGACAATTGTGAAGGAGAAGGCGTAGGTTCGCAGGTAACAGTAGACCAGAACGATGTAACCGGTGGTCCTTTTACTTCATACGAAAGCCAGGAGGCGGCTAACGCGCTCGCTCAGGCTG